CAAAAGGACTTTTCATTTCAATTCACTTTCCCCGAAATCACTTTTTGAGACCTTGCTTGGAGGTTTGTTTACGGGTGCGCTTGGGTTTGCGCTTGGTGCGCTTGGTGCGCTTGGTGCGCTTGGTGCGGAGACCGCCTGCTTTCGGCACAATGTGCGCCGTGTACTGAATGACATCACTCTCGTCAATCGGTTGGCGTGTGATTGGATTCAGTTTAGGATCCTTCAGTGCAACGTAGACTTCGAGAGGGTAATACCGCCCGTAACCATACTCGCCGTGAAAATCAACCATCTGCATACCTTCAGTGATCTCCATCTGATAGACAGTGTCAACTGTATCTTTAGGAATGTCCCTGGGGCCTTCAGATGGTTTCAGATGCACAACCTCGGGAAACATCCGGAATGCAACCATATAGCACTGACTGAGACGCCATCCGTTCGGATCCGCTTGTCCGGCATACGGGGGATTCTCCCACTCTCCAGACCACTTACGCTTTGCTATCGCGCACGCAGCATCCCATTGCTCGGCAGTGTATGCCTCCGGACGTTCGGGATTTGCTGCCGGCATTACATATTCTTAATATTATTAAGAATTTCCGCGAAATCGCTTTTTGAGACTGCGGGTGCGCTTGGATCTGCGGGTGCGGCGTGTGCGGCGACCGCCCAACTTCTTCTGACCGGGCGCGCCGTCCGGACCCGGGTACTGTGCCGCTGTATCCACGTACCCCTGACCGCCGGGGATCGCGTTGCCCGGTCCCCGGGGAGGCGCGACGTAGACTGCGGACACCAGCGGAGAAGTGGATACACCACCCGAGTTGGAGCTGCGCGCCATCATGCGGTCCTGGTACATTTTGAGCGTCTCATCCGGAAAGAACTGTAGGTGTGTTCCGGCGAATACATGCTGCATAAGTCTATTCTTTATTGAAGGAGGAAACGGAAACATGACTCTCGAAATCGGATTGTTGTCGCACCTGAACAGTGTAATAGACGGCGGTAAAACAGGCAACACAGTGAGTCGGTTTTTACCACAAATCAATTTTTCAAGAGTAGGTGGTAGATTGGGCAAGACGGTGAGTTGGTTCTGATTACACATCAGGGTGTCAAGACCAGGTGGTAAAGCGGGCAATTCTGTTAGTTGATTTCTACCACAAACCAATTCTACGAGACTAGGCGTTAGAGCGGGCAATGCCACGAGTTGATTATCGTTGAAACTCAAAATCCTAAGAGTAGGTGGTAGAGCAGGCAACTCCGTGAGTTTATTATCATCACAGTGTAGCGTGTCAAGAGTAGGAGGTAGAGCGGGCAATTGAGTGAGTTGATTTCCTCTACAGCGCAATTCTTCGAGAGTAGGTGGCAAGGCAGGCAATTCTGTTAGTTGGTTTTTATCACAAACCAATTCTTGGAGAGTAGGTGGTAGAGCGGGCAATGCCACGAGTTGATTCTGTTCGCAGTGTAGCGTCTCAAGAATAGGCGGTAGGGCAGGCAAGGATGTTAATTGTAATCCCGAAACATAGAGGGTTGGGCGTGCCGCTGTGACCTCGGCAATCTGTTGCAGTAGTTGGGCAGTACGCGGTCCATGTGCCATTGTGTTACTGCGCATAAAAATGAAACGCACGACTGCGGGTGTGTCTGTGCTTACGGGTGTGCTTGCGCTTACGGGTTCTGCGTGTGCGGCGACCGCCCAACTTTTTCTGACCGGGCGCGCCGTCCGGACCCGGGTACTGTGCCGCCAATGCTTGGTACCCCGGACCGCCGGGCGGGAAATCGACCGTGGCGTCTGCTACCTCGCGGATAGTCTCCATCTCTTCGTAGTTCACTCCACTCGCGTTCATCTTTTGCAGAAACCGGGCGTCGTAGTCTCCGACCGTCTCATCCGGAAGGAACTGAAGTTGTGTTCCGGCGAATACATTCTGCATGCGCGCACGTTTTATTGCATCAGAAAATGCAGACGTGTATACTTTTCGCTTGGACTCTCCCTCGATATGAAACGGAAACATGATTCTCGAAATCGGATTGTTGTCACACCCCAACTCTTCAATAGAAGGAGGTAAAACGGGCAACACAGTCAATCGGTTGTTTTTGCAGATTAAAACGCGAAGACTCCCGGGCAAAGTGGGAAGGACTGTCACCTGATTGTCGCTGCAATACAAGAAACGCAGATTCGTGCCATCTAAATTAGGTAGTGCAGTGAGTTGGTTTTCATCGCACATTAAGATCTCAAGTGAAATTGAAGGGTTTATAACAGGCAACGCGGTGAGTCGGTTGGCACCACAACTTAGATTTTCAAGAGAATCCGGCAGATCGGGCATTGCAGTCAATTGATTTCTATAGCAATGCAACAACTCAAGAGTATCGGGTAGAGCGGGCAACACCGTGAGTTGGTTGTTAGAGCACAATAAGTGTATAAGACGACGTGGTAAATTAGGCAATTGGGTGAGACTATTTTCAGCACAATCAAGACGTATAAGATTGTTAGGCAGAGCAGGCAATACAGCGAGTCGATTATAGGTGCATCTCAAAATTGTAAGTGTGGGCGGTAAATCAGGCAGTGTATCGAGTCGAGAGTAACTGCAGTCCAATTCTTCGAGAGTAGGAGGTAGAGCAGGCAATCTAGTGAGTCGGTTGCTGCGGCAAGAGAATCGTAGAAGACCAGGTGGTAAAGCAGGCAATTGGATGAGTTGATTTCCACTACAGCGTAATTCTATGAGACCAGGAGGCAGAGCAGGCAACTCCGTGAGTTTATTATCATCACAGACGAGTGTTCTAAGAGTAGGAGGTAGCGGAGGCAGGGATGTAATTCGTAAATTCCTAAGATCTAGGTGTACGCGCCCCGCCGTGATTGCGGCAATGCGTTGCAGTACTTCGGCGGTGTTCGGTCCATGTGCCATTGTATTACTGCGAGTTTTTAGAGAGAGTATACAATGTTGTGGCCGCTGAAATACTACCGGGGATTGTCTTCGCGTCGCAAGTCGAGGAGGCACCGTGAGATTACGAGACGAGCAAAAATGTCGTGGAAGGACCCGAAGGCGTACCGTCCGTTTGCCACGGACAAGGGGACGCAAAAACGTCCGTCGTCGTATTCGTCGCGATTCCACACAAAGTATCCAGGCGTCACAACTCTGCCTGACATTGCAAAAAAGACGGGCGTATCCCTCGGAGTGTTGCGTAAAGTCTACAACCGGGGAATGGCAGCGTGGCGTACCGGACACCGTCCAGGTGCATCTCAACAGGCATGGGGAATGGCAAGGGTGCACTCGTTCGTACTTCATGGCAAGACCTGGCGCACTGCCGATGCGGATTTAGCGTGAGGAGTCTGCTAACTCGAGTGCATCCAGTCTTGCATGGATCTTCTTGAGACTGTCAAGAATAGACTCAATCGTCTCAAGTCTTTGTCTATCGTAGAACCCAGCAAGCGGGGCATTCTTCGAGTAACTATTTCTCTGCAAGTTAGATGCCGTTTCGTCACGGAGAGTCTCGAGAGACTTTGGGGGCGGAGGAATACGCTTTGCCTCCTCGAGTTGTGCAATGCGTGCGTGCAGGGTGGCGAGTTCAGCGTCCATTTTGAATTGAAAAAGTAACTAATAGCAGACAGATTCGTTTTCTAATTCTGAGCACTACAGTAAATGGCAGGTGTACAGCGCCCGTGGCCTGCGAACCCGCGTGCGGTTCTTGCAGCAATGTATGCGAGACGAAGTGCTGGAGGAGGAGCTGGAGTCACATTTGGAGGAACAGGAAATATGATACCTGACATTCCATTTGATCAAATCGGAACACCTGCGCATACCGGTATATACAGAGAAGAGAATGGAAATACGTGGACAAATGAAGATGCACGCATACCCGACGGATGGGAATTGTTTGGACCTACTTTAGGAATGCAAGGCTTCGGAGGAGGAAATCCACATGTCGTGCAATGTATTATCAAAATCGCGGACCGTGATCGGATTCTGTACGTCCCACCTCGCGAAAGGGTACCTCAACAGTGGGTTGCTGTAAATATTGATAACGATCGTTTACTCGACCTGCTTGATCAAGGATGGCAGATCTATGAGACGCCATACGTTTGCAATGCAGGTGGTATGATATTCGTGACACTCGTAAAGTCCCCACCCGCCATCCCGCCCGTCCCTGTCCCCGTCCCTGTCCCGCCCATCCCACCTGCACCTGCTGCAGTCAACGTGAACATTCCGCCGAATGTGCCGCCGGCGCCGCCGCAAGGAGGAACACGCCGCAGAAAACGAACCCGAAAACTCCACCGCAAAACAATCTCAAAATGAAGACTGTTACGACTGCCCTGATCGAGGCGCTTGAGTTCCTGGACGAGACCCCTGAAACGACTGAGATGATTGAGTTCAGTCTGATTGAAGACGATACAGTTGAGCGGTCCGTCTTCAAACTCCAGTGGGAGAATGAGGCAACATTCAAGTTTGAGGTTCTCGTTAGTGTCAAGAACAACAATGCAGCTGCATGCGTTCTTCATCGACGCAAGTTCAAGCGCGTACGCATGAATCGTATAATGAACACACTGATGAACGCACTTAACAACGACCCGCTGGATATGCCAGCATTGGACGATGGGAAGTATATTCCTTCGGACGAGGACTGATTTTAAAAAACGAAAAATGCGAGTGAAAATCCACGCAACCCAAAATGGCATCCACAAGCAACACCACCTTCTTCCCTGCAGCATCTTCTTCCTCTGCAAGCAATGCATTCTTTGCGACTCTGCCAACCACGCCTGCGCCTGAACCCGCACCTGCACCCGCACCTGCACCTGCACCCGCACCTGCACAGACAGACATTCCAGTTGCAATTGAAAAGTGGGATGCAAATGCTCAGAAGATCCTGTCTGGACAGTTCGACGTCATGCGTACTCAGATGGAGACGCTGAGGGAGATGGGACAGGAGTTGGAGAGAAATGCCACTGCAAAGTTGGCAACACTGCGAGAGATCCGCGAGGACATTGCATTTGTCGAACTCCACCAGCGAACAAAGATTCTGGAGATGCTCAAGTCTGAAGAGAAGAACCTGATGTCTGCGCTCAAGGAGATGGAGGACGAGTACAATCAGGTAAAGTCTGCATTCTTGCTTCGCGCATCGACTCGCTGCCCATGCTGCAAGCAATGAATTTAGCGGCGACGAGTCCCGCGGACAGTCCGTAAAAAGAGCGCACGACGGCGGGTGCGTAGTGTATGTTTCTTCGGGTGGGCAAGCACCGCATCCGCATAGCGCTCAGGTGTCATGTGGTGACGCAGCGCTTCGCGTGTAAAGGTTCCCTTCTTCATTTTTTTCACTACACCCTGAATCCACTTGCGGGTCCGACGACCGCCCTTTGCCTCCTTCTTCTCCTTTTCCTCCTTTTCAATTTGGAGTGCCTGTTTTTCAGTAATGGCAGTTCCCTGTCCCTGGTTATTCACACCAAATTGACCATTTTGGTAAGACGCAGCGGCATCTCGAAGCACCGTTCTGCTTCCATCTGCTAACGTAATCACCCAGTGCGGTTTAGGTTCAGCAGCAGATGCACCCATGCGTTGTGCAGATTTGTCGCCCATTTTGTAGATACATCAAGAAGAACATGTGAGGCAGGAGGGGGGTTCAACTGTAAATTGCTGTGCACGTGCCGCTGCCTTGGTCCGCAGATAATAACATCCTGTCTTGAGACCTGCCTTCCATGCATAAAAGTGCATGCTCGACACTTTCGACGCACTCGGTTCCGCAATAAAGAGATTGAGTGACTGCGATTGGCATACAAAGGGAGCGCGATCACGTGCGAGATTGATCACAGTCTTCATTGGAATCTCCCACACGGTGCGGTACAACTCACGAAGATCGGCAGGAATCTTCTCAATGGACTGCACACTTCCGCCATTGGCAATAATGTCCGTCCGAATCTCCGAGGTCCAGAGTCCAAGACGGACAAGGTCCTCGACGAGATACTTGTTAACAACCATAAACTCACCGGCAAGAACGCGGCGACTGTACATGTTGGATGTAAAGGGTTCAATGCACTCATTGTTGCCCAAGATCTGAGAGGTGGATGCAGTGGGCATCAGTGCAATTAGCAGGGAATTGCGCATTCCTGTGGAACAGAGTTTCCGCAGAGAATCCCATGCGAGGTACTTTGTCTTTGGAGTCTCTCCCCACAAATCAAATTGCATCTTCCCATTACTGACAGGCGAACCGATAAAGGACGGGTACATTTTATCCGAGTCCACAGCAAGTCCACGCCATCCACTCGACGATGCAAGAAGCATGCTCTCAGTTGCGGCAGCATAATAAATGTTCTCAAAGATTTCGCGATTCAGCTCGGTGGCGCGGGTCGATGTCCACGGGATCCGAAGGAGGGCAAACACATCTGCCAACCCCTGGACGCCGATTCCAATCGGGCGGTGACGCAGATTGGAGGTCTTGCACTTTTCTGTGGGATAGTACGTCCTGTCAATCACAATGTCCAGGTTTCGAGTAAGAATTGCCGTGTATCTCCGAAGTGCCTCAAAGTCGAATGCACCCTCCTTGACGAAGCGGGGCAAGGCAAGCGATCCCAAGTTGCAGACTGCAGTCTCCTCCGGACTCGTGTACTCAATGATTTCGGCGCACAAGTTGCTTGACTTGATCGTGCCCAGATGCTGCTGATTGGACTTGGAATTGCACGCATCCTTGTAGAGCAAATAGGGTGTCCCGGTCTGGATCTGGGCATCGACGATCATCTGCCACAGTTTCTTGGCGGGAATCTCCTTCATTGCCAGATTCTTGCGCTCATACTCGCAATACAAGGCAGTAAAGTCATCGCCCCAGGACTCTGCTAATCCGGGGCACGTGTCTGGACTGAAGAGCGACCAGTAACCATCTTGCTCCACGCGCTGCATGAATAGGTCGGGTACCCATAGACCATAAAAGAGATCGCGAGCACGCTCATCGTCAGTACCCGTGTTGAGTTTGAGGCGAAGGAACTCCTCAATATCCGGATGCCATGGTTCCAGATAAATGGCAAAGGATCCATTGCGCTTTCCACCTTGGTTTACATACTTTGCCGTGTCGTTAAACACTTTTAACATGGGAACGATACCGGTTGACTTTCCATTCGTTCCGTGGATGATCGAGTCGCGCGCACGGATATTGTGGATCGACAGTCCAACGCCGCCTGCCCACTTGGAGATCTGCGCACACTCGCCCAACGTATCGTAAATCCCCTTGATGGAGTCCTCCTGCATGTGCACCAGGAAGCATGAAGACAATTGCGCATGGTTCGTGCCTGAATTGAAGAGAGTGGGCGTTGCGTGGATAAAGTATCCCTGCGACAGGGCATCGTACGTCTCCTTGACATGGACTAAATCCTTTCCGTGCAACTGAATTGCCACGCGCATCCACATGTACTGCGGGCGCTCCCCCTCAAGAAGGTATCCCTTCTGCAAGGTCTTGAACCCGAAATAATCAAAGACGAAATCACGAGTGTGGTCGATCATGTCGTCGAGGCACGTATCCGTCCAGATGGCATTCTCGCAGTATGTCAAGGTCACCAGACCCTTGTCGAAGAGTGACTGTGTGCACTCAGTGAAACTGGACGACGTCAACTTGTGATGATTGTCAATCAAGATGCGTGCCGCCAACTTGCCGTAATTGGGATGGTACCTTGCCTGCATCATTGCGCACGTCTCTGCGGCAAACTCGTCAAGTTCCGACGTCTTGATACCATTCTGAATCTGAGAGCAAACACGCTGTGCGACCAGGTCGGGGTTCACATGCTCAAGACCATCTGCAAGTTTCTGGATTCGACGAAGGACCTGGTCAAACGAAACGGGTTCGTGCTGTCCGTCCCGCTTTACGACATAGAGATGCTCGTTCATTCCTTCCATATCGTCTCCTATATGTAAGCAAGATTTGTCTACTCTGTCTTTATATTGACGGACACGTGACAGGACTTGAGTTCACTCATGTATAGGGACGCTGCCCAGGGAACGCGCACCGTATCTTGACTGGTGTCAAATTGACCGGTTTCCTTGTTAAACTGCAGAGTCGAGGCATCGGATCTCTCCATGAAACTCTCTTCAATAAATTTGGAGACTCCGTGGGACACCAGTGCATCGCGCTCCATTTCACCCACACGCAATCCACCTCCATCTGCACGTCCTTCCAGCGGTTGGCGGGTCAATAACGTCTTGGATCCGGATGTACGATAATTGATCTTGTCTTCCACCATATGTTTCATCCGCTGGTAATAGGTGGATCCCATATAAATATCTGCCTCCATTTGTTCACCGGTCTGTCCGTTATACAAGACTTCGGATCCATACGGTTCAAACTTCATGTCTCGAAGCATGTCGCGTACCGACTGTGCACGCTTCGTGGTGGTAAAGGGTGTTCCATCGATAAAGGTACCCATTTTCAGTGCAATCTTGCCCACAGAACTTTCAATCCACTGTCCAATTGTCATGCGGGTCGGCAGCGCATGGGGGTTAAACAAAATGTCCGGACGAACTCCACGTGCTGTAAAGGGCATATCGTCTTCCGGCAAGATGAGACCGCAGGTTCCCTTTTGCGAATGGCGACTTCCCAATTTATCGCCAATGACGGGGAACCGCTCTTCGACAATCCGAAGTTTCACGCCCGTCAGACCTTCGCGCGTCGAGTACTTGTAGATTCCGTCGACACGACCGAGTTGCCCCTTCTTGGGAAATGCAGAGACGTCATTGTAGCGCTTGACTTCACCCTTGGCATCCAATACGGGAGATCGGATGCCCACTAAAACTGTCTTTTCAGTCACGAGGGTTCCCAACCGCACAATTCCTTCGGGGTCTAACTGCGTATAATCCATATCTTCTTTGCGTTTCATGTCGGGATCTGTAACCACATTTGCAACTTCGGTATGTGTATGTGTATCGGGATCCAGCATGGATTCTGCAAAGTCGTAACTGTGAATGTAGAGGGACTGAAACAATCCACGACCCATGGACGATCCATTGATCATGACCGAATCTTCTTGATTGTGACCGCCATAGGTTGTGATTGCCACAAGCACATTTTCGCCGTAGGGCATGCATCCACCTACACCCATGATTTCATTGTACATCCACGTTTGTGTCAGGGGTTTCTGGGGATTGCATAACATGATGGCAATGGTATCGAATCGCTTGCGATAATTGGTGTGGTACCACGAACAGGTCTGTTTCGTCTGGGCAATGGCAAAGGCATTGCGGGTCCCCGGATTGTGATCGGCAAACGGAATCAAGCAGGTGAGTGCACTCAGCGTAAAGGATGTGTGAAGTTCGGACCGGTGGGTGGGATGAAAGGAAAAGGAAAGACGAAGGGTATCTGTCTCTGCAGCGTCGATATAATCAAGATGATTCAAGATCTCAGACCATCCCTTCCCTAAAATATCGACAGAGGTTGTGCCTTCACGATACACGGGCCGAATCGGTCGACCTCCATCGCACATGATCGTGTACGTATTGTTGAGGCGATTCCAACTTAGGGATACAGACATGTTCAGTTTCCCGGACCGTCTCATGCCAAGTAAAAATGCGTGGAGTTTCTCGCCTTCGTCGGACGCACCCACCAATTCAGAATTGATGTAGACAGGTGTCCATCTCGGATCCCAAAGCGGAGTCGAAATCCGATCAAGCGGGATCACGAGTTTTGACGACTCCACCACCGTCTTGACAGTTGCGCTGGGAACGGATGTGGAGATTTGTGCAAGAATAGAAAGTGATTTGATGTACCCGATATTGCGTCCATCGGGCGAATCGACGGGGCACAAAAGACCAAATTGACTTGCGTGAAATCTGCGCGGTTCCTTTTTATTGGATGTGCGGTCCATTGGAAGGTTTGTACGACGCAAGTGCGAAATTGTGCCGGCATAGGACATTCGACTTAATTCTTGGGCAATTCCATCTTGACCACCCCATGCGCCCTTGAAAGACTTTAAAAATTCATTCATGAGTCTGTAGTTCTTCCAGTACCGATTCACGTTTTCAGGTTGAAAGGTTGTTGCAAGTTTCTCACCCTCGTACAATTTGCGTTCGAACTGATTGACTTTCTTGTCGAGATCAAGAAGCATGCCCTTGGACGTTTCTCGGAAAATGCGGCGAAACTCTACAAAGAACAGACCACCTGACGACTGAAACCGCTTGTATGCAAGATTGTCGCGATCTGTGGGTGTTCCGGTCAAGATGAGGTCCATTGTCATTTTCAACATGAGTCCTAAATGGTATGCCTTTCGGCGGAACGTCTTGCCTGCATCTGCATCATTGTCCACGTGGGGAAAGACCTTTTCGTGCAGGGTGCGCACCACTTCCGATTTGGAGCGCGTATGCGTCTCAAGTGCCAGGATCTCCAAATCTGTTTTCTCGGACTCACGAAGCAGGCGTTCGTGACTGAGAACAAGTTGAAAAAAGAGGTCGTCGTATTGCGCCCGATCGCGTTCAATGACACCGAGGAGTGTGATCTCGTATAAATCCTTGTCGGTCGACACACCCAGTGCTCGAAAGACAGACAAAAGTGGAACCGGATGTTTGAACCCCGCAAGGGTAATGACGGCAAGACGCTTGTCTTGTCCAAGTCGTTCTTCCTTTTCATTGTATGCATTTTGCGGAGGGATAACGAGGAAATGGGAGTACGGTCCTCGACTTGCATCTTCGGATACAGATCGGATTCCGGTATAGAATTCTTCCTGTCCAGCAGATTGCACTGTGTCCTCAAATTCATATTCCGCTTCACCCTTTGCTTGGGGACTGCGCTTTCCAGAGTAAAACATGTTGTTTCCGAGCGCTTCTTGGGTTAACAAGACCTTTTCGGCGCCGTCAATGATAAAGTATCCCCCTAACTCGTACTTGCACTCTCCATGCTCATATCCGTCGACGCGAGACAAGTAACAGTACTTGCTCCGGACCATGAGCGGGATTCGACCGATTTCAATATCTTTAAAGACTTTTGTGATCACAGACGGGGTGACGTATTCAATTTCAAGTGTTGCCGTAAGTGTGAGTTCATAGGTGGTGTTTTCGAGACGACACGCGTGTGGCATAACCGCAAACCCTGCATCTGTGGGCGAGGTCCACTTCAACTCGGTGCCATCGCGTCCGCCCACAAAGACACGGATATACCGCCCATCTGGAAGTTCAAGTTCGTGGGGATTGGATGCGCGGATAAAGTTGGGAATTTGCGTGTCAATCATATCATTGTACGTTTCAATGTGGTGTTGGACAAGCGGAAATGCATTGTCTTTAAAATAGGTTCGAAGCACGTGAAGCGGTAGATCCATTATAGTATCAAAGGCATTTTCTCGTTCACCTCCAAACACACTCATGTGGAGCGAAACCAAGCGACCTGAATTCTTGGACGATGTGGTTGGGCATGCAGAGGTCAAGTCTATCTTGACATCCTATCTCAAGACACCTCCGTATTCCAAGGCAGTCTTGTTACACGGTCCACCTGGAATTGGCAAGACAAGTATCGCACTTGCTTCAATTCGTACATGTGGTATGGAACCGATTGAACTCAATGCAACGCAACTTCGATCGCATGAAGATGTTGCTCGACTCATGTCGTCGTACCGAAATACGCGGACCATTTCCTCGCTCCTTCGAGGGGATACAAAAACATCGTGTCTAGTCTTAGACGAAATCGATGGGTCTGATTCCCACGCACAGCGTAAATTGTCAGAGTGGATTTGTGGGGATCGGACACTTCCAATCTTAATGACCTGCAATGAAGTCCCTCGGATCTTTCGAATGGACCGCATTCATATTGTTCGATGCCACCCTCCGAGGGTCGAAGATCTTGAACCGCTGTTTAAGCAAGATGTGCGAGCAATTGCCATTGAGTGTCAACACGATGTTCGGCGCATGTTAAATCGTCTGCAGTATGGAGTGTCGTCCCCTCTGCCTCAAGCGGGTACACTTGCAAAACATGGGCCTGAAGTCACGGAGATTCTGAGACAAAAAATGTGGGTGGAGATCGATCCTCTCATGTCTGGGTCTGCCGAATATCGTGGCGACACACCGGGCACCGCGCATTCATCTGAAACCAATTCAGGATGCACGGAGTATGAAAAAGATGCGAACACCTGAGTCGAGATCCAGAGGTCAGTGAATCCTGGCAGATGGAGCAGTTCGTTTCCACCAAATTTTCAAACGAGGTCATGGATGCAGAAATCTGTGCAGGGGTCGCGACAATCGGTACATCTTCGAACTCAGGGTCGGGGATTGCCAGCACAAATCGATGTCCAACTTCAATGTTTGTCAGGTGCACGACCATCATTCGCATAATTTCAAGGATTGCTGCCGTTGTTCGAGATTGATTCAAGAGTGTGCGTCCACGAATCGGTTCCGGTAACGCAAAGACCGGTGACGTATAAAAAGAGCGATCTGCATCCACGACGTCGCGAATGATCGACAGGATCTGCCGAGTATAGTCTTCCAGTGTACCTGCAGGTGTCATTAGTATCACTTCTTTAACCAGGATGTAAGTGTCTTTTGATTACTGAGATAGGGTGATCGCAAGAACATGAGTTCATCTAACTGTTTTTCCTTTTTTGCGAGGACACAGAGGGTCGCATCTTCTTCGTCTCCGTTGGACTTGGCGAGAATGGATGGGAAGAGAGAGGCGTAGGACGGGCGGGGTTCGACATACCCATCCAGTTTTTCAATACAGAGGGCAAACAACTGAGCAACAGGGTTCTGAATCTGGTTTGTAATGTAGAAGCGGGTGTCGGGTTCCAGTCGATTGGCGCGGACGTAGTCAATATCTTCGATTCGATCACCTTGTTTTGCATCTTGTCTGCCTGTCACGACATAAATATAGGGTACACGATCACCAACCTTGGGCGCAGTCCCTGGATCGCGAGATGCCATTCGGTCGGCAAGAACTCGATGAGCAATCTGCTCTGGATTCTTGTAATCATCACGCAGTGATTTGGAGACAATGAACTTATCGAGGGACACCTTATTGTCTAGAACTGCACGCAACATGGACTTGACATATGCTTGTGCACGGGGAATGCAGTCTGCGCCACCCTGCAGCAAGGTGTCCAGAGCGCCACCAAAGATTTCCTTTACAATGGGCGCATTGTCTCGGCGTTTCAACACAATGCCCATGGACATGCGTTTCCCCTTGGTTGGGTCTTCTTCGTACTTGATACCGACATATCGCTTCCGACAAAAGAGGATAAAGGGGTGAAATGTCTTTTCATATGCAATCTTGTACGGTGCGCGCCCAATCTGTTGCGTAATCTTCTTTCCTGCTTCGAGTCCGAGACGTATAGACTCGGTGAGACTCTTGGTTGGAAACATGACAAAGATGCTGTCCGTGTCTCCGTAGACAACCTGAGCACCCATCTGCTCTTCAACGACCCGTTTGGCAAAATAGAGTTGATCGCGTCCGGCAGCGGTCGTGCAGGCAGCAACACACAGTTTCCGAATGGGTGATGTTGGAGCGCCGGTTTGACCATAGACAGAATTGGCAACCACCTTGTATGCAAGTTGAAGACCGTTAAAGACGGATCGCTGAGACTCATCATATGCCATATCTTCCATTTTTGTCTTGTATTCCTTGCGCTTGGCAAGCAGGATACCAAGGGTCTTTGGCAAGATTCCGAGGGTCTCGGACATGTCGGTCCGTGGTTGCACGAATTTGCAGACGGTGCGGTGTTTTGTGATCTTGTCCGTGTACTGAATCTCGTCAATTTTGTATCCCTTGTCTTCGAGTGCCGCAATCTCTTCGCGAGACAATCCTTCACCGTCTCCTGGGACAACATTGGATTCATCGTCATAGACACGGCGACTCACCAGGGTGTCTGGACTCAAATTGTAGGCAATCATGTTCGATGGGTACAGAGAGTTAAAGTCTAGAACGGAGATGGGTTGATCGAGGTACATTCCAATCTTGGGCGGAATCACAATTGCACCTTCGTAAGACGAATCGTCTTCAAGCGACTCTTGAACTTGAATAATTTGATCACGCTGTGCTGCGTAATAGACAACTGCAGAGAAGATCTTGATACCCTGTCCACGAGTAAGAACAAACTGCATGGGGACACGACATACATCTGCCATTCCACGAGCATTGACAAGTGTGTCCAACTTTGCCATGAGTGTGAGGACCAGGTCGCAATCCTGAATACAGTACTTGGCAATTCGCGCACGACCTGCGGGTCCGCCCTCACGATGCAACCTGAACATCTCCGGTGCATTTACATCGTCTTTCGTAAAGGTCCACTCCAACCTGGACCTCTGCTCGGGTGTCAAGTCTGAAAAGAGGTCTGGATCGACGCGAAACGAGGTGGGCGTGAGATCGTGGACAAGACACTTGCGTCCATTTTGATACGAATCCACCGCATTCCCAGCAATGTCGAAGCGCACATAGTTTCCAGAGCACAGACCACGTGTCGATTTGGTCTTGACAAGTCCGGCATCAAAGGACACGACCTTGTCCCGCAGAAAGACGGATGCAACGGAATCCAGTTTGAAGGAGTCGAGCGAGTGTTCGCGGCGCATATTTAGGAGAAGATCAAGTCCTAACCGACCACGAAGTGCAAGGTTTCGCAATTGGTACTTTCCAGACGCCAGTTCAAATTCACGCTCATCCGTGAACTTATTGACGAAGCGGGGTGGACATCCCCGTCGTCCAATGTTCTTTTTTGCAAAGGGTGCGCGACTCATGTTCATTTCGCTGGACTCGGCATAGGGGTCAAACAATCCGAGAGCACGGCATCTGTCCTCGATGTAAGGGTCATCAAATCCGAAGGTATTGTATCCGCACAGAATGTCCGGATTCTCTTCAATCACACAGTTTCGAAACGCAAGAAGAACATCGGATTCGGTCTTGCATCCCACGAACGTTGTATACGGATCGTCAGATGGATCCACCTTGCCGAGAACAAAGACATACTTTGCCAAGGGTGTCATGAGATCGTTTGACCATCGGAAGGAAACACCGATCTGGATAATCGGATCATCTCCCTTGGCCGTTGGAAATCGACCGGACTCGGAGTACATTTCTAGATCGTAGGAGGCAACCTTGAGTGGGATCATTGCATCGCATGCCGCAAGTGTGGAATATGTGCACGTAAACATGTGGTCAACAACATAGTCGGGTTCATCGTCCTTTGTCGGGATCTCAACAGACGACCCGACAAATGTAAAGGGAGATCCAGGACCGAGATGTTGAGCGTGAATGAGACGAAGAAACGGCGGCAAGTTGCTTTCGTACAGAGTCCGACCCTCATCGGCAAGCGCCCTTGACTTTTCATGAAATTCAGAGAGGGATTCGCACATCACCTTCCATACGACGATCTTTCCCTTGCCCGTAAATCCGGACATGACGTCGTACTTGGAGACACGAACCCCACCTGCAACGGAAGCGGATCCGCCTACGTAGAAGAATGGTCTAAACCCAGTGACACGTACAAGTGCCGTCTCTCCGCTTGAAAGACGACCATACACGTCAACCACATACTTTTTCTTTACATCTCGTTCATGCCAATCACAAGGTTGGAGTTCCATAGTGCTGTCTACACACACTGTCTTTAAAGGGTCCGTTTTTAGGTTTCAAAAACGAATTTTGAAGCACTCAAAAGAAAAGAGTCCTACCCAAGATGCCCGCCCGCCTCGTCTTCTTCTACAAGAGCAAAAATGTCGCACCCGGTCAGGGGACTGGGGAGACCGACCTCGGCACCGACGTTCCAGAGTCCAAGGCACTTCAAGACACCGGGCACTGGCGCAGTGTCCTCTCCAACTTTTACGAAACTGCATCTCCAATTGAATTTCGCGGACAGCACTACCGGACTGCAGAGCACATCTTTCAAGCAATGAAAATCGCACTCGCCGACCCTGAGGCGGCACAGACCTTTGCAGTCGAGAGCGGGTCTGCACTTTCAAAGGGAGACGGTCTCGCTGCACGCAAGGCAAGGAAGTTGCGTGTTCTCTCGCCCGCACTTCTCGCGCAGTGGGATGCAATTCGTCCCGGAGTTGTTCGGGACATGTGGTTGGCAAAGTTCAGTCAGGACCCCAAGTCGGCACTTGTTCTGACCTTGACTGGAAAGGCAGAGTTGTGGCACGCTGCGCCCCGCATGAAGGCAGAGCGCTGGACGGATCTCGAGGCAATGCGATAAATTAAATCATCTTTTTCCCCCTAGACGTCTGCTTGCGTCTACGCGTGCGTCTGCGTCTGCGCCTCCCTCCCATCTCTCCTTCAGATCCAGCTCGCGATCGGACAGGCGGTGTGTCTACCTCGTCATGGTCAACGTACATGTCCTCCCACACTAACCAATCGGGTTGGTCGTCATAATCGGGAGGCGGTGGCGGTTTATAGTAAAGTTTTCCAGTCGATCCCTCTCCTTGGCAAAGACGGAAGGATCCGCGACGTTTGTCATCTTGAAAATCGTTTACTTCAATCTCTGCACAGTTTGGGTCTGCTGCACGAAATACGATATAGAACCCACCGCGATGAAGCATACCGTGTGCATGGTACGCCTGATCTAGATTTTCTTCCTGTTTCGTTCGCGTTGCAATGTCAAGCGCCAGTTCTTTTTGAAGAATCTGTTTCACAATGTATTCGATACGTTGAAATTTTTGAGTGTCTGTAGTCAAGCTCTCGTGCAGGTAAAAAAGATTGAAGAGATCCCTTGCCCCCCGATGTTGACGTGCTATATCGAGAACACGATGTGCCATTGTTCTTTGATGTGAAATTCCTTCAAATTTTTCGCGATTGAGAAGCAAGGATGTCTACAACGAACACCGTCGACTGGTTCTTTGCGAATACACGAACAAACGTAGACACATCTCGTAACAATGAACGTACCTTTGCCGACCGGTCGGCACTTTCGTATCAGACAGGTGCAGTAGATGCTGGATGTTCGGATACCTTGAACCCGGCAAGTGCCATGGCAGATCAACCGGGTATGATTGCAATTGGCGGGTACGGTATGCCCGGTGCGGGATGCAAGGTGGATGAAAACAGCGAGTTGCGGTGGGGATCTCCAGATGCATGGCGGGTAAAGGGTCCCAAACAATTATGGGTTCGTCCGTTTTCGACAACACCCAACTTGGGTGGAGGTGAACCGACTGCGGTCAATGACGAGTCGTACCTTATCCACTCGCAGTTGCAGCGTGTACCCAAGGATATTTCGACCATCATGGACAAGTTCATCCCGAATTATTACCAACCCCTGATCCCGTCCAAGGATGCAGATTATCAAAATGTGAACAATTGGGTTGAAATGGATGGATGGACTCGTGGTGGAGATCCGACACGCTTAATCCAGGCAAAAAGAGAAACACCCTCAGTATAATGAAGGTGTGTTTCTTTGCGACACGTGTCCCTGACATGTGTGGTGCGTTTTTACACGATATTGATCTAGCAATTGAATTGCAGGCGCGGGGTCATTCGGTTGTGTGGATGACAATCGACAAACCTCCTGAAGGATTTCACGGTGGGACGTATCGTGGGTTTCGGTTCATGCACTACAGTGCAGGAATGACGTATCTTGAAGGAAGTCAGGTTTGGATTTGCCCCCACGCACCTGTGCTGCCGAATGTTCGACGTATCAATGCTCGAGGGTTTAATCGCCCGATCATTGCGACGTGTCATTTTGATGGGAGGTACCTATCGATTACGGCAAATGGATCCACGTCATGGAATGAAATGCTGTTTTTCATCAACAAGACCATGGAAGCAAGTTATCGAAAGAACATTACGCCCTTTCCCGCAAACATTGTTCGGACAGACATTGCCCGTCCGATTCTCCACGAATCCAAACTCAAGATTGAAGAGGAGTTTCAAGGGGAGTACATTACGCTTGTCAATGCAAATGTGAACAAGGGAGTCCACCAGTTTTTTGACCTGGCGAAAAGGATGCCGGATCGCAAGTTCCTTGGCGTCATTCCGTATTATGGAGAACTTCAACCGCCGCCCGCGCCGCCTAATGTAGAGTGGACACCGTTTCACGATGACATTCGAACAATCTTGCGTCGCACTCGCATTTTGGTCATGCCGAGTTATTATGAAAGTTTTGGACGGATTGCGGTGGAGGCAATGTACAATGGAATCCCTGTCCTCTATTCGAAACCGCAGACCAAATCCGTTCACCCAGGTGGAAGTACAGAAGGTGTAGAAGAGTGGATTTGTCCCGTCGGAGTCCCTTGTGCGCGGGATGTACCGGACGAGTGGATGTCTGCAATTGTGGACCTCGACAATGAGGAGGCATATGCACTCAAGCGCACCCAGTGCAAGGAGCACATACAAGGTATGAATATCTTTAATGAAGCACCTCGGATTGCAGCACAAGTTGAGAGGTTTGTTCAGGAGAATCCAGTTCTTCTTGATAAGTCCCAGCAGGTTCGAGCAGAGCGTGCTCACCACGACCTGAACGCAGCGCCTGCATTCCGACCTCCTCAACCGACTGGACGGGTTGGATTTTCGGGTGGTAGACTGAAGTTACGGTGAGTGCATCCATAAGTTTCCGCCCTTCTGCGCACCGAAGTGCTTGTTCGGCATCCATGTGAGACTGTGTCGACGGTTTCTCCGGAATGTGCTTGTCCGCAGGTTTCACAGGGGGAGGCAGGAGGTGATCCACTGCATCGACAATTGTCTTGAAAGTCTCAAATGCAGTTTTTGCCTCCTCGAGTGTACATCCACTAAGCGATTGAATGACTTCAACCTCTTCCATTTTTTACTGACGAATACTACAAATCAATGCGTTTTATCGAAGACTTGTGTTCCCCCGCATTGCTGTATTTGATCTTTCTCGTCGTGAGTTTAGGTCTCGACCTTTCGCTCGGACTCTGGTTTACCTTTATCGGGAAACTGGTGGTCGGTATCGCAATTGTAGTTCTGCTCAATACGTTCTGCGGAATTGGACTGAGTCCCGTGTCGTGGTTTTTGGTCGCAATCCCGTTCCTGGTCACTGCACTTGCAACGGCAATCTCAATGGGAACCGGATTTGACAGTCAAATGTTCGTCTACACTGCGAAGGAAGGGTTCAAACCTGGAGTCTCGAAAAAGACTGCCGATCGCAACCCTGCACTCCCCGGGGTGGATGCCCCCGTAAATTCGAGTGCAGTCGAGAATGTAGTCGGAGTTTAAAGATGTCTTGCGTGATACGGTAAAATGTGGTTGTGTTGCCTTCGTGTCGTATACGCACTTCAGACGGCATACGCGTCCTTCATAGACCGAATCAATTCGTATTACCAGGTCCCCCTGTCCGTCGTGATGCAGTGTGATCGGACATACTTTCTCGGACCGTACGATGGATGCGGCGAGGAGACGCATGTTCCCGAAGATACCATTCTAGTCCAGGAGTTCCGAAAGGGAAATCTGGTTCGACGGGCAATTACATACGACGGTCTGGAGATTGTGCCATATGTGGGCGACCCCTTTGCGCCTGCAGATGTTCCGTGGATCTGGATTGGCGACGACACCACGGATGTCGACCTGACACCGACCCTGGCAAAGTACCTTGTTCCTGGAAATCTCATTACACTTGAACTGATTGCACACTTCATGCACTTTACGGAGCGTACACGAATTGTATATATCGAGTCTCGCACGTTTGCAGAGCAGACGTTTCCTGCAGAGGGAATAAGGATAGAGAAACATGCAACTGCCTAAGAATCCGTTTGTTGCTGCCGAGGCGTACATTCAGTTGCAGACCTTCTTTTACCCCGCGACATGGAGCGAAGAAATCAAAAGAATCAGCGACATGGTCATCATGCCAGTGATCCTCTTGTGTATGTACTTGTCGGGTGAAGGTGATCTGTTTATGGCATTGAGCACACTGTCCACTGCAATTACCGTATGGAAAAAGTGGTTTGAGTACCTTGATTTGCATTTCACAATGCAGACAATGCGTATTCAAATGGCATTGCGTGGTGGACCGAAGATCGTCACAAACAATCCACGGTATATGCCGTATGTGTGGGCGCATTCGATTTCTTAGGAGGCAACCTGGATCCCGCCCTGGTTAGGCGAATATCCTTCAAAATTCGCCAGTCCCTTTTCACCGCTGCCCGAAAATCCGTACCCGGTGTTCGCACTCTGGATCGCGCCTCCACGCATCTTCCGGGTTCCGTGGAAACGACGACGCGTGCGGCGCGCGCGGCGGGTGCGACGAGCGCCCTTTTGCATTGCCACTGTGCTTCCACTCAAATTTGCAGATCCAACACCAAGACCCGCACTTCCAAGCGCAGGGTCTACACTAAAACTGGGCAAGTTTCCACCGCGCATCTTGCGACTGCGGCGGCGTCTACGACCACCTGTAGCATTGCATCCGGGCATTTACTCTTTGTGTGGAAGATCTTCTGTAAAGACTCCAAGTGTTCCAGGCAGTGTATCATACGATTCATATCCCCTGACAAGTGTTCCAACTGGAACCCCGTCAAGCGATACAAGCGCAGTCAAAACAGGCACGTGAAAAAACGACAAGAGTTCACGAATCCATGTCTGGCGTGTCTCCCACGCTGTACGTACCCAGACCGTATCGCCATTCAATGTCCACAGATCGTGCAGTACAATGATTCGGGGGGACACTTTAATTGCCCGAAACACTGTGTCGCAACAGACTCGTTCGTCCATCACAACGGAAAGTGCCTCTGATCGCCCGTGTGTATCGACAAAGAGGGCACGTGCAGTTCCCTCTTCATCGTGGGTCAAGAGCACCCATCCAGGAAACCCGTTATACTGGGGGACTGTTGTTGAGTGCCTCGATATCGGTTGTCCCTGGGATCTCTTTGCGAGGGGTTTCCATTTGTACAGGCGGTTCATACGTGGGTACATGGATCTCTTGTCTCGTTTCAGGTGGTTGCACGTAAACAGGCGCAACCGGTGCAGGTGCAGGTGCCGGTGCCACAGGTGCCGGTGCAGGAGGGAGCGGTGCCACGGGCGGGAACATTGTCTTGACAACCCAAAAAACCGAAAGGTGGATTGCAACGAGGACTGCAAGACTTGTCAAGGCAAGCGACAAGATGTCTGTAGTGTTCATTTGTATAGATCTTTAGGTTTTCTGAGATCTCCTGGGACCGCATTGACAATAAAAATACACTTCGTTTGGACTTACTTCTTCTTTCCATACACGAGGCACATTGGCAAAGTCTGTCACTCGAACATGTTCTACAGAGTAGACTCTAGGGACGACACCGTCCACAAAGTCTCGTTCGGTGAACTTGATATTTCCATTTGGAAGTGTTTCCAGTGTCTGGATCTTTTTTAAGTAGGTGTTGATACGAGACACTCCGGTGTACACATACGTCGTTTCATACGTTCGAATCGGCGTACACGTCAACCACGCAAGAGGGACACCGGTAACAAGTTGAACCTCCATTATACTGTATTTAAGTCAAGAATACCCTGTAACTCACTCTCGGAGGCGGCAATCCGGATAAGACGATCGGCAACTGTGGCCAGTGCGCCCTCGATCCGTCCCCACTCTGTTGCGTCATTGGCATACGTTGTCGTGCGGTGCCGACCATCGGGGAACTTTTCCTCAAGTTGAGAATCAGTCGCATTTGCCATGTTCATGTAGACTCGCAACTGCAAGATATCGTACGGGGGAACCTTTGGCCACCACCTCTTGCGATTCTTGGCATCGACAATCCGATTTTGCGACTCGACCCATCCGTCTGTGCGACCCACAAGCACAAAGTTCGGAAACTCCTTGCGAAGAACACGCGTGTTTCGCTCAGACACCACCACATCGTTTCGAGCGGCATATGCATTTAAGATCGCATCTTCATCACGCAGTCCACGCTGCTTGACAATGTCACCCCCTGCCTCCGACACTAACTTTTCACGGACCTCTACAGGCAACTCTGCGTGGTGGGTATCGACGACAGTCTTGACCAATGCCGCATGGGATGCAAGAACATCTTCAAGTTTAGGGGCAGCAGCAGCAGCGAGCTCTGCCTCAAACTTCTTCATTGTTGCCACAACTTCAAGTTTCTCGACTGTCATCATATCCTCTCCAGTCTCTCTTGCCCGTGTCGCAGTCTCGTGTGCCTTGACTGCATCCATCTTCAAGGCAATTGCATGGTCTGCCTGCTTGACTGCCGCCGTTGTCTTGCGCACTGAATCTTGGATCGTCACATCTGCAAAGGCATCCATCTTCAATTGCGTGAACTTCTTTTTATTGCCCTTGAGCAGCAATCGATCAATGATTGCCTTGGTTGCTGCATCTTTGGACAAGACTGCCAATGCTGCCTCATGAAAAGGTTGGTACGGATTCTCTCCAATCAAGGGTGCAACTTGTGTTGCAGAAATGACCGGTTTGAACATTCTTGATATGACTTAGATTCGCCTCTGTAGATTCGTTTTTTTAGTACTTGTGCACATAATACACTGCCACAGCAAAGACAGTCGTATGCAAGAGCAATCCAAACGTTGTGGGTTTATTGACGAGCGTCGTTCCACCCACTAACTGGTTGGTTAACGCATACGTAACCGGGTGGGACAGGATAAAAAACAGTAAGGCAATGATCGCAACACACTGCAATTGCTTATTAGAGACCGTCATTTATGAGTGTCGCTAGAAAAACTCTTGTGCATACGAAGAATTGCATCAATCCAACCTGGCATTCCGGCAAGTACATTCGAAACGGCAACTGTCCCACCCAGCACTGGACTTGTGTCGACTGCAGACTCACACACAAGTACAATTGCCGCAAGCAATAAACACTGTCTGGACTTGTCGGTAGGCGACCAACGCAAGGAATGAATCTTGTACAGGGTTTCGATATAGATCTTGACGTGCGGTCCCGCCTGTTTCTTCACTGCATCCCAAAAAATCCACACTGGATGGGTGCCGTGGGTGCCCAATACATACTCGTCTCCACGGTTTGCGAATAACAGTGGGGATTTGGTTTGTTTTTTATGTTCTCGGCAGTAGGTGTACACCCACGACATCCAATACAAGGCACGTGTTGCGTCGCGCACATCTGGACGAATGCAATAACAGAATTCATTTATGGGGATGTTTGCCGGCATAGGATCTGCAGGTCGCATTACAATTCGTCCAAACATGGTACTCGGTGCCTTGATATTTTCTTGGATGGTCACGGGGTCAAAGTCATGCGAGACTTTAATGGTCGGAAGAGACGGTAATTTGCTTTTACGACACAGTGCAAGTGTTGCTGCCGTGTCGCAAAGGATTCGTCGTACGTCTGGATTGTTTCGAATCTCTGTCATGGTGTGGACTGTATATCCTGCTTCAAGGGGTGCATAGGTCTCATATGCCTGTGCCAAAAACAAGAACACATTGGGTTGAGATCGGTTAATTGCAAGGGCAGACGCTTCGAAGAATGCATCCCATATACTGTGCACTAACCCTGAGCATAAGAGTTCAAGTGTCCAATAACATGCATAGTCTGCATTTCCCAATCGAATATTTTCAATCAAGACCTTTCGAACGTGAGCGCGAGGGTGACCGCAAAAGGTCGTCTTTTGGAAATCAGCAACAGTACGCGAATCGTTAACCTCCATACCCTTGGGGAGTTCTTTGTTTGAACAAGAATTTGCGCACAACAGTTGAGATCAGCAATCCGAATGCGCCAACTAAAATCACATTCAGCAACCAGTTAAACCATCCACCCGATTCTACGGCAAGTCTGTTTTGTGTATTTGTCATGTTGATCTGATTCTGCATATCGGCAATCTGCTTTGAAAAGGTCGTGACGGAGTGCTGCAAGTCGTCTCGTGCACCGAGTATCTTGTCCTGTGCATTTTGAACAAGTTCTAAGACTGCACTTTGCTGATTGATCTCACCTTGAAGGGTTCGGTACTTTTCCGAGTACCCATTGGTTATGTACAACGCCTCCATCGTTGCCGTCTGCGCATCGGTCAATGTCATTATATAGTCCAAAGATAGTATCCGATTGCAATTCCTGCCGACAGGAGAAGGACAACCGCATACTGTGCCAAGACAACTGGAAGAAATACAAAGGAAAGCAGACACAGGAAGACAGTGAAAAAGGCAACTTGAATGACGAGTAGATCCGTGGATGTTTGATCTTTAAAGATTTGACTCACCGACGCATTCACATCTTCTTGGGGTTGCGTAGGCGGTCGCTTCGGTTTCAGTGCCGCAATTGTCCTGTCCATTGCATCCAGCAATCCTGCATTCGTTGTTGCTGCGTCGTGTGCGGCAACAAGAACAGTTCCAGTCGATTCAGCAGCGTCGGTCTGTGCCGCTGCAGCTTGATCGGATTGGATCCGGTCAAAGAGTGCCGCATAGTCATCTGTAAATCGGGTCTTTTCGGCATCAAATGTACCCGGATTTGAATTCATGGGAAACTGTTGAAGATGAAGTGTGTATTGATTGTCGGGATTGTATACACATTTTTCCACACCTGCATTGTTCAAGTACTTAAATCCCGGTGGACAAACCATGCGACACAGATCTGCTGCTGTGCCAATTTGAAACCCAGCAGGACACGACGACATTACTCTCACTTGCGAATTTATGCGAATGACTTATACTGACCATAGATTGCAGACATGAACCGGATATCCGTAGAAAGGGTTGACGACTTAGTATCTGTCATTCCCCGAACCAACTGAGGTCCAGACGTACGCTGGGGAACCGCAGTTGTCGCTGCCTGGGCGGCAAGGCGAACGAACCGAGTGTGATCCGATGCATCGCCTACCATTGCAGCACTGCGATTTGCGGGGGTGCGTCCAGGTTGAAAGTACGGAGCAGTCGGCATATTGTTTACTCACCCACAAGATAATGATTGAAGCACTTAGTCTTCTTGCGGTTCTCTTGGTAGGCGCAACGGTCTTTTATGTGTCGCGAATCACAGAAGGTGCAAATGATCCCACGATTCAAGCGACAGGCGAAGGTACACCGGAGTCTGTCCCCCCTGAATTCCAGGCACTTCTCGATACATACTCACGGAATTACATCTCGCATGGAACGAACAAGGATGCCGGGAGTCTGCAGGCATACATGGGCGCACAACGCTCGATCGATGAATCAATTGCTGCCCTTCAATCCACTGCAGATCAGAACAGGCAATCCATCCAGACGTTTCTTTCAAACAATCCGGACACGAATGCAATCGAGGCACTCAGTGAACAATCCCAGCGTCTGGCAACAGAGCGTCCGAAACTTGCCGATCAACAAGTTCTTGTATCGCAACAGAGTCCGCGTCCGCCCCCCGGGTTAATGTCTACGTCCGTTATTCTCAAGTCATCCTTGGTTCTTGTCAGCATGGTCTTGATGGGTGTGCTCAACGCCTTATAACGATCAATGCAATCAATAGAATAGACGCAAGTCCTAATCCAATTTCATACATTGAAAAACTAATGGGTTGAATTTTTCCCAGTTGATAATCACGGATCTTTTTCAGTGTCGTGAGTTTATCATCTGCTTCTTGCATTCCATTGTAGTCATATTGAATCTGTGCAAGTTGCGCAAGAAGAACCTGACGCTTTGCATCCATTTGATCTCCGGATGAACCGAGCGAGGTTGTGATGGCATCTGCCATCTTTTGTTTCAAGATCATTAGTTTGGCAATATCCGCATCGCGAGCAGTCTGATTGCTCTCTGTCGTTGCCTTGTCGAGAAGCGCATCGTACTCTGCCTTCAAGGAATTGAAATCGTCCATTGTTTACTGGCCGATATTTGTATGAGCATCCATCACGCAAAGTCTCCAGACATCGGCCTGTCCGACTGTATCTGAATGCCGCTTGATATGAATCACATCTCCTGGAATCGCGCCGATTCGACGCGCCTGGATATCTTGCGAGTCAATCTTGGGGAGTTGCTCAAGTTTCGTGATTTTCTGGTCCTCCATCATCTTCTTGATCTCCTCTTCATTTAGGATCCGGTGCGGCATGGAATAGCGCGTATGGGTCGCAATGTCAAACTGAAGTTCGCGAACCGTAAAGAACTGTACTCGATCCTTTGCATGCGTCTTTGTTGCCCACAGGACATTCTCAGATGGGTCGGACAAGGTGACAATGGTAATGCCCTTTGTGTAGTCGTTATCCTTTGCAAACTTGAGGTACTTGATAATGTCCCTGTCCAAAATCTTCTCCTTCTGGCAGAACATGACGAGGACGTCCCCGATCGTGTACAGATTCACAGAGTCCAAGTCGTTCGTCGGAACGTGTGTCTGCGTCACGTCCATCTTACGTGCGGCAAACAGGGATTGAAGGGTCTTGAGCGCAGTCTCCATCTTGCTTAGTATTCGGCAAGAGACGAATCAATTCGTTTTTATCGGACTAGGTAGTAATGAAGACTACACCTCTCGTCGTATTGATTGTTGCAATCGGACTTGTGCTCCTGTCGTGGAGTTTTGGAAAGGAGTCGTTCAATCAAGTCGAATATTACGGTGGAAACACGACGCAAGTTTCACGAACAATTGCCAAGGAAGATTCGTCCTATGATCAGACGACAAATAGCATGCCCCAACCCCCGGTCACCTCTCCGCCGGTTACAGGACGCCCGACACCGTTCCAGGTCAATCAATATACAGCGTACTTGCCGTAACCCTACAATGAAAAAGGAAGTCATTCCTAGAGCGGTTCGAGAGCAGGTGTGGTTGGTCCATGTCGGCGCCAAGTTTCAGACCCCCTGCAGGATAACGTGGTGTACGAATACGATAAATGCATTCGATTTTCATTGTGGTCACAATATTCCCGAGTCGAAAGGAGGCAAGACAACTGTCGAGAACCTCATTCCAATTTGCAGTCGGTGTAATCTCAGTATGGGAAATACATATACAATTGACGAGTGGAATGCAAAGTTTGCGGGAACTAGGACGTGGCGACAGTTGCTACGAACATGTCTTGTGCGCCCGACAAGGGGGTAACAGTATACCCTATCTCTCCCAAGTAGTCAAATAACTCTTGCCGAAGATCTTCGCATCCAGTCTTCCACGGACCCCAACTTTCAAACACGATGGGTGGATACCCATTGCGTCTGAGCGTGTCGCGTGCACCCATCAAGACCTCCTTTTCAAATCCTTCCACGTCCATCTTGATGCATCCGATACTCTCGAGTTCAAACGAATCGAGGGTGCGTACATGGACCTTGATCTTGGGATAGTCTGCATCCTTTTCATCCAATTTCTTGAGTCCATTCCCACCGCCATCGTCGGATCGAAGATGATAGTCGAACGACCCTGCAGTGTCTCCGAGGGCATACGAAATGGGAGACACCTTGTCGGTCAAGGCACGAAGGGCAATGTTTCCAGCAAGATAGCAGAACACTTTGGGATTGCACTCAAATGCATAGGTGTGCTTGAATGCGTGGGCAATACTGATTGCATAGGTTCCTACATGTGCCCCAATGTCCAAAAAGATCTTTGAGGGATCTCCGTAATTCTGCGCAACCCAATTGATCAGTGGATGTTCGGGAAGACCATACTCGTAGATCCATCGTCCAACCCCTTGTTCGGGAAAGAACAAGGCATCTGCAGGAAGTTGAAGAAATAACGGTGTCGAGGATGCTGCACTCGACGGGCGAAGAATATACATTGTAGACTGACAGCGTCCGATCTCTAAATTGAGTTCAGGTATCCGCGAATATATGCCCCACGACACGGAGCATAGTTGGTCGGGATAATCGTAGAGTCGTGGTTTCCCTTGACCCATCCGAAATCGTATCCACCCCATTCCATCAATGCCCACAAATTGACTTCCCACGTGAATGCCGGCATGGTTTCGAGAACGGTTTTTGTATATGCCTTCCAGAACTCTGGAATCTTTGACCTGTGAATCATCAAGAAACTACCGCAGAATCGCCACTGAATGTCAACCCATACATTGCATCCAATCCATCCCCAGGGTCCAGGTGTCACAAGACGAGGGGTATCGGGTACAGGCAGACGACGAAGACGTTTGAGTGTGTCTTCATTTAACAGTTTCGACAATCCAAAATCAACCCAAGCAAACCAGTCGGTCTTGTAAGGATTGAGATCGCCAGCACGACGCAACCACTCGACCTTGCTATGCTGAATTTTCATGTATCCGATCGTATCCTTTTCGACTCGCGCACTCGTGATGGCAAGTGCCACATCCTGCGTGACGCGATGAATCCATGTATCTTCAAACGAGACTCGAAGGACATGGACATTCGGTGGAAAGGTCCAGTCTACTCTCGAATCTAAAAAGAGGAGAATTGAAATCCCAGAGTCTACGAGTTTATCGAATTGAGCACGATACACGTCTGCTGGAGGGTGGGGCGGGCGATCTGCAGGCAAAAAGAAGGCACTGACATAGGTAATTTTCCGATCGTGGTCGACAAAGCACCCCGACAAGTCACTGTACCCAGGTCGTTGAATGCACAGTTCGGTCGGCGACGCATACCATTGATCAATTAACTGCAGGGGTTTCCAGTACTGATCTAAAATGTAATTCCAGTGCTGCTCAGGGTGCTGATAGTAGAGTGCGAGACCCTCTTCCCACCGTTTGATGAGCGTGTCGTAGTAGTGGGATGCGACGACATATCCCCCCGTCGTCTGTGCTTCCACAATCCGGTTCCCATCTCTCCGGATCATAATGTATGCAAACATGAAGACATCGAATCCGGATTCGGGGATTGCGGCATCAAATGTTGCCCGATCCACGACAAACTCGACATCGTCTTCTAAAACCATGACGCGGTCATATCCGCGCTCACGTGCAAGACGTAACACGGCAAGATGGGATTCACCGCATCCGAGACCACCCGGATTCCGCACAATTGCAGGGAATCGTTCCGCGTCGAAACCAAGACGAGTACACTCTGCCTCAATCAGTGTGCGCCGATCCGGTCGTGAGTCCAAATTAATATAGAAGCAGTGCATTGCATGCTCTACGCTAAAACCTGAAAGTGTATTTATTCGCAGACTATAATGTGGGGATTTCTCGATAAAATTGTCTATATCAATTTGGCACATCGAACGGACCGTCGTGCCCGCATGGAAAAGGAGGTGCTGTCCACATTTCCCGCAGAGAAGATCTCGCGTTTCGACGCGATCAAGCACACTCGTGGAGATATTGGATGTTCTATGTCACACATTGCCGTGCTCGAAGACGCACTCCACTCCGGATGCAAGAACATTCTCGTGTTAGAAGACGATGTTCGTTGGACAACAGATTCGTCCACCTATTCGAACGGACTCACAATGATTGAAACATTGGTGGATGCAAACAAGTACGACGTGATTTCGTTTGGGTGTACAGTCGCAAAGTATGACAATGCATCCCTCCGACTGAACCATGGATATACAACCTCCTCATACCTCGTGAACGGTCCGTACATCTCGACACTCCTTTCCAATTTCAAGGAGGGATTGACACACCTACTTGAAACAAAGACAGGTGCAGATCACAACTACGAATATGCAATCGACGGGTATTGGATGCGGGTGATGAAACCGGATCGGTGGTATATGCCCGTTCCACCCCCTTTGTATCAGCGACCTGATTATTCCGATATCGCACGCGAGATCCGAGACTTAAAAACGGTAACAATGGTGAAAATGCCGCCGTCCTTGTGCGCAAATCTTCATGCGGGTCTCGGAAATCAGTTATTTCAACTTGCGGGTGCCAATCATGTTGCGAGGCGTGAAAACCGCGTCCTTTGGTTCGATGATTTGCAGAACAAGTCCACGCATTCGTCAGTCCCCTACATGTCCACGATCTTTCGGGATTGGAAGTATTTGTACCGCCATGCGTTTTGCGAACCGCTCTGGGTCGGTGAAGACAAACTGTGCTACCAATCGAACTGGGAACACCTTGCATGGAAAGACCATGTGAAATTGTATGGATACTTCCAAGATTGGCGGTATGTAGACCCTGACTTTGTGAAACGACTTCATTTCGATACGTCCTGTCTTGCCAGGTATCCAGACATTGAATCGACTGTCTTTCTCCACGTGAGAGGCGGAGACTATCTAGGGAATGCACTGCACCATGTTGACTTGACACAATACTACCCTCGTGCCATTGCCCTCTTTCCGGAAAACACCAAGTTCATGATCTTTACAAATGACATTGAGTATACCACATCTCAACCGTGGTTGAAAAACATTTCGTACTCGATTGTCGAGAATGAGTCGGAACTGGATAGTCTGTTTCTCATGTCACAGTGTGCGGGCGGAATCTGCGCAAACTCAACCTTTTCGTGGTGGGGCGCCTACCTGAATCCGACGCGGACACTCACGCTTCCTAACAAGTGGTTTGCACAGGAGGAAGGGTATGTAGCGACAGGGTTGTACTTTCCTGGATCCACTACAGTTCCAGTGTAACGACAGTACTCTTGGGAGACTCGGGTACAGATCCGGCAGCGCGGTGGGCAAGCACTTCATCCCAGCAGGACTTGAGATCAGGGAGATGCGATGGCAACCAATTCGGATCGTATGCCACAAAGTCGCGCTTCTGGGAGTCGAGAATCCAATAGACAAATTGATAGTCGTCCTGGTCGCCCGACAGGCAACTGCGCCATGTTGTGAGGTCCTCGTCCAACCCCTTGTAAAAGACCTTTTCACCCTTCACTGCAAAGACACCGCGTTTGCCGGAGAACTTCATCCACTCGGCAAACCAGACTTGCTTGAATCGGAACTCGACATATTCGCACCCGTCAATGCCTGTACACTCCATTTGCATCTGCATTTGGTGTATGTATGCCTCGGGAATCTCATTCTTTGCGACTCGAGAATATGGACACTTGAATTCGACCAACCTGTACCTGCGAAACGGATCCCGCGTGCTTGTTAAGATTCCATCCGGCGACGCACCGAGAAAAGGGTACACCGGGTGTTGGACGCAGGACACGTCGGTAATCTTGCACCCAGTTTCCACCTCATAAATCTCCTTGGCAACGGGTTCGAGACGTGTACCCCAAATCAGAGCAGGCGCTGATCCCGATCCACTCTCGCGGGGCACAAGTTTGCGCAGTATCAATGTCCGACGTGCCGCAGGTGTTCCCCATGCGCCCGACACTTCAGAGGCAGTGATCATTTCACTGCGTTTTGCATGCCACTCATCTGTTCGCTGGTCATTCTGTCCATACAACTTGATCACACGTCGTGCCCGATGCGTTCGAATCCAAACCCTGAGAAAGTCCTCCATATCCTCTTCTGCGCGTGATTCTCGAAAACTCATTTTCAGGCATAAAAGACAGATTTGAGCATGGAGACCATCGTAAGCAAAGAGCAGTTGGTCTTGTATCGCCTGGAAACGTTTTATTCGCGGGTCGGTACGTTCGATCGAGTAAGTTCTATTTTATCGGGAAAGTCCCGCATCTCGTTGCGTCTCTTGGATTGGTTTGTGACCAACTACGCCAAGAAACATAACATTTCGTACATTACGAAATCCGGTCGGCATGTGATTGTGTATCTTGTGTACAAGGCACATCTCAAGGCGTATAACAAAAAGATGTTTGATCCGTTCTGTCGGTGTCGCAGAATTCAGTTTCGTGGGTTAGACACGACGGTTGGACAATTGAATTTCTTTGAATGGATTCTGCAGGATGAAGTTCTCGAGTACCTTGAAGCGAATTATGACGATATTCATACGGATATGGAAACGTGTTCGCAGAGTGCGCAGGCCGAGGGAGAGGATGGACGTCGTAAACGCCATGAATTGTCCAAGTCGGCAACAAAGTCGCTTAAACGCCATGACGTCCGTGTCGTCGTGTCTTTCGAATAAACCGCCGACCACCTGCAATCCCTAGGAGTTTGCGACAGGTCTCCTTCTTCTTGTTCAATGCGCGTTCGCGTGCCCTTGCCTTCGGGTCGGCGGCGGCAGGCGAAATCAATGCAATACCCGCCTTTGCTTGGGCCGCAGGCATAAGACCTGGATCATTGTTGATCAGTTTAGGCGAAACGGGTGCCTGAGGATGCTTAAACAATTTATTGATTTGAGTCCGCAGCGCCTTGGATACATCGTCCGGAGAGGGTGGAGGGTTCGTGTTCAACAAGATGTTCATTTCTTCAAACATATCTTCAATGTCCATCATGGGGATCATCTTGTGACTGTATACGGATCCAAGAAGACCGTATGTGTCCCACAGTCTCATGAAAATGAGATACTTCTCATCCGGCATCGTATCGATTGTTTTCCGAACAGGGTCCACCATTGAGTACGAATACATGTGCTGACAATACGATTTCAGGTGAAGTCGTCCAGACAAGTCACGTTTCGAGTACGCCTTTAGATTGTCCTTGAACGCTGCAAGGGATGAGATCGCACGTCCCCAGTCAAAAATAACAAGTTGCTTTCCTCTCCATCCCAGGTTACCGAAATGCGTGTCTGCGTGCACGTAATTATGTTCATTGACATATGTCATTGCAATCATCACCTTTCGAAGACTATCTGCAATGAATGCAGGGGTCTTTTTAGGGTCACCCGCTTCGATTGTCTTGTAGAGTGTGGCGTCCTGTTTAGGGGTTATCAGATTTTGGAGACCTGGGTGGGTTGTGTCGAGAACATTGCATTTTTCCTGTTGATCCGATGGCACGAACGCGGGTGTGCAGACGGAATCTGCAAGATTGAAGTATGTATAGATATCTGGTTGCGCAGTTGAAATTTTGTGCAGTATCTGCACAAGTTCACGTTGCCTGTCCACTTCAAATGCATCGTAGGTGATGCGGGACACAAATGCGGGTTTTCTGCCCGGTTTCCAAAAAATCCGTGTCGAATCATTCGCACATGCGACCTTTGGATTGAATACACATGTATCCGCTCCACTCGCAAGGAACTTGCCACCCCGCATTGTATTGTCCACCTTAAAAAAACGAAAAGTGATCTCTAAAGAACAATGGACTCTAAAATGGAGGATCCCTGTTCAATCTGTTACATAAAGATCGACGAGGCATCCGGTAACTGCACCCTTCCCTGCAAGCACACGTTTCACGTTCAGTGTTTCGTAAAGTGGTCGGCAAAGAATCCGTCATGTCCACTTTGTCGGAAGCAAGTTGAGGGCATTGGTGGGTCCGACACAGAGTCGGAGGCGGAGTACGTCCCAGGCATTCCGAACACTACGTTCCGGCATGTCACGCGACTCATGTCCATGGTGAATCTGGGGGAGATTTGTGTCCCGGAGGATGACATTACCTTTGTGATGGACCAGTGCAACGTGACGCGTGGAGAGGCATGCAATATGCTTCGTGACACGGACGGAGACGTGATGGATGCAATTATTGCTCTTCGACACTCTACACGCGACGGTCCGGTGCATGGTCCGGTGAACTTTGATGTGGTGACCGATGAGCGACGGGCGTTTTGGGGAGTACAGGCATTGTTTGATCCTCAACCGGTGAAGGAGACCCAACGTTATCTTCGGTGGAGGAGTGCGCGCGGATCGACGAGAGGAGGTCCGCATTCCAGTGTACATTGGAAGCATCTCGAGAATGAGTTTATTCTGGATGTGGATGGGTACGATACGGACTGATGCGTACAGACCACGTCAATCTTTCATTTCAAAGGAGTAATGTTTTCAGTCGTAAATCCGTCAATCGTGTACGATGTGTCGCCGGATGCTGTGGAAACAGACATTGATGTGATTTCGGATCTGTGGACTATGGGCGGACACGATGTCTACCGAGGCGCACGTGATCCGAGATATACACATGCAAACGTTTTTTGGTTGTACAACAAGGATCTAGAACGCGTGGGATGTGCAGAACATCGGAAGGAAAACAATGCAGATGTGTCTCTTCTTTGGTTTCACGAAAGTCCATTTGCAACGCTGTTTCAAGAAGACGAGTGGACGTCGGGCGATACATTGTGGTCGGTCTTGCCGGAACATACATATGAACGATTCCTAGTCAATGGATGGACAAACCCGCTGTCCTTTCTGGATAAATGTCTTCAGAGTGAGACTCGCATCGTATCTCCGTCCATGATTGTGAATCGTCCGACAATGTATGTCTGTACCAAATGCAATACAAAAACACTTAGGCCCGGGCATGGCACGCCATGCCCGCTCGACTACCCGGACATGAAAAAAGTTGTGTTTGTGGATGAGTCTATGAATTTGCAGAGTCCCCCTACGGACTCACGTGTGTATGCCTATCTCAGGCAGGAGCAACCTGTGACTTCCTCTTCTTTGGACCAGGCGCTGGAGGTGCAGTCCCACCACCCGTGATCCCGCGATTCGGTGGCGTCTCTGGACGATCAGACTCTGTGGGAAGCGCATCCACAGTCGGAAGATCCGTACTCTCACTCTCTGCAGGTGGAGGCGCAGTCTCCTTCTCCACAATGTCCTTGAAGACATCGGATGCAGACCGCGACTCGGGCGGGAACACCTTTGCCATTGTCACGCGCCACGTGATGCCGAACCCCAGACCCGTGACGTAGATCGACGGTGCAACCACCATGCGACCCTCCATGCGCTTCGGAAACACCTGATCCAGATTGTCAGGCGTGACAACAATCTCGTTATTGTCCTTGTCAACCACGTTCATGCTCACGGCACCATCCCAGACCGAGATCTTCATCCGCAGACTCGGTGGATACTTGCCATTCGGAACCCACTCGCCACCCACCTTGTCCACGCTCGGAGTCAGCATGAGCTTCATCGTGTCACGCAGAACTGCCTCACTGCGCACCTTGCCAAACCACTTGGCACTGTTTGCCACTGCAGCGGCAAGGATCTTGTCCTGGAGCTTGAGAAGGAAGTTGTAGAAGTTGCCAATGTCCGACCCATCTGTCGACATCTCCTTGGCATAGGGATCGCATCCCTTGAGACTGGCAAGCAGGTTGTAGTTGCTCTTGTTCTGCTCGTCAACCCGGGTCACAACGCCGGCAGGGTAGAAGATGCGCGGAGTGCGGACCACGAGATTCTGTCCATTGTAGCGAATGGGAACGGTCTTGCCACCTGCCTTGTTCGGACGGATGTCGCCAATGACGATGCGGTCGATCTCGAGACTCTCAGACGGAATGATTGCGGAGGTTGCCATTTTGATGTATGAGAAGAGTCCGGATAAAATCGGTAGTTTCGTTTTTAGGAAATATTTTTAAAAACGAATCACTGCATACGCAGACCAAACCGATCCACTCGAAAAATGAACGCACCTCCTCTCTCCGACCTTCCAGACGTGGACATCCACACGCTCATCCCAGGTGAGCGCTACTATGCAGTTTCAGTGAATTCATGGAATCGCTACCGACGCATCCCCTCTGTGTTCAAGGGAACCTTTACCGAATACTTCACCAATGACGCTGGATACAAGTTGCTCCGATTCCACAATACAACATATGTTGAAGGGGATATCGTTTCGTACACTGGATCTCCCGTAGAAAATCCACTTGGACTGTGGTGGCGTGTGTGGGAAGATCACCTTTCCCCGCAGTCTTACAAGTACTATCCAGTCTCTCGATTTACACCCCAGCAAAAGAAGGAGATCTACACGCGATCCGTACTGAGAACTAGGCGTCAGTATGAGCGAGGATTGACTGGAACGACACCCAACAACTTGTGGTTTCCGCGGGACCTGGTTCGTGAACTGAGTCTAAAGTACCTTACAGACCCGAAGGTTGGGTGTGCGGGTCGGTGGAGATAGATTTAAATGTCCTCGATGGGTAACGGTAATGCCGCTGTGTGCATCTGTCAAAAAGAAGAGTTCAAAAGAACAATGTACAGCAATGTGTATTTCGGGGTCAATTCTATGTGGACGGCATATCAAGATGAAGCATGCGATCTTGTGGACAGATCTGCATCGGGATAGCACGATTTACCGGTTCCAGGCATTGTGGCGAGGGTGGAAACTCCGTCAATTTTTTGCATTGTGTGGACCAGGTGTATTGAACCGGACACAATTAGCAAATGATGAGGATTTGGTCACGTGTACGGAAAAGAAAAGGCAGGATCCGATCGACTATTTCGGGGTCCTTGAAAACGACAAGGTCTGGTGGTTTGATTTTGCAACCATGTACGACTGGTCCACTCGATGTGTTTCACCTACAAATCCGTATACGCGAGTACCCTTTACTCACGAGGACTTATTGCGTATGCACCGACTCTACTTTATGCGCAGACGGCGAAACCTTCCCAATCCACCGGAATGCAAGGAATGGAAGGCGCGCATCCTGCGCAGATGGTGCGCAATCTCCCAGGTGCTCCGATATTATGGATTTGAAGATGTCCACGCAGACTCACTTGCAAATCTCAATCACAACAACTTGACTGCCTTTTTTAGATTGCTGCACGCGGATCTACGGGCACTCAATAAGAATCCGATGCGCATCGACCAACTCTGTATGCAGGGTATTTTGAAGAGTGGTCTTCCTGCATACAATTTTTCACTTGTCAGCACAACATTGATTCAACTGATCCTGTTAGAGACCAAATCCTACGACGTTGTATTTCTTGTAATGTCCGCACTTTATAGATGTTGAGATGTCATTTACATGACCGCCGTAGGGTAAGAGTATACCAATCCGCGTTAGAAATGGAGAACAACAAGACTGTCCGTAATGCAAACAAGATGCCTGCCAAGAAGTCTGATGCTCCTGCCCCTGCCCCCAAGACTGCCGCTGCCTCCAAGGTCGTCGTCGCTGCCCCGCCCCCCGCGCCCGCTGCCTCTGCGCCGTCCGTGAAGAAGGAGACCAAGGCGAAGGCGCCGAAGGTCGCGTCCAAGGTTGAGACGGTTGTCCCGACGGTTGAGGCGCCGGTTGTGGTTGTGGAGTCGGTCGAGGGCAGCGAGGCGCTGCTCGCGTCGCTCGGCGAGAAGCTCAAGGCGCTCGGCACGGAGTTCACCACCAAGGTCCGCGATGCGGTCAAGAACGTGCACGATGCGATCAAGGCGACCAAGCGTGAGGCGCGCGATTCCAAGAAGAAGAAGAAGAAGAACCCCGCGGACATGACGCCCGAGGAGCGCAAGACGTGGGAGGCGCGCCGTGCGAACAATGCCTTCCTGGTGCAGCGCCCGCTGACGGATGAGCTCTGCGTGTTCATGGGTCTCCCGTCGGGTTCTAAGCGCTCGCAGACGGAGGTGACCAAGTTCATCTCGGCGTACGTCAAGACGCACTCGTGCTTCGACCCGACGTTCAAGCGTCGCATCCTGCCGAACGCTGCGCTCGCCAAGCTCCTGCGCGTGGCGGACAAGGATGAGGTGACGTACCTGAACCTGCAGACGTACCTGAAGGTCCACTTTGTCAAGGCGCCGACGGCGTAGAGAGTCCAGACTTTAGAAACCCCTTCTTTTTATCAACGTTTCTTTAGCTCAGTCGGTAGAGCGCTTGCTTTACACGCAAGAAGTCGGTGGTTCGATCCCACCATGAAACAAATCAAACAATCTTGGGGACTCCCAAACTTGTTTGTTTTGGAAAGAACAATGGCGGGTAGGATACCAGACTCTGCGATTAAGGTTCGACCGAAGAGCGAACTGAGTCAGAAGGAGAATGCGCTCAATGCGCTTGCGGTAAATGACCCTGTGAAGTTCGGCGAGAACAAGTCTGCAGTGGTCGGTTCACCTGCCAAGTCGCGTGTAACTAGGTCGCAGGTTGAATTGGGCATATCGCCTGCGAAACCCTCCGAGGGAGGATCGCTCGAAAAGATCCAGAAACTCGAGCGGGAGATTGCTGCGTTAGAGGCGCGCTTGACTCGCAAGAGAGGTGCCACGATTCGTGGTCATCACGACGTTTCGATTTATACTGCAATCATCAAGAAACTGAAGCACATTGAGCGTCTTAAGTCTGGGAGCGGTCGGACTCGGGGACGACGGTCGTTATCAACTCGTGGGGCATCTCGAGGTACAAGACGGTACTAAAAAAAGGAGAGAGTCGATTGTCGAGCACGAGTGCCCGTTGCTTTCCATTTTCCCGCAGTGTCTTGGCAATTTGACGGACCATGAGTTTCTTATCAACAGTTGGTGTCGACTTGACCGTAACCTTGCACGTTGATCCACCCTGCCATCCGCAGAGAGTGGACGAATTGCACGCATCTTTATTCGTAAATTGTCCGCAGGGTGCTCTGACCTTGCTCACAAATGCCTGTGGCGATCCGGAGGGTGTCCAATGTGTTTCGGCATCAAACCACCGGCCAAGTTCAGGTACAAGTCCCTCTCCAGTCTCAATCGCATCGTGCAGAGTCGCATACTCGTCTCGCAAGATGTCCTTTGAAAGGGAAAAGAGTAAAAAGTCAAACACCTCCGAGTGATACGAGATTTCCCCTGCGAGCGCAGCATCGTCTGCGTTCGAAAGTCCATCGATCAGATTCGATTCTTGGTTTGGCAGACGGACTGCGGGAAAGACACTTTTTACAGGGTCTGTAGTGGATACGGCAACAGCAGGACGAAACGGTGAACGAAACTGACACTTGAGTATAAATTCTGTCGCAACTCCATCCACCGTGTACGCATCTGCAACAATTGCATACCCAGGATCACGTGCTGTTCTCAGAAACTCTCGAGCATCGTCTTGTGTTGGAAGATCTTCGTCTAGGATTGCATGGTATCCATCTCGTGTGCGCGTCATTCGAATTTCGGGTGGCAAGAGTTCAAGGTTCTTGTTCACAGGTTGAACTGGAAGCACAATGACTTTCGGCACGAAAACTGCTTGTACACGCTTGAACGGGTCAAGCACGAATTCATAGGTTGTGTGTCCACGTAGACGCAACTCGGTCACTGCAGTATCGATCGACGGATTGGATGTCATGCACGACCCCTCATGTAACGTAAAGAGCGCTTTCCTCGTTGACGATGTAAAGGGCGCCTTTTGCAAATCGATCGTGTACACAAACAGGGAATTCTCAGCAGTTTTCCTGCGTCGCTCTACATATCCTAACACATCGGTGTCAATCATAACAAGTGTCCGAGAATCTGCGCTCAATGTATCGGACCAAAACCCACACGACACGGATTGAGATGCAGTGTGCAGTTGAATAACTCTACACTTCAGGATGGACGTTACATATTCCACTTCATCAAAAATGGACATACGACCCGTTTCATATGCCCGTTGAACTCCACTCACAATACGCTCAGACTCCGTTGACCCCTCTCCAAGATCCTTCCACGTTCTGTAAAAAGAACAGAGCGCAACTTGCTCCGGCGCATCTTTGGGTTGCGGAATTGCTTTTGTTTCCCCGAGAAGTTTGGGAAGAGATTCAGTGGGTCGTCCGAGTCCAATTCGAAAAAAATCACCCTTTCCTGTTTCCAGACGATCTGCCCTCTTGATAGACTCTGAATATTTCAAGTCAAGTTTGAGTGCACCGGCGATCTCTGCGACAAGATATCCAATACGGAACTTCGGAAGTCCAGACGAACTCAAGACATATGCTTCATCACCCTTTTGCACTTCAGTCCCTTGTACTTGGTCTTGTTCGTGCGCCTTTGTGTAGCAACACGGCATCTTGCGACCATTCCGACTGGATTTCACCGTGGTCATGAATGCAGGGAACTTTGCGTCTTTTCGTTCAATCACACTGAATTCGTTAATGTCTTCATTCTTTTCCGACCGAACCTTGCCGCCGCACACAGGGCATCGTAATGCTCCGTCGACGAGTTTCAGTTGATCTTTCCGAAGAGGAATGAGGTCGCGCATGCACCAATAGTGCGGGCAAAATGCAATGCCCGACGGGTTTTCAAGGGGAAGAATCGCATCGCGGGTCCGAGGGTTAAACTCCGGTGGAATCCGTGCCTCCTCTTCAGGTGTCAGCACAACAACCTGCTTTGTCTTGTCACAACTTGACGGGTAGACTGCAGTGTCGAACGTCTCGGGATCAAACTCTTGCAATCTCTTGTTGAAGTAATTGTACGTACTCTTTACCTTTGCGTCTACTTTCTTCCCCTTTGGCGGAGGCGGCGGGGCACTGCCGGCAAATGCTGCAGCGGCATTTGTTCCACCTGGCGCGGCCGCGGCCGCAGGCGCAGGTTCACCCAGATCTAAATCGTCTAACGCATCGTCTACGGTGTTTGCGACCAATTCAGATTCTTGGACCACTGCGGCAGTTGCAGACACTGCTTCTACACGACGAGGACACACATCATCAATTGCTTCGTGGGTGGTCAAGACATACCGAAGAATATCTGCGTATCGGACTGCAGTGACTTCGTTCGTCACGGATGTAAGCAAAATCTCATTTGTAGAAAACTTGAAGGTAGGGTACTTTCGCATCACGCGTTCAAGATCAATTTCGTCTCCCAGATCAACAAACTTTTTTATCAGTGCACTCGCCTCAGATTCGCTTATCTGCAATTCATCCATCAAAACTTGCGGGGTAGGTGTATCTGCATTTCGAAGTGCCCGATATGCCCGCAATTCCAATGGACTGAGACTGTCGTTTGTATGCTCTGCACGCAACAGTTGGAAGAGATTGTCGTCTACGTGAAAAATCGATGTCAAGCACGGGAATCTGCGCATATCAAGTTCGGACACATCTGTACGATACCGTACGAGCAGCGATATATCTTGGAGTTCCCACTGAGGTGACTTGAGGTCCGATGTCTTGATAAACGGTACAATGGAATCGAGAGTCGAGAACCAGATCGCAATATCTGTTTTCAAGGCATCGAGTGTTTTTGTTTCTGCTTTCGATCGATAGACAGTGAAGGTAATGTCCTTTGGAGTAATGGCAATTCTGTCAAACGATGTTCGGTCTGTTCCACGATAGAGAAGCAGTGTCGGCATCTTGCGATTCGGGAGTGTTGTCGTTGTCCATGATCGCCAGGTTGCGAGATTTGCAGGTTTCTTGTTCTTGGGATTCTCGACATACCACTTGTGGCGCATCAACTCTTGTTTCGATGTAAAATATCCGATATACGGAGTTGTCTTGGAAACTGTGAGACCGTAAAACATTTGTTCAAACCGGTTTCGTGGCGTTGGAAAGGATGTATCGGTAAAGGGTACGTACCACTTTGCCCGCAAAACAGACGGCAGTCCCTCCGGTGCATTCAATGCAAGTACCTTGCCGAGTTGCGTATGTGTATCGTTCAATGAACGAACAACCGATGGACTTAAGCGATCTGGCGTACCGGTTTTAAAGAATGGAAAATAGACACGGGTCACGCCCTGTGTCGCATCCGGTGCCCGTTCCGTTGCCCGGAGTTCAATCACCGGTTCCTTGTGAATTGTTTCAAACAGACTTTGGAGCAACAAGACTGGAATCTGGGTAGGTGACAGTGCAATGTCTGTGGGGGGCGTGGGCAAGACCATGGATCTAGATCTGGGTACGCCGAGTATACACCACTCTGAAATGTCTGTCTCCGATTTGAATACGGGTTCAAGACGTTGGGGACGAGACATCCACTCTTCAAATGTAATCGGACCAAAGTCTTCAAAGGGTATCTCTCGAATACGAAGTCCATAGGTCTTCCCTAAAACTGGATCGAGTGTTTTCCCGTCCAACGACATGCGCAAAAAAAGGGATTCCCAGTTGCGGGTGTTTTCGTAATAGTCTGCTGGGAGTTCAAGTTTGACTTCAATAAAGAGGCGGTCTGGATGAGAGTCCATCGCAATCGAAATATGCTGTCGCACGTTTTCGATTGTATCGTCCTTGTAGAACGACACGTTGGATCGTCCGGCAACGGGTATCGTCAACATTGTTGTTTGGGTTAGGTTTTTCTAAAGCGGCGAATCCGTAATTTTCATACCGCAGTAATTGACTGGACTTTGCGCATAGTTTGTCTGTGTGTAGATCCCAAGTTTGATACTGTCTTCCAAGACACGCTTGAAGTTTGCCCAAAACTCAGGGGTGTGTCCGATGGTCTCCGTCATGAGGTGCGACATTTCATGAAGCATGACAAACATGACTGTATTGATTTCGATCAAGGGGTACGGCGGTGTTGTCTTGTCTCGCAAACAAACGACAATCCGCTGTCCCTTGTTCTCGGAGTACGATGTATCGCTCGACCGGATATCATTCTCAACAAAACTTTCAGGTTGATACCGAGACAAGAAACGCGCAACCGGCGGATCTACGGCAAGGGCAGGTGTACCGCTATAATAGTCCTTCAATGCCTGAATACGCGCCCGAATTTGAACCATGCTCTCGACTGCAGAGTCCTTGTCGGGAAGATTCTGCATTTGATAACTGTTTCCGTCTGACCCCTTGACTAAAATTGTATTTTTAGGCGAAAACAGGTAGGAGTATGCGGCAAGTGCAGTTATCACAATTGTTGTAGGTAACATTGTTGTTTGTCACGAGATTAACTCGCCAACCCCTCCAGCGCACGGGACGCCTTGAAAGGGTCCGGATCGATGGTCGTGTTCAAGAACGGACCCACCTTGGTCTGCGGGTTCGGCACCTCCGAGCGAAGGTCGTAACTCGCATTCCTGTTCGTCTGGGCAATGCCAATCACATTTGTCACCGACGCATACCCTGCCTGCAAGAAGTTCTGTCCCTCGAGGTCGTCGGCACTCGACGGATTCACTGCGCCGAAACTCGCACCCAGTCCGCCCTTGGGGAGCATCTCGTCGGCAGACAGAGTCGAGGTGGTGTAGGTCTGGGTCGACGACGGCGTGCGTCCCTGCATGTTCGAGACCGCCACGGCATTGCCTCCGAGACTCTTTGTATCTTCAGACGGTTGGTAGGGACCCGTGTCCGAGGCCGGCGCCGCCTGCCCCGAACCACCCAACTCGGATGCCTGGTCTACAACCACGCTCTTCATCCCCGAGTACGAAGTAAAAAAGGCATAGACAATGACGACTCCAACTAAAACCATACCGAGGCGAATCATCTTTTCTTGCGAGACTTTCATCGTTTCTTTATTATGACCAACAGACAAATTTCGAGATGAAGAAGTTGTTTCAAGACATACTGGACGAGATTCAATCCCCCCTCGTTCAAAAGGGAATTGAAGTGCACATCCTAACACCTATCTTACAACGTATTTTTCACATTGTCTACCCCTACGTGATCGGCATTGTGCTTCTTTGGATCGTCATGTTCATCTGCCTTGCCCTGATTCTTCTCGTTCTCGTCCGAAGTAGTATTGCCGACATTCTCCGGAAATAGTCTGGCAATCAGGGTCTGTCGAGACATCTTCGAGTACCGGATGACCCCCTGCGCCTTTGCCTGGTCGCGAAGACTCTTGACCGTTCTCTTCTCGAGGACATAGGACTGCGGCAGTTCAGCGAGTTGAATGAGGTCAATGAGAACCTGCTTCTTCAAGATGTAATAGTGCTTGATGCGACGAGTCTTTGCAATTGCCTTGAGTTCGGGAAGAGAGAGGAGACTGTAGTCCATTTTAGATGGGTTGAAATAGAATGAAAATCCGTGTTTCGTTTTTTTCTCAGGCGTCTTAACAATGAACCGGACTCCCGTCGTAATTGGATTTTTCCTTGCAGCACTCCTCGCCGGACTGTTTTTGAGGTACATGTCTCCCACCACCCATGTCGCCGATGAGGTGTCGACCAAGGAGACATTCATGCAGATGGATGTGGGCGCGCCTCTCGATATGCAAGCAGGGTCTGGATCTGCGATTCAGGGTGTCAACTCGAGCTCACCCCTTGCCAATGAGGCAAAACCGCTTGTCCTGGCACCGTATGACATGACCCCTGACCCCAAACTGACAATGTTTGATGGAAACCGGGTTGGATCAGAGTGCTGCCCCAGTCCGTTTTCGTCTGATCGCGGATGTGTCTGCTTGACCCAGCAACAGGTGGATTTGTATGCGTCACGTGCAGGAAATCGAAGTGTTTCGTAAGTACAATGGAGAAACTTGCAGCATTTATCAATTATTTGAAACCGGATCAGACGAGTCTGAAGTTCCCGCGCGCGTCGGAGGAACTGTATACTCACATTCAAACCGTTCTCCTTCCGCATGCCATGAAGGTCGTGCAAAAGGACAATGGTCTTTTCAAAGGCGCCGACGCCGTTCAGATTCTGCCGGGCATTCCCATCCAGGATGTATGGACATCCAGCGACGAGGCGTGGCAGAAATTGCATTTAGTGCTGATCTATTCGTTCCTGCAGGGGGATCCCAAGGAGAAGATCAGCAAGATCATGGAGGCGCTTCAGCATATGCTTCCGGGCAGCGCGGCAAAGAATGAGATTATGGAGATTCTCGGCAAGGACGAGACCGAGTCGTCCATCAATGAACTGTTTGAACTTATCATGAATACACGTCTGGCAACCATTGTAGGCGATTTAGTGACCAGCATTGAGTTGGGTGATCTCGGAATCAATTTCGATGACCCCGACGAGTTGCTGCGCTCAATTCAGAATCCGGAGCAGTCTGAAATGGTGCAAACAATTATTAAGCGCGCCCAAGTCTTGTTGGAGGAACGTGTCAAGTCGGGACGCATCAACCAGGTCGAACTGGTTCGTGAAATTGAGATGCTTCGTGCAAAATTCCAATCTGCCTTTGGAAAGTACTTGAATGAAATGGTCGTCGGCGCAGGTGGAAATACGACAGGAACAACGGGTCGCGACCTCGTTTCGAACTCTCCCGAAGCACGTCGTGCTCGAATGCTGGCACGCCTGCAACGGAAACAGCGTGAAAAAGGTCGCAAGTGAGAGTAAGAGATGTCTGAAGCATTTTGGTACACGGATCCGTCTGTTTTAATTGGATCCAAATGGTATCAGTTCGTACCGACCGCGAGTATGAGCGTCGACCAGTCCTTGAACGCAGTTGTGCGGTTTGTGATGTACCTGTCGATCTTGCTGTTTTTCTGCTCAATGGATGCGCGGTACTTTTTATATGTACCCACCATTCTGCTCGTGACACTTGCCCTTCATATTTGGTTCCCGAAGGCAAAGGAAATGGCAATTACAGAGGCGTTCAGGGGGTCGCCGTTTGTAAGTTCGAACAAGACAGGCGAGACAAGTTTGCCTACACCTGACAATCCGTTTATGAATGCGACCTTGCCGGATATCATGGACAATCCGAACCGCCCACCCGCCGCAGACATTACCGACAAGAAGGTTCGCGATCAAGTGAACAAGGCATTTTCAAAGACATCGAACCTCTACATGGACACGACCGATGTGTTTGATATGGTGCAAGCACAGCGTAATTTCTGGAGTGTCGTTGAAGATGATCATGCAGGACTCTTGAAATTCCTAGGCAAGAATGCCAAGTCCGATAAATTGGGAAGCGAGTCGTATGCCGTTGCCAAGGGAACAAAACAGCGCGAAAAGGAGTTGAAGTTAAGTGCTGAGCAATTATTTGCGACGAGTCAACCGACGGGTACGCTTCCGACGAGTGCGATTTCCGCCCTTTAATTTGACACCTAACGCCTCGGCAATCTCCTTTCCAGATTCGCGCGCACCTGTAATTGTGATGCTCCCACAGCGCATGGTCGGAAAGGCATCCACCTTGTCATCCGGTTTCACATTGGCAGATTCAACTTCCTTTGTTGTGCCCTTGTACCCTTTCTTGAACTCTTTCCACGCCTTCATGTTACGTGCACACGCACCACAACCGTCCATCCAAAAGAGCGTGACGGTTGCAGACATCTTTATCTACGTAACTAGAAAATGGCGTGCATTGCGTCTCTGAACAAGGCAGAAGACGGATCGTGGGTCGGGCGAACAGTCGATGGACAAACAAAGACCTTTGCGACATTGCCTCAGTACCGCGCGTATGTTGAGAGCGTTGACAGATGTCAACCCATTCAAGCATGGATTCCGGTAGCGACAACAACAGAAACTGGGTTCAAGGAATTCACGCCGCGCGATGCCCTGACGCAGGCAAAGTATGATGCGACCTCTGTGACGTGGGAGGGACCCGACTCGTCCGACGCTGCGGTTGCGCGCGGTGTGTATTCGCTCGACTCTGCCGACGCGACGAGACGCGAGTTACGAACTGCCCCCTTGCCTGCAAGTGTGAACCCTCCGCCGAAACCCTTGCCCGCCCCTGCCCCGAGTTCTTGCGTAATTGTCTGAGTCTTAGAATAAGAATGGCAGCAGCAGCTGCAGGTGCAGGCCCCGCGGAATCACTGGAGAATCATTTGTATGAGCGAGTGGCAGATGGTATGATGATTCAATTGAGAGACAGAATCCGTGCGGATCCAGACCTTGACCCTGAACTACGACAATTGATTACCGATACTAACAATGGGTATGCAGCGCTGGCACTCAATGTCGCAATGCGTCCGAAAAAGGACCATGATGTCAGTTGGAGGGAGTCTCCTATGCTTAACAACTTGATACGGTCTGTATTTTTAAATATAGATCCAAACCATCCGGGTCTGGCGGAAAAACGTCCGAAATTCGAAGAAAACTTAACTGCAGTCTTTAAAAAGAATCTGACGTCAGAGGCGCTTCGAAACGGTGTTCTTGAAGCACTGTCAAGAGATCCAACCGTTCGGGGATTTGCAAGGGGATCGAAATTCGAACACAAGTATGCACCGCCTGCAGTTGCACCCTCGACATTTCCGTCTCCAGAGTATGCTGCAGGTGCTCCGCCGTCTGCTGCCCCTGACATTGATCTTGAAAAGGTTGTGGATCAAGTACTTGCAGATAACGGGATTCCCAAGGGTGCACAGGGTATACCGAATCGTGGGTATGAAAGGACTGCAGGACAATTCGGCAAGGCACGACGCAGAACGAAAAAATCGAAAAGAACTCGTAGGCGCAGACTTACTTCGAGACGCGCTTGAGTCGCCTACGAGTTTTCCGGGTGCGCCGCCGTCCACCTGCCTTTGGTACTTTTGTAAAGATAACGAACCCGGTATTGGTCTTGGGAAACGAATTCGCTCTCTTCACATAGAATGAAAAATGTGGTTGAAGGTTCATCCTCCACTGCGGACCTGGGTTGTACTTGTCGAGAGTGCTCAATGGCGCTAGGTCTCCAGGGAACACCACCATGCCGCCGGGTTTCAGTTTGGGGTACGCATTGTCAAGAATATCCTTCAAGCTTTCAATTCCGGCACTCGGATTCACCTCGAGTCCTCCATTGAGTGCTGGGTATACAGGACATCCCTTGCCCCATACAATTTGGATTGTACCGTCTGGAACATCAGACCATTTGTTTCGTTCCAACGATTCGTCCGGACAACTAATGTCCACAAAGTGCGCGTCGTCGCTAATCGTGCGAATCGAATCCTGGTCCGGTGTATCCTGTACAATGTCGAGCAGATCGTCTCCCATATTGTCATATCTTGGAACGTACCCCTTTGGACGTCTGCAGGGTCTGCAGTGGCAGACGATCACAAGTTCGTGATCAGGCGGAATATCCATTACTTATCCTTGAGACAATCCTCAAGCTTGAATCGGGACTTCATGCAGAGACACGGCGTTTCTGCACGCGGGATCTTGAGAATGTCCACAACCAAGGGTCTGACAAATGCAACCTTGGGTGCAATCGCAAAGAGGAATCGTACCAAATGGTCGACGTGTTCCTCTCCTTGCGGCGTCTTGGGTAGGCGCGCACTCTCCTTGAGGTCATCGCCAACCTGAGACACCATGGACTGCATGATGCCTTCGGCGAGAAGACCGCGTGTAAAGAGTTCGGACGTGTAGACGGCAAATCCGCGCTTGGTCTCCTTCTGCTTGGTCCAGGCAATGATGGCATCTCCGAAGGTCGGGTCGGACGACGGCGGTACAAGCACCACCTTGCTCACGTCGTAGAGCGTGTCGAACATTCCGATCTGCGTCACAAGATCCTGGAGGGCATCCGGAGTGTGCTTGGAAATGTCGCGGTAGGCATCTGCTAAAATGGGTGCATAGCAGTTCTGACGAATGCCTCGGTCAAAGAGAAGTGTTGTTACGCGTAGACGAAACATGGCATCACGCATCGTCAACTTTCCGAGAATGGACTCGATAATCTTGGCATAGTTTTGCTTGGACACCTTGTTGATGGATGCATTGATCTCGTCATAGTCGGGATCGTCCTTCTCTCGGACCTTGCGCGCAACCTCAACAAGGACAGTGGTGCGCCAGTTTGTATTGATTGCAGCACTGCGGGGCGGTGCGTGAAGGACAGGACGGCGGTACACTGTCTTGGACTTGAGACTTGTCTCCAGCAGGTCGACGATGACTTGGATCGGTTGGCGGGGAAGAGCGCGTGCAGCGTAGATTTCAAGGACGGACATTTTCGGCACTCTCCTTATATTTTTTAGGGTTTAGTTTCGTTTTTGGATTTAGGGTCCACTCGGATCTTGAGTGCCGAGACAGGTGTCGGAAGCACAAGTTCAGAAGGACGACGACCTCCCGGAGACGAAGGGAGCAGGCGCTCTTCATCGCGGGGATTGGGAATAAAGATTTCAATCTTGTTCAATCCATTTGCTTCTTCCGGTTTTGCAATGTCGGTATACTTTTCAAACTTGCTCTTGAATTCTGCGACAACAGAATCAGGCACCAGCGGACTGATTTCAGCAAGACGGTCGTACTGATCCTTGACATATTTCAGCAAATCGTGCGGTGACATGCGCTCGTCGCGGGGGAGAGACATTTCGACCAGAATAAAGCGGTACAACTTGGCATAGTGGATGGACGAAATGCGATGTCCTTCTCCACGTTTTGCCCAGTTAAAGTACGATCCGACTGTATTCAAGATCGAAACGGTCAGCGAGGCAACACCGATAATGGTCGATGCCATTGCCTGGTTCCCGGCAAAGAGTGTTGGAGATCCGACGGAACAGAATCCAGTGACACCCGACAAGATAATCACCGGAAGATCAAGATAGGTCTTCTTGCCATTGAAAATGGATTCAGACCGTTTGTGGACCCATGCGAGACAATTTGCCTTTTCGCCTGTAGTGGCAAAGTACTCTTCAAGCGTCGTTGTCCAGTGAATGTTCGCAGACAATTCTTGACTTCCTCCTTCGCCCATTTGTTTAAACGTATCATTTTTCTACTCGTCCTATGAATAATGAACTTTGACCACAACGGAACACTTGTGCGCAAGACGCAACCGCTTCGGTCGCTCAAGAAGGTGACAAAGACTATTACAATTGATTCTCGGGATCGTGATACTGCAAAGTATGTCAAGATCGTTGGCGGTGCCACGACGTCTGACCCCGGTGATTACGTTGTCTACCTGCCGCGTGTCTATGAGAATGTTGTGAGTCTGCGGATCAAGAATGCAGTCATTTCTGCGCCCCAGACGGACGGGTTCCTTGCAACGGATTTGTACATTCTCATGGGAATTGAGGGATTGAATCGCATCGACGAAACCGCGGCAGGTGCTGACCGGTCTGGGTATGTCGACAGTGCGCTTGCAAAGTTTCCAGTGTACACGAACACTTCACTTGCCCAGACGACAAGTACCTTGTTTTTCAATGACTCGTCGTTCGATGAGCAAATTACCCACTTTACACCTCCGATCGGACGTCTTGATCGGTTTCACATTACGTTACGCCGCCACGTGGGTGCACTTGGATCGACGACGCCGTTGAACGCACCGATCATATTTGGTACGTCTGAGAACTCCTTTACATTTGAAATTGAGTACCTCGACAATGTCTTTGACGACTTTTCATCGTTCGAGACACGTCTTTAATGCATGCCCTTGCCCAGCGTGACAAAGGTATCGAATGTAAAGAGAAAGACCACGCCTGTCAAGATGTACAGCAACATATCTTGACTCGACGCACTTTCGTACCCTGTCTTGTTCTGTTCGACCAATTTCAGGATCTTGTTTAACTTGTCGTCTCCCCCACGGTCGACACGGTCTCCCCCACGGTCTCCCCGCTCCTCCCGGTCAACACCCACCGGACCGCCACTCTTTGCGACTGTAGGCGGAATCACATCTGCGCGTGAATCGAGGGGAAGTGTAGGGACTGTTGTCCGCACAACCTCCGACATTTGCATGGGTGCATTTTGCTTAAACCCACTTCCGTGGACGTCCTCTAACGACGCATAGTCAAGCATTGTTTCATGAGGTGACAAAAAATCGCCCCCTCAAAACAAGATGAAGAAACTACTTGACCAGATCAACACCAATAAACTGTTTTTAGGAACCATGTTGCTTCTGCTCAATCTTGGATCCCGGCATTTGGTGGATGAATTCAGCACGAGCGAGGCGGATCATACGCGCAACATTGTGCTGCGTCGTATTGCCGTCTTTGCCGTCTGTTTTGTGGGAACGCGGGATATTGTCACGTCCATCATCTTGACTGCCGGATTCGTGATTCTTGCCACCGGGATCTCAAAGAGAAAACCCGCCGAAGGATTTGAACAAAAGAAAACGACCCTCGCCTCGCCGTATACAAATGACCCGCCCCTCCCAATGCTGTAAAGTCGCTTACACAAACCGGGTGTGTAAGGGGTAGGGGAAACCCTCAAGTTCCGTATAGTCTAGCGGTTCAGGATAGGGTTCTTTCACAACCTTGACCCGGGTTCGACTCCCGGTACGGAAATCCAAGCGGTATGGTGCAGTGGTCAGCACGTCGGCCTTTGACTCCGGAAACCCTGGTTCGATTCCAGGTACCGCTACCAACATCTATAAGTTAGTGGTAGACTGTCAGATTTCCAATCTGAATGCGCGGGTCCGATTCCCGCTAGATGTAACTAAACCCCATCGCAAATGTCTTGATCGTGTAGCTCAGTGGTAGAGCAGGGGTCTTATGCGCCCTTGGTCGCAGGTTCAATCCCTGCTACGATCATTTACCGCATTAGCTCAGTTGGTAGAGCATCGGCCTTTTAATCCGATAGTCGAGGGTTCGATACCCTCATGCGGTACTTTCATACACTCTGCACGGTATATTCAATGCAACCCTTTGAATCGTTTTCCGCAGTCTATCGAGCAATGTACGAGATGGATCAAACAAGATGGACCGTGTACGGAGGGTACAAGACCTTCGCAGAGGTTCTTCACGACGTCCTAACTATCTACCAGTTTAAGGGCATGCTCGTGGATTATGGGTGGTTTATCTATGGCGTCCAATCCGATGGAACAATGGTCAAATTAAATGAAGACGGAATCCCCATCCCCGTACGAGCTTGTCCGAGTGGTTAAGGAGACAGTCTTAAGATCTGTTGACGCAAGTCGCGAGGGTTCGATCCCCTCAGCTCGTATTCAAACTTTTTTTTACACGGATGACCGAGTGGTGAAGGTGACAGTCTCAAGATCTGTTGACGCAAGTCTCATGGGTTCGAATCCCATTCCGTGTACATTCGGGGAGGAATACCCTCCCCTCGCCCTTTTAGCTCAGTGGTAGAGCACCCGCTTTGTAGGAAACAAAGTAGTTTGTTTGCCGTTATTCCCGAGCAGTGTTGTGTGCTCGGGGACAATGAACGTTTTGCAGTACACAATCAGCGGTAGGTCGGTGGTTCGATTCCAGCAAGGGGCAACCTTCATATGTGGATGCATACGCATTTACATCTGTTTGTAAAAGTCCTCGTACTTCATTGCCTTTGTCTTGTTCGGCGTCTCGGATTGAGGGACATACGTGTCAAACAACTTCTTGCCCATAATGACAGTTGCTTGATCGGCAGTTAGTTCACCCTTTTCAATGCGGCGCTTCAGGGCAAGCATTTCAAAAAAGGTAGTGTCTAACCGGTCCTCGGAATGCATATTCCACAGACTCGGGTAGTTAAAGTACAGGACGCCATTCTCCTCTCGAAGTTTTGCAAGGTACGCATCCTTCGGGAGATGACGCCACATCTTCTTGCTGTCATCCATGGCACGAACCAGTGCCTGGATTTCTGTTGCTGTCAGGTCCTTGTCATTGATTCCACGAACTCCATCTGCAATTTCTTGAGGCGTTAATTCACGCACGGATTGCTGCTGCATTGTATTCAGATGGGATAGATTCTATAAGTGGGTTTAACGCATGCATAAGATGCATACACTCTTCGTGTGACGTCATTCCGGTAAGGATAATGTTTCCAGTTCGAAAGACTTTTGCAATCCATCGAGTCTCTGCAAAGTAAATCTTGACTGCAGGGTACACGGACGGTTCATACTCGGTGCGAATTCCCTTGGATCGCAGGTACGAATAGAGCGTCTCCCTGGACAGATTCTTCACCTTTTGCAGACGTGTCTTGTAGTTCATCAAGACAACGCGGCGATTCTTGAGTTCCCACGTTCCTGAGACAAGACACTGTGCGCAGTTTGCAGAAATGTGTGCCTGCAAGAACTTCATGACCGATCGGTCATATCGCTCGTCGAGAACACCTGTAATGTGAAACACACCATTCTGAAAGATCTTGACGGTAATCTCCTTTCGAGGAAGTTCACCGTCTCCATCGTTCAGTACCACGAGTGTAATGGAATTATGCCCAAATCCAGTGGTTCGCTTTGGTGGGGTAGGCACATCCTTCACTCTCCTCTTGACAAGGTTCTTCTTGCTTGAACCACGCATAGGCGATCCCTGTTTCTCAATCTTGATGAGATCGTCTGTCAGTGGAAGAAATTCAAGAATCTTGAGCGTGTCGATCTTGACGTCGAGCGTATACAGGATCACCATCGTTGTCAGTGTTGCCGTCTCCATTTAAAGAAAAGTCAATCTACAGGATTGGCATTTCGTTTTAAAGGGGACGGATGTAGACGTCGGACATTTCATTCTTCCATGCCTGTGAGAAGGATAAGGGTTGACAGGAAATGACATGACACTCAAATTTGCGAATCACCTTTCGCAACCGAACTTCTTCTGTTGGCGTTAACATCCATCCTTCAAGATATCCCAACCAGATCACTGCCGTCTTGTGATGGGAAAAAATAGAACACACTGCGTCGACCAGCGTCTCGAGCGGTTCGCCGGACATATCGATGGACTCAGGTGGACGAGGTGTACGGTACATATAGACAATCAGCATTACTCTACAACGCGAGGACGTATGTAAGTGTTCTTGAACCCAGGACCAGATACGCTTGCACACGCACACGCACCTGCAAAGACGACCTTCTTGCAAGTTTCGCAGCATGTAGTGTATCCACGGGCACGGGCATTCTTCTCCTCCTGAATACGACTCAGATTGGCATCGGCGGCAAGTTTATCATTGAACTCAGGCAGGGTTGATGTGGTCATGCATCCCTCGCGAATCAGTTGCGGTCCAACCTTGGCATTGCGTGCACTCGACGACATTGCCACCGCCTGTCCACCAATAAACTCGGTACGGTGTTGCGCATCACGGACCTGGTGACCGCCGCCCGAATAAAATTGAGATGTAGGCATGGTTGCCGTCATGTTCAGGGTTGTCGTGCACACCGGGGACACAACCGCTGTCTCAAAGTTCCCCGACGCGGCAAGACGACGAACAATCTCCGTGTGGTGTCCAGCATCACGATGCGGACGAACGTCTAAGATCTGGGTCATGCGCTGCTTTTGGCGTCCAAGATATTCACTGCAAGACATTCTTGTATTGTATTGAGATTATACCCCCGCGTGGGTAAACATCTTGATTCGACAACACTCGCGAACAAGTCCCAACTCATTCATTGCTCGACCCTCTGCTGCAATCTCTGTCTTGGTTGTCAGGTACGTCAGGTCTCCATTTTCAGGGCGACCATCCTCCTTGCGGTACTTCTTGACCAACTCGAGGAACGTAAACCACTTGCCGGCAAGAGGCATGTTGCACGTGTAGCATCGCATCGGGGGTGGAAACTCCATTGTATGTTCTTATATTTCTTTACGACGTTCTGTTTTCGTTTCTATCCCCAAAAGCAATGAAGCGTCGCCAATCTCTGTGGGTCATACTCCCGCTTGTCTTTCTTGCCATTGTCTTGTTTGCTGCAGTCATTCGTGTTCAAACAAGCGAAATGACCTCGACTTTATCGGAAGACATTACGCGATTTCAACCGGGAAGTATCGACATTGACATGGCAATGAAGACAGTTGTCCATGCGCCTCCGACCACTCTTGCGCCCGCAATGCCTCAACCGGTTCATCTCTTGTTCCCGCCGTCTGCAACCGACCTTGAGAAATTGTCAGGTCCTCAAGTATAATGAAGACATTTGCGCTCATCGCACTTCTTGTGGGGGTTCTGTTTGCAAGCATGGTTCTTCGGTCCTCGACTCAAGAACGGTTTGTACCCGATATCAATGACTATGTAAAGTTGCCTCCGTTTGGACTTGCATCGAGTGTTCCCATGTCGACATGTCCGGATGGAACACGAGCGCAACGTGGTCTGTGTAACCAAGCGCTTGCACCTTAAAATATAGAGTACTAAACAATGAAAAAGGGGTATATTTTAGCACTCGTGGCACTTGCCGTTCTTGTTACACTTTGGCGCCCTCGTGAAGGACTTTGCAGTCCATCTGCGGCGCAACTTGAGGCACAAGGACGACAGGCGTGCGCGGAAGAAAACGGTGTGTGGGACGCGACTACGAAACAGTGCACATGCCCTGTCTAATCTACCACGTCAACTCGAGTTCCTGAACATTCCAATATTCAGAGACACCGTTGGGCAACCGACGACGAATAATATACGGCAACTTCCTCTGCTCAATTTCGCGCTTGACAACGAGATCCAGGAAATTCGGAGCACTTGTACGGAGTCCATCTAGACTCACCAGTGGTTTCGATCCATCTGCAATTTGTTGTGCGCGTGCCGCAAGGAGGGTCACGTACTCGTACTTTGTAAAGTACGGAGTTGTAATGCGCGCGACTGAACGCGACTCGGTGATATCCTTGCGAAAGATCGGTTTCACTTCAGGGTGCAGTTCCATACTTATTCTTCTTCACTGAACTTCTTTCCTTCGTTTTTAACAATGCCACTTCTCAAACCGTCAGCGTCTGATTTCACTGCGTTTCAGAAAGCGAATGCACAGGCGTTTCCTGTCGGGTCGACGGTTCCCAAACTCGTCAGTTCAAGCGCAGTTCCTGCCACTGTATCTGTCGTCCGATCCATCACACGGGCGAATGCAATTACCCCGCAGGTGGTTGCAGGTGTCTCGATCCTTGCGCAGGCAACCGTGAAGACACCGACAACTAAAGTATACCATTAAGACAAATGCCTACCATTCCTGCATCAGCATACACAGAGTACATTAAAAACCAGGCGGCAAATGTTGCCTATACGTCTCGGACACCCATTCCGATCCAGACAACTGCGCAACCGTATTCGCGTGTCTCCATCTTGAATGCAAAGGTTCTTGGATCCGAAGTTGGAGCTCGCGTCAATCCGGGTTTGTCTGCATTAACCCCGGTGAACGGTGTTCTTGGTCGTGTACGTCCCACGCCTACAAACTATGTGAACAATCCCAATGCGCTGAGTCTCTTGACCTACCAACGCCTGTAAAACGAAATCCGGATTTTGAAAACAAGTAGACTGCACTGAAAAAAATGAGCGTCATCATGGTTCTCTACACTGCAAAGTATCCGGACGTCGAGTACACAACCGTCAAACCCTGCACTACATTTGAAGATGCGAGCGTCTTCTGCGAGACAGTGCTACACTTCAAGGCAGAATGTCTTGAACCGTCTCAACTGAAGACCAGTCTGGTTGGACCGGAGTATCTCAAGTGGTCCAAGCACAATCCGCCTCTTCTGTGGAGTGTCGGTTCTCAATCCATCCGAATGTACATTGCAAATGCTTAGGACGTCTTTGCGCCCTTTGCATTCTGCTTCCACTGTGTGTCGCACACCTTGCACTGATACATCCACGCAACATTCACTGCGTCTAACTTGACGCCTACAATTTGAGATTTTTCTCCGGGTGCACGCGTAGGGCATCGATCATTGAAACAATTCATTGTATCAAAGGACGGAAGTCGAGAATCGTACTTTAGATTTTTGTTAATTGACAATTGAATCGACGTATCCTTGGTAAAGGTGTGGTCGTATACAATTGGATTCTCCTTCGTGACTGCCTCCTCATAGGGACATGCAGGGTCTCGGCACTTCATGACCATTCCTCCCTCCTTCTCCACCATGTCATAGAGAAAACGTCCACACAAGGTACAGAACTTCATCTTGCTTGTCTTTTGGGTTGAAAGTCTTCCTCTTCGTTTTACTTCTCAAAATCCAATTTCATGCGTTAAAAACGGACGGCGTCGACAAAAGGAATCGAGACAATAATCATGTCGACTACATCCAAGTTTATGGAATTCCTGAATGGCACGGAGCGGGACAGCGACAGCGGCAAGAAGAAGAGCGGACGCCGTGCGGAAAAGGGGAGCGGACAAGACACGCACAATTTCATGTGTTCTCCGTACGGGTCTTACCAAATTGAGTCAGACGAATTGCCGGAGTTTTACCGATTGTATTGCGACCATTTGCGTCAGCACGGACAATTGTCTCTGACCGAAAAGGGTACGCGCATCGGTGCACTTCGTGTAGATCTCGACTTTATCTATTCTGGGCGTGTCGAGACGCACAAGCACACGCAGGAGCAGACGGTTGCCTTTATCAAGGCGTACATGGCAGAAGTCAAGAAGTATCTCGAGATTGCAGGCAATGTGGAAGTGTTTGTGATGGAAAAGCAGTATCCAGTGTACGAAAAGAAGAGCGATCGGTCCAAGTCTGGCATTCACCTGCTGATTCCGTCCCTCAAGACGAATCGGTTTGTCGAGGAGGCAGTTCGGCGAATTCTCGTGCCCCGCATGGAGTCCTTCTTTCCAGCACTGGGATTGGCAGATAAGTGGGAAAAGGTGTACGATCCTGCGCCGCTGACACACACCAGCAACTGGATGATTCTCGGATCCAAGAAGGACGGTGGGTATCCGTATGAGTTCAAGTATATTGTCGATTGGGACCCGAACGACAATGAGGTGAGTGTGGACGAGGATGTGCCGGTCCATGTGACGCCTGAACTCGTTGCCAAGTTCTCGATTCGTTCACCTGCATCGGATGAGACCACAATGACCAAGTTTGCAAAGGAGATCTTGAAGAAGAGCGAGGATGAGTCTCGCATTTCGGGAGGTAGGGCAATCACGCCAGGTCGTGGACGTCCAGCAGTGCGTGGCGATCCTGGATCTCGCGGATCTTCGCCTACGCCCGTGTACCAGCAACCTCTGTCCGAAGCACTTCTCAAGTATTACCGGAATCACGTGGACAATCTTGCGCCGATTCGGTACACGTCGTACAAGGAGTGGATGGATGTCGCGATTTGTCTCAAGAATATCCACACGGATCTCAATGACACATTCCTTGACTTTTCGGCAAAGAACGAGGAGAGTTACAATCCACGCGAAGCACAGTCAAAGTGGGATTCCATTGGATTCCGAAATGAGGGTGCACGTCTCGGCGAAAACAGTCTGCGCACATGGTCTCGTCTAGACAATCCGGACGAGTATGCCAAGATTGAAAGCGGTAACGTAAATCGGATTATCGAGGAGTCGGCGCAGACCCAGACAGAGCACGACGTTGCCCTCGTTGTGCATTCTCTCTATCGCGACGAGTTCAAGTGTGCTCGATTCAGCGCATCTGCGTGGTATCGCTTCGTGGGCCACACGTGGAAGGAGACGGACAAGGGCGTTGGTCTTCAGGTTCGTCTGTCCAACGATGTGGTCAAGGAGTATCGCAAGGCAAAGCATTTGGTCTCGCAGCGTCTGATTAACAGTGAGGCGTGCACAACGGACAAGAAGGTGAATCCGAATTGCATGTGCGATACCTGCAAGGACGAGAAGTTGGAGTCGTCCTACACTGCACTCATTAACAAGTTGAAGACGGTGAAGTTTACCGAGAATGTCATGAAGATGGCGCGTCTCGTGTTTCTCGATGAGGAGTTTGCGAACAAGTTGGATGAGAACAAGAATCTGATTGCATTCCGAAACGGTATCTTTGACACTGCATCGTACACATTCCGTCCAGGTCGCGCAGAGGACTACATTTCCTTCTGCACAAATCTGGATTACGATGCAGACATGCCGCATTACCAACATGCCTGCTGGGACGAACTGAATCGGTTCTTGCACGATGTCATGCCCGAACACGATGTGCGCACCTACTTCTTGTCGTACCTTGCCACATGTCTGAATGGCGTGAACGAGGCGCAAAAGTTTCACATTCTGACCGGGTCGGGATCCAACGGCAAGTCCATGCTTGTCAATCTCATGACGACGGCAATGGGCGATTATGCGTGCAAGGCGCCCATCTCACTCTTGACACAGGGACGAAACAAGTCATCTGCTGCTGCACCGGAACTTGTGCGTCTGAAGGGACGTCGATTCGTGACCATGCAGGAACCCGACGAGGCGGCACCTATCAATACGGGTCTGATGAAGGAGTTGGCATCGTCTGAGAAGATCACGTGTCGCGATTTGTATGCGGGATCCAAGCAGATGATTGACTTTGATCTGCAGGCGCGATTCAATCTTGCATGCAATGAGAAACCCAAGGTCAATACACAGGACGGCGGTACGTGGCGTCGTCTAGTGGTTGTGGATTATCCGTCCAAGTTTGTAGCAGATCCCAAGTTGCCCCACGAGAAACCGATTGACGAGACCTTTGTGCAAAAGACGGTGTCCGAGGAATGGGCAACGTGTTTCGTGTCGTATCTCGTGCATCTGTACACGGAGGGCAAGGGGTTCCGCAAGATCGTGCCGCCCGAGAAGGTCATGGCATACACGTCGGAGTACAAGGAGGACAATGACATTATTGCCAAGTTCCTCCGTGAGAAGATTCATGCGGTTGAGGATGGATCGACGGGCGAGGACGGTGAGCGTGTGACAAAGATTGACGTGACCATTGCATATGCAGAGTGGAAGCGTAACAATGATCTGCGCGGTGGATCACTCCCCGATCTGTGGAAGCGCATTGAGGCACTCTATGGACGGTTCAATAAGGGGTGGACGACGTTCAGGATCGGTGATTAGACAGTGTGCGGGCGAGCGGCACCGATGCGCGTAAGAATGTACGTGCGGAGAAGACCAATCACGACAACGACAATGAAGAAGGACACAACTAAATTGATCAGACTGACGAGCACGTCGCCCACCATCAACTTGGTTCCTCCAATGGTGACGGCAAAGGACGCAACACCCTTGCCCGCAGACGCGGCAGGCGCCAGAATCGGCGTGATGATGTTCGTGTTCAGCGCGGTGAAGAACTTGGACACGACATCACCAAGGTAAAACGCTGCCGTCAAGATAATCAGATCGCGAGTGTCAAGCATTTTACATTTACGATAGATTCTTTTTGACTGGAAACACAATGGGGATCGACACTAGATTCTTTGGGCCAAGCGGATGGCAGTTGTTTCACCTCATTTCGTTCCGCCCGCATGCCGCACCCGTCCTCGAGTTAATGAAAGATGTGCTCCCCTGCAAATTCTGTAGAGCGTCTACAACTGAGTTTGTCGAGAAACATCCGTTACACGGTAACGCGGCAAAGTGGTTATATGAAATCCACAATATGGTCAATGACAAGTTGCGGACCCAATGTGCAAAAGACCCCGCAGTCCCGAATCCAGGCGAAGATCCGTCGTTTGAACATGTGAAGGAAACCTATGAAAGACTCTTGTCACACAAACCGACCGCAGTGCCTGGTCGTGACTTTTTATTTGCAATTGCCCGGAATTATCCAGAAGAACCTGAAGAGGTTCCTGCATGGTCTGCACTGCAGAAGGACTTTCTTCACAAACTGTCCAGAGTCTATCCGTTTGAAGCGTCTACCTTTCAAACGTACTTGGGGACACATCCAGTGGATCTGCGGTCGCGGACTCACTACATGCGTTGGATGTATGGGTTACTAAAAACGATTTCAAAGAAAGTCCATGTCGGTATCCCTTCGTTTCGGGGATATGCGCATCACGTTTCGTATTACAAGAGTGGATGTGCAAAGAAAACGTACCATGGGAAAACGTGTCGAAACGGTACAAAAGTGAGAGATCACGGAAAAACGAAACGCATTGTACATAACCGCCTGTTACTCTAAAATGCGGTCCTATACTGAATCAGAAGATGCACTGAACACGAAACTCTACATGTTTGTATTCCTTGTCTTCACGCTCCTCTTTCTCAAGGCAATTCTCTCTTAACGGTGACGGCGAGTGCGGCGCGTGCGTCCACCGCGGTGACGGCGAGTCTTGCGACGACGACGCCCACCCTTCTCCTCCTCCTCGAACTCCGCCTCCGCGCCGAGTTCCTTCGCCGCACCCTCTTCCTCGACCTTCTCCTCACCCTCACCCTCCGGACGATCTAACGCACCGCCCTTCTTGTAGGTGCTCTTTGCCTTCTTCATTGCCGCACCGAGCGAACTGCCCTTCGGCATCTTGCGCTTCGTTGCCATGACGTGCTTAATCCAAGGAGAAAGACCCTTTGCCATTTATATTGACCGCAGAATACTTTTTACATGGGGATAAATCCGGTTTCACTGCCCCGAGCAAATAAATTCCACTGGCATCCATACTTGTACACATTGTCGTGTCCGCCCGACGAATCAAACGTAATGTCAGGCGCCACAATTGAAATGTGATTTTTATTGAATTCAATCAACTCGGCAGAATCCCGAGGGTAGACTGCTTGGGCATATTCGAGACGACGCAGGCCCGATCCACCCCACGACAAGTTCACGAGCGGTTCGAGATTCGATCCACGGACTTCGGGACCGGATACAATCACGAGTTTATTGGCAAGTGCGCCTAACAGCATCCCTTCCACCGCCTCCTCGGTCTTGAGAAATTTCTTATGCAAGGTCGTGCTCAAGTCGTGCGCGATCTTGTTTAACGTAAAGGTTGTCGACGTATGCGGCACAATCGACAAGATAAGGGGGAAGGACGATGGAAATGCTTCATTCACAAGAGTCACACAGACAGATTCAAACGATACAGTGTCGCCCTTGTTTCCCGATTGAAGTGCCACAACTGGACGGTCCTGTGCGTCCGAATACACATGGACTTCAATCAATCGAATCCCTCGAGCAAGTGCCCCGCTCACAGATTCAAATGTAGATCCCGGACACCGGTAGTCGCATAACCGCCTATTGTGGTCAAAGGTCGGCGGCGCAAGTCCCTTAAATTCATCCATAAAGAGGTACCCAATTGCAAGCAAAAGCACTGCAGCGACGACCTGCTCCATTGCTAAAAACGAAGACTTGATTTTCAATGAGAACTCCAGGCATACATCATGGAGTCCCTTACACCTGTTCTTTCATCGTACGTCGACGTCTCGAAGCGCATCAATGATCTGAACGCTCAATTGGCAGAGCTTCGCGATACCCGCCGCTCCATTGAGTTGGATCTCGGTATTCTGTATGCGACGAAGCAACTTCCAGACAGGTTGGACTTGCGTACATCGAACATGACCTTTGTCGTCAAGCGCCCTAACCAGTGGAAGAAGGGATGGTCGCTGTCCAAGAAGGAGTTGGCGCGTCTGCTGAACGAAATCCTTCCAGAGCATGGAGAGGACGTCATGAAGGACATTGAGAGGCGTCATTCGTCTTCGCTTGTATCCGATGATTTCGGGTTTGAGCTTCGGTCAAAGACTTCAGACTCGTCTTGAGCGAGCATCTTTGCAATACATCGATCCGGTGTCGGATTGACACAGACAACCGGATCTACGGACTGGAGTCTCCGTCTCAGGACTTGACATGTCGTGAGTGAACATAGAGTAACCACAAAGGATCCAAATGCAGAATACAAGACAATCTCAAGTATACTCATTTTTCTTTTGACGGTCCTTTATTTTGACCAATTCTTCCATTTCGCGAAGAATACGGTTCAACTCTTCCATGACCTCTTGGGCATGCTTTACGTTTCGATCGGGCAAAAATCCATGCTGAACCCGAGTAACTGCTGCGACAAGCGACTGCTGACGACTGAGAACATAACAGGCCAGTGTGGACAGGTGTTTGACCATCAACGTATGATTCTACAACAGAGAAAATATGTAAACTACAGACTATCGTCCTGCCGTTCCAAAAAGTATGTGAGCAACAAGGGTTCCACTCTCTTGTCGGAAAGTTCCCACACAGAATCCCAATTGGGTCTTAATAGCGTTTGTACATCTCGAACACCGTCTAAGATCGCATGCCGACTCACATACTTTCGATTTGCGTGGGTTCCGTGATACAAGTGATAGACCTTCCCTGACGTGCATGCAAGACGAGGACGACTCTGTGCACAATACGTCGCATACGTTGTCCGGAATGCCGGGTGTACATCTGTAATCACACCTAACCATGCGGCGGCGGACAAGGTATCCCCACTGCCCGTGATGGAATATTCATAAAATTTGTGGGTCCGGAACCAGGAGCGACGGAATGCCCACGCAAATCCAGGATGGTACCGCCAATTGTACTTTTCCGCTCGGTTCATATAGAAAACCGACAGTCGTTCTTGCGTTGCCGTCTTGTACGTCAAATCCATCCACACCGCACTTGAAAAGGGTTGGACGACATCGTGCCGTTCTAGGAGCGCAGATGTCTGTGTATACCAGTCCTCATTCCCAAAGACCAGATCTGCGTCCATGAACATGATTTTGCGGTAGTACCACGGGATTTTCTGTTCAAGGATAGAGCACAATTTCTCCTTGTGGAACAGTACGGTGCGCGCACGAACGTGAAAGGCATCCTTGATCTCGGGATCTTCCTTCTTAAAGCAAAGTTCAATTGTGTAGTACGGAATTCCGGCAAGTTTCAATTTTTCCACTGTGTACAGATAGTTCATCAGCATTCGCTTGGACTTTCCCGGATTGAAGAATACGAATCCAATTGCCATATCCCGAAACCACGGTTTTGCATATCTCATCGTTGCCACGTCAATGACCGTATTGGATATGGGCGGTGCATCAGGTACACGCTCATATGCAAGAGACGCACCTTGTCCCATTGTGTGAGAAAACGAAAACTTTGTTCCGAACTTCAACACAAGACATATGGAGTACTCCCCTTACAATCCGGTGAATCGGTTCTTTACCCGGGAGGACATTCACTCAATCTTGCGTCGACACGGTCTTCCGCATTACCAAGTCATGAATCCAGATATCTTTCAAACGGCAATGGTCCACACAACCTATGTAAAACGCACAGAGTATACGTCTCAAGACGGGAAACCTGCACTCCTTGCGCCCTGTCCTCCCGGTGTCATGCCGCTGCAATCGGAGTCCTATGAATGTCTTGAATTTGAAGGAGATGCCATCCTCGGTGCTTGTGTTGCGACGTACTTACGTCACAAGTTCCCAGAGAAGAAGCAGGGGTTTCTCACAGATGCTCGAAAGGAACTGGTAAACAATGACAGGATCGGCGACTTGTCAAAGAAAATGGGTCTGGATGCATTCTATGTAATTTCGCGCCACAATGAAGAAGCAGTGGCGATTCGTGGACGGGCAAACACAAAGAAACTCGGTGATATCTTTGAGGCGTTTCTGGGCGCACTGTGGACAGATTGTGGAAACCGATTTCACATTGTGTCTGCATTTGTAAACCATGTGCTCGAGACCTATCTGGACGTAGATGAACTCATCGGATCCGCACTCAATTACAAGGACATGTTCCAAAAGGTCTGTCAGCGGGTCTTAAAGTGTACACCTACCTATATCATGTTATCGAACGATCCCAAGAAGAATGAGATCAAGGTTGCGGTGTGCAATGAGTCTGGAAAGCATCTTGGGTACGGGAGTGCATCGACTCGCAAAAAGGCAGAGCAACTTGCGTGTAAAGAAGCGTTATCTGTTTACAAGGACCAAGACAATGAAGATTCTTCTTAAATATCCGACTCGGGGTCGTCCACAAAAGGCAGCGTCAGTGTTGCAAGTGTATGTAAACCTTGCCACCGATCCCTCGCGCCTAGGTCTTGTTCTTTCGTGCGACGAGGATGATTCGACCATGACATCCGCTGTTCGGACCCAACTCAATGCAATTGCATCTCCCCTTGCATTCAAGCGCATTTGTGTAGGTAAAAATACATCCAAGATTGCGGCGTGCAATGCGGATATGAATGTCGAGTGGGATTGGGACATTGTTGTTCTCGTGTCCGACGATATGATTCCGCAGGTGCGTGGATATGACGATGCAATTCGGTCGCATATGCTTGCATCCTTTCCCGATACAGATGGAATTCTTTGGATCAATGATGGATTTCAAGGACAGACACTCAACACACTCACCATTTTTGGACGTAAAGTGTACGATTCGTTTGGATACATGTACCACCCATCGTACACAAGTCTCTATTCCGACACGGAACTCACAGACCTGTGCAAGACAACCTTGAAGGACAAGACACTCTATATCCCGCACTGCATCATTCGTCATGAACATCCGGTGGCAGGGTTTGGCAAGATGGATGCACTCTACAACAAGAACAATGCATTTTGGGAAGCAGATATGCGGACCTACATCTCTAGAAAAGACTACCCGTATCAATGGTCCATCTTAATTCCGACCATGCCTGGACGTGATGCTCAATTGCAGGCACTTCTTGCCCGCATCCACGAAAAGGTTACGTGGACACGCCCTGAAATCCGGATTGACTATGACAACCGGACTGCGAGTATAGGTGAGAAGCGACATCGGTTGCTGCAGGGTGCCCGTGGCAAGTACATGTCCTTTATAGACGATGACGATGAAGTCACCGATGCGTATTTTGAAGATGTGCAACGCTGTATGGAAACTGGATTGGATGTGATGCGGTTACATGGGCGCATTGGAAACTTTGTCTTTACGCACAGCATCGAGTTCAAAACCGGATTCATGGCACGACCGCCCAATGAGTTTTTGCGTACACCGAATCACCTCAATCTCATGTTGACAGACATTGCAAAACTCATTCCCTTCAAGTCGATAAAACGCGGAGAAGATCTGGAATGGTCAATTGCCTTGTCTAGACTTGGCGTGTTGCGATCGGAATACTGTCCGGACCCATCTCGCATCCATTATATTTACAAGTATCAGGGGTCCGCAGATCCGTCTGAATTGTTTGACTATCAGAAATTGCATACGCACGAGCAGTTCTTGCAGTATGCAATGACACATTCCTCTATTGCTCCCCAAAGGCAAACGGGTATGCGCCTTGGACCAAGAGGGTTTGTTTCTAAGTAAAGGACAATGCAGTGGTTTCAAATCGTAGGAATCCTTCTTCTGGTCGGTGTTCTGTATTGGTGGTTCACGTCCTATGTGCGCACCGATAAGAGCAAGACGGTTATCCAGGGACCGAATCTATCTGGAAAGACAGAGTCGACGTCTACGCTCGGACTGCAACGATCGTTCAATCAACCCGAGGGAGCAATTTTCTCGTATACATGTTGGTTCATGGTCAATGATTTCACCTTTAATTACGGTGTAAAGCGTGCACTCTTTACAAAGGGTGACTGCCCGGGTGTGTATTTTGATTCAACCTCGAACAGTTTGTTAATTGTCATTGATACCTACGGCACAACGGAATCCTTCTTGATCGAGAACATTCCTGCGCAGAAATGGGTCCACCTTGCACTCACTGTCAATCAATATTCCGTGGATGTGTCCATCAATGGTGTGCCTCGTCAGCACCGTACACTTACGCACCTTCCCGACCAGAACAATGAACGGGTTGTCATGGGCGGAAATGGATCGTACGGATGGGATGGAACCCTGAGCGGTCTCACCTATTACAATCGTGCACTGACTGCAAGTGATATCGATCAACTTGTTAAGAAGGTCCCTCCCAACCCGTACCCGAATCCGTCTGCGCCTACATACTTTGGTATCAAGTGGTACACAGACGGTGTATCTAATTAAATATGGTCTAAGGTCAAATGAGCTCTGGCGGACAGAATGGAACTGCCGTGTCGGGTGTAACCTCCATGAACCTTCGCAATGTATCCGATGTCATTGAACAAAATAGAGTCCGACTCATGTATCTCAATTTTTCGCCCACTGGAACTGCGCTGAAAAACCGCACACCGAACGGAAATGACTCTTATTCCCAGTTCTTGAATGGCGCAAAGGAGTGCGGGGGGTCTGCATGTGCTGCCGGCGGTCTTCCGTATTCCCGTACACTCGTCATGACGTTTCGGAATTAGTAATCTTCTTTAGCAACTTCTTTCTGCGAGTCTTGTCATTCACTGGATTGTAACTAAAGAAGTACTGCAAGAAATCCGGGGACTCGCGGTCTTTGGAGAGTTTGGTATACAGTTCAGACCGGTGTTTCTTCATATCAATCAATGTCTCTTGCTTTCCAAGGCATTCCTTGGGAGTCAAGAGGGCAAAATGTCTCTTGTTCTCGTGTTCGGACAATTCAATTAACCGGTCGGCAACACAGAGAAGACGGGTGATTTCACGTTGGGTTGCATTCGTGTACATGTATGCATAAAAGAACTGCAAAAGGGTCGGGATAGATGCAACGCGAATATGATCACGTGTCAAGTGATAACTGTGGCACGCCTGCGTCTCGTAGAATCGAAACACAACTTCACCGTGCTCGCCCAATACATCGGTTCGGGACGAAATCAATTCAGTTCCTTCGGTGACTGTGGTTTTCTTGTTCTTGGTCACTGACTCAATTGTGGATTTCTCTGCAAGCAAGATCACCGGCGTTGTCCACTGTGTTTTCTTGGAATGAATTTCCATTGCAGAGAGTCCGAGCAAGACGATTGGATGGTGTTTGAGAAGGGACAATGTTTCCTTCTTTCGCTCCTGTGTCAATTCCTTGGACACTGGAAACTCTCCAGGACACTTCATTGGATAGTGCTTGTTCAGCAATTGGAGTCGTTTGTAGACCTTTACCCATCGAGATACATCTCCTTTAGGTCGGGACAATTCAAGATACATGCTCATGCGCAAGAAATCGGGGGGAACGTAATGGATTCCGTGGACAGTGATGTCGTCTTTCCACAGGCGGTCGAAAATCTTGGAATCCAGGTGCGTCACGTCCGCAACACCGTGAAATTCAGAAAAGACCTTGAAGGTGCCCAAGTGCATTCCCGGTTTGACCTCGACATACCCTATGTTAAGTGCATTTAGTTGATCTGCAATCATCATTGCATGATGCTGCGGGGTCTCACTAAAGAAATCATAGTCGGGGATGTCCTGGTCCGGATTGTAAAATTGCTGGTCATTGGGCAAAAGATTGTTGATTGCAGTTCCACCGTAACAAAGTACCCGGTGGGTCTTGAGGAACTTTTCAACAACGCCTAACATTTTCTTGACAAGTGGGTCGGTCGCGTCTCGCGTACTGTTTTCGAGTTGAAGTTCATCTACAAGAGTTTCCAATGTGTCCACCATTGTTTAGTATGTATACAAAAACGAAATGTTCCTGTTTTTTTCCTTGAGAGGCAGCAAGATGCCGCCTCGGTACAATCTTCGTCGCCGTACAAACAAAACTGTTTGGATCCCGGACGAGACCATAAATGATGTGGAGTCTTCAGACGATGAAGACTACATTCCCGACGACGACGAAGACCAAGACGAAGACCAAGACGAGTACGAGGAGGATGAGGAGGACGAGGACGAGGTTCCAGTTATACAACTTCCACGTGGGTCGAGAGTGAGTGTGAAACTTCACATTCACACCGTTGTTCCGGGTACATCTCAACTTTTGATGGGCGCAGAGTCAGAGTCGGAGGAGGACTCCGGGTACGAGTCCGAGGAGGAGGAAATGCCTGCGAAAAAGTCCAGATCGAAAGATCCCGTGCTTCTTGCACTCAATGACGACGAGTCGAGGTATTTCGATACGCTGTCCAGGTCAAAGAAAAAGGGATTGGCGGAAAAGATGAAGGGAGTGTCTGGACTTGTCGATGACGGCGATGTCCCGTTCAAATTCCGTGTTCTTGATCTGGAGGTCTCGGACTCTGTAAAGGCATCTGTCATTAAGAAAATTGATGTCTTGTCGGATATCGGAACGGATGGAGAAGGGTACAAACTTCGCAGTTGGGTCGAGTCCTTCTTTCGCATTCCATTTGGAAAGCATGTGCCTCTTCCCGTGAAACTTCAAGATGGTGCTGAACCGTGTGCGCGCTTTCTCTCCGACACCATGAAGACACTTGACAAGGCGGTGTATGGCATGACAGGTGCCAAGACGCAGATTATGCAGATTCTTGCACAGTGGATTTCGAGTCCTGCATCGATTGGCAATGTGATTGCGCTCAAGGGTCCGATGGGTGTAGGAAAGACAGCATTTGCAAAGAATGGTGTTGCCAAGGTTCTTCAGCGTCCGTTTGAGTTCTTCTCCTTGGGCGGCGCATCCGATTCGGCGAATTTCGTGGGACACTCGTACACCTACGAAGGATCGACATGGGGACGAATTGTCGATGCATTGATGAATGCCCGGTGCATGAATCCGGTTTTGTATTTCGACGAGTTGGACAAGATTTCAACAACGCCTCATGGCGATGAGATTGCAAGTATGCTCATTCACTTGACGGACCGTACACAGAATTCGCACTTCCACGATCGGTACTTTTCCGGAGTGGACTTTGATTTGTCTCAGTGTCTCTTTGTCTTCTCCTTTAACGATGAAAGCAAGGTCCATCCGATTTTGCGGGACCGCATGCAGGTGATTAGTTGTTCAGGGTACAGTGCCCCTGAAAAGAAGTCCATCTTGACACAGTACGTCTGTCCTCAAGTGTTGGAACGCATTCATCTGACCGATCAATTGACCTTGTCGGAAGATGCGATTCAGTTTCTCATTTCAGAGTATTCGGCAGACGAAGAGGGTGTGCGAACAGTCATTCGGGCAGTGGAGACGTTAGTGACACGCATCAACCTGCTCCGCATTGCCGATGAAGAGACTGCAAAGGCATATCCATTCTATCAAAAAATTAAATTGCCCTTGACGGTGGATGTCAATATGGCAAGGCACATTCTGCAAGATACGACTCCTCTACGCAATGAGTCGTGGCGGAGTCTCTACAATTAGTCCTTGAGTTCGGTGCGGACCTCCATAAGAAGAATGCCCAGTTTGTTGGCACCCTTCCACTTTCCAGTCTTTGCAACATCTGTATCCGGCGACGTTCCGATACTCCAATACTTGTCTCGAGGATTTGCATATGCAAGTGTGCGTGTACCTGTATCCCTCAACTGCTTGAGAAGTCCCTCATTTGCCGGGTTCACAAACTTGGCGCGCAGACCTGTCTTCATGATCTCATCCTGCCGTGTCGCCCAATCTGCAGGCACATCCTTGATTTTTTCAATGAGAGTCTTGAGTGGTTTGATACTTGTTGCCGGTGTCTTTGTGATCTTGTCTGCTGTCTCCGTATCTCCTGAGTCCGTTGCCTTTTTCCATCCATAGTAGTGCAGCACAGTCGGGAAGGAAATTCCATCGTGTGTAAAGGGTGCCACAAAGTCATTCGATAGAAAGTTGCTTGCATCGGTAAAGAGCAGCGGTTGTTCTGCGAGAGGGACGATCTTGGGTTTCTCAATCTTCTTCTTGGGCGCGGGCGCGGGCACCACAGGCGCCTCCTCGAGAACTGGGAGTTTGCCTTCTTGCACCGCCTCCTTGACACGACGACGAAACACGAAACTGCGGTGGAGAAACGAGTACTCTTGCTGTTGAAGTGTAAGTTGCGATCGCAGTGTCGTATAATAGTCTCCGAACAAGTGGGTGGTGTCCAGATCAAATCCGACTTCAGAGAGCATACTCGTCATTTTTTCAAAGGGAACCAGTGCCTCCCGCACCGGATTCTCAAACGTCTCAATGCTCACTTCAATAAACTGTCCAAACTCTTCTTGCCAGTTCTCAGAATCCGCATACTGCTTCGTGAAGTTTCCTACAATTTGATCGCCTACGCGAAACACATGGTTGGTCTTTCCAAAGAGAAGTTTGTAGACCGATGCACCGTCCAAACACGTTCCGAAGAAGGAGTCCTTGCAGTGTGCAAGGTTCTTGCAGAATTCACGGAAGGTCTCTTCAGATGCGCACGCATAGTGGACGGCAAACTGACACGAGACTGCATCGAACTGTGTAAGATTTGCAAATTGCTCAAGGTACTTTGTCGTCGGTTGATCTGTTCCATTGAGAATCCGTACATACGGGTCGTCAAGTTCAAACAGATTGGTCGTCATGTCCCCCTGGATAAAGAGTGCAGGAGGTGGAGGGTTTGTAGGTTCCTTTGCCTTGACATCAAGGTAGCGCTTACATGCGCCTTCCGGAGAGTACAGATTCTTCTTGGCAAGATCGAATCCGACGACACGCGATGCCTTTGAGTTCTTCCACTTGAGAAGGTCGCCACCTGCTCCCATTGCGAGTTCAAGCAGAGTATGTCCAGGTTTCACGCAGGTGTTAAAGAGTTCACCCTTGATCTTATTGTGAAAGGCATAGACGTCCTTGTTTGCGCGGTCGGATCGCTTGAGGTCCGTTCGGTAGTACTGTTCGTCTTCAACCGTATCGTCTGGGGGATTCGATGCACATGTCCGAATCATTTCATCTGAAATCGGAACGTGGATGGACGTCCAGATCGACTCGGCAACTGCACTGTCATTTCCAAACTGAGGCGCACCGTTCCGATACTCTGATGTCTTATCATATCGAGTGCGCATGATACGCCACATTCCCTGGTCGATATCGTACGAGCACTCCACAATTGTATTGTCATCGACTCGCAGTCCGGAGATGTCGACAGGCACATTTGCCTCGTTCAAGGGAATCAAAATCACATTTGCATTCGGGTCGCGCGGTGTAGTCGGTTGAAAGGGCGTGGGTGCGCGGTTGCTGCGTTCGGCGATACGCTGGAGATCAGGCGGGAGAACCTTGGGTGTGTATTCGTGCGTCATTGTCTGGCATGGGTAGACGATGCTTGAATTCCGGTTACGACCTACAAACAGACTTCCGGTAAAGACAGGAGATCCATTCTTTGCATAGGATGTGTCCGGTTTGAATCGAATCAAGAAGTCAACGCTATTCTGGTTTGCAGGTTTCCACTTGTAGACACGCAACCATGTGTTTCCGAGACAGTCCACATCAGGCGCAACCCCAGAGTCTCGGGGAGTAAAGATAAGTCCGTCTGTCTCGTACTCGAACTTTGTGTCCAGAATACGTCCAATCGATGTCTCCATTGCCTGTCCGTCGCCAGCAAGGAACAACTTGGACTCAATACGAAAGAGACTCTCGCCCGGTTGACCAGGACTCACGGTAAAGTCTGTCGAAATGTCATTCACAAACGACCGTCCACACCCCAACCGAGACATGGTCGGACGTGCCTCGACGTCTTCGTCTGTCGTCATTAACGGATGCTTTCGCACATCCTGACCGCGATAGATGTAGGTATCGAAGATGCAGAACAAATTGAGGTGAGGAAGGTATTCTCCGTCCAGCGTATCGCCCTTGTGCACGTCTGTCGTTGCCGTAAGACCTGTCCACTGCATCGACAATCCCTTGGGACGGACGAGAACAAGACGCTTGTCATTCATAACCACCAACATACACCGCTCGCCATCTGCCTTGTTTGTCACAGTGTACCCCTTTTGAACACAGTGGGGACGATCCGGCCGAATGTGCCTCCGCTCAAGTGTAACGGGATTGACGAACCGTACCTTGCGACCTGAGAACTCGTCCATGTACCGACGCACATCCGTCTTGGTAAGAAGAAAGTTTGTCTGCTGGAAGGCGCACAGAAGGGTTCGGATCACCTGCTTGTAACTCTGAAGGATCTTCTCGTCCGACACGCTGCGATCCACCAATTCAAGTTCAAGTTCATATGCAGGTGTTTGCTTCAAAATGTCGGAGAAGGACCGTGTGTCTCTGGTCTTGGACTTGACTTGTGAAAAGTCGATCCGGAGAATACCATCTGCACTCATCCATGACCGACGATGCAGAATGCGGATATAATTCGTCTTGTCCATCGGATTTCCTCCAAAGTCCTTTCGGACTGGGTCCTCGAGACGCAAGGTGAACTTGAGGTTGTAGTCTGTGAGTTCCAGATCTGTCTTGGGGTGACGCTTCTTGCGCTGAACATCCAGGGGAATACCGGTGAAACTGCCGGTTGTGCAGACCCGATGGATTGCCTCGACACCCTTTACATTGACACGAAGTCCGTCCTGGTAGGAAAAGACGGCGTAGTGCTCTTCAAGTGGTGTCCCCTGAAGACGAAGACTGATTCGATCGGCGACATTCTTGGTAAGAATCTCCTTGGCAAGCACCTTGCATTCGAATTCAACTGCAGGGTCCCGCTTTGCAATCTTGATGTAGTCTAGAAGCTCGGAGGGTAACTCCATTTGCTATTACTATTTGTTTGGATGTGTTTTATTCGTTTTTGCCATTGCGTTTCTCTTGAAGTCTTCTGCGTCCATCGACTTGCGTTGATCAATGTAAAATGCAACGAGTGTGTTCATTTCGGACAGACATTCATCCGACAGCGCTTCCGACGAGACAAAAATACCACTATTTGTCTTTGTGTACGCATCCGTGTGCTTCTTGATCACTTGAAAAAGTTGGTAGTGTTCGTGGATCCCTAAGGTATCGATCCGTTCCCGAAGCGCATCCTTTTGTACACGTTTCATTTATATCACTCTGTGGTTATTAGGCAACTGCAACAAACGGGAGAATGCCGCCCTTCTTCTTTGAGGGACGAGTCTGGTCGATCGGGACAGTGATCCGCCGCTCAACACCTGAAATCGACGCCCCTGCAGCAGCATTGGTCGCGCCCGCCTCGGGAACACTCTCGATCTGCACCGGCGCAACGTGACCCTCGTCCACAGTTGTCTTGAGTGTACCCAGAACATCGATGCTGTCGTTGCCCTGTTGGAACTTGGACCCCACCACCTCAAACTCAATTTCCTGATCTTCACGGATGGCATCAAATGCCTCATTCCCAATATGGAGATCGCGTGGAAGAAGAACCATAATGGGAGAGACTTCTGCATGAAGACCAATCTTGCTCTTCAGCACAACCTTTGCACGAAAGACCTGACCTGGGTGGGGCATACAGATGTCTGCCTGAAACCGGACTGCAGTAAAGTCCAGACCTCCCTTGATCAGATTCACACGACCCAGTGAATAGTCCTCGATGGTGATACTTCCCTTTCGAATATACCCTTCCGGGGTGCACGTACCTGCATACTTTGTATTGAGTTGTGCAGACAGACTTGCGTGGATGTTGCGCTGAATATGGGGTGCAGTGATATGAACGCTCCGAACCAAACTGCGACGTTCGAACAAAGGATCGGTCATTTCCCTTGTATTACACTTTAACTTGAAGTTTTCGTTTTCTAACTGTGTGCAATCACATCCATCTCTGCAGGAGTGTACCATCCAATCTTAGGATCTGCATTTTCTTGTTGTTCGCGTACCAGCAATTCCGTGAATTGGCACCATGCAGAACTGTTCTTCTTGGCAACATCTGGAGGGATCCCTACCCCCCGCTTGTCAATAAATGCTGCCAGTGCAAGAACATCCGGTTTCTTATTGTCTCCCGTTCCACATGCCACCGGTACATCTCGACGGGTCGCTGCCTTGCGTACCGGTTCCTTGTCAGTGAGTTCAAACTTGCTTATACTAAATTTCCCACCTCGAACACTTGCAAAGAGTGCCTTGCTTTCAGCATACTGTTTCTTTCGACCTGCGACCCATTTCAATACCTTTTCACCGTCTTCTCCAATCGGTATTTCAGGCGGGTGATACTTTCCGAATCCAAGTACGAGTATACCTGTTTCGGGGACACGGTACCGATCCTTGAACTGAAGGTCCTTGTCCGACAAGAGGTAGGCAAGTTGTTCTTGAGGTGTGAAGACGTGATCAAAAATATATCCATTCAGGACGGCGGGTGAAAATTGAGATGCAGAGGGTGGAAAGTCCTTGTATGCAGTTCGGATTGCGTCTATGTCCGGCACCGTCTCAAGCGGCGACTCCTGTTGTTCGATAAAGGGGATTTTGAGATCCTTGCGGGTCGGTGGTTCTGTTGTGCGTTCAACAAGCGTGCCTTTTCCAAGGGCATATACATCTCCTCTCGATTCGAGTACGCTCGAACGTCCGAATGCATCTTTAAATCGGAAGGCATTTCGTATGGCATTTTGAATCGTGTAGACAATGACATCCTTGGGATATTTCAATTTCGTGAACAATTCTTCGCGGGTCCAAATGGGTTTGTCCGCAAACATCTTTGCAAGAATGTTCAAGAGTTCATCTCGCGTATCAAGGTATGTGGACAGCGGACGTACGTGCTCGGGATCTGCGACACTTGGTTGGACACGACACTGTAAAATGGCAAGTTCAGGGGCAAAGGTCGGTGCCAACATCCCGCTCAATTTATAGGCAACCTCTTCACCATTTTCAGATCGGACCTGATGAATGTCCAGCATTTTCCATGGTTCAGGCAGGGAGTTCAGACCTGCTTGTAAAGGACAGTCCATTGCAGATTCGGCGAGAAGGGCACGGACACGCGCAATCTTGATTGCCTTTGCTTCGACTTTTGTGCGATACGTGTATTCGTCAAAACATTCACGTCGATCCGGTGTCCGGACAGTGTGGAGATACACAGTACAGTTTTGCTCACTGAAATCAAGAAGAGAATGACTGCAGGTGCGCAATGCCCGCCCAATTACTTGTTCGATTCTCGACATGTTCCACCACGGATCGAGAATATGGATTTGGCGAACGTACTTGAAGTTGACGCCTTCAGATACTCGCGGTGTCGTAATGATCACACGCACCTTTTCACCATTTGCATTGTCTGGACCACGCACGAGGGTCAAGAGTGCTTCGGTATCGGTGGACGACACTTCGCTTGACAGGATCATGTACGCACCTTTGGACGGTCCTTTCGGACGTTCACCTGCAAGCAAGAACTCTCCGTCGCGTGCAGGTTTGTACCCATGTTCTTCTAACGCCATTGCAAAGAGTCGAGCGCCTCGTTCGACAAAGTTGGAGTAGACCATGACAATGCCTTTGGATCTCGAAATGCATTCAATGACCGATACGAATTTTGCAGAAATGCCTGGCAACTTTTCAGGGGTTAAAAAGGGTTCGCCAATGTATGCATATTGCTCACCGACCTTTGAAAACAATTCGGAAAATGCCTTGTTCCCCGGAAGAACAGACAAAGTAGGCGAGATAAGTGCCTGGCGGGATGCTTCTTCTTGCGCTGCATCGTCGAGTCGTGACCCGTTCAGGATCTTGAGTTGTTCCCCCTGCGGAACACTTGAAACCAATTTTAGAAACTTCAACCGATCTGCATCCGAAAGATTGCGTCCAAGAAAATCGAGGGTGCGATCATCCGGTGCGAGTACGGGCGCAGGCAACCGAAACGGAAATGTGAATGGATTTTCACCCTTTACATACGATACATAGGTCTGTACCCATGTGCGAAACCGCGCTTCGGATGCAACCTTTACAGTTCCATCGGATTCAAAGATATCGGAGACAAGAATTTCCGTATTCGGATCCAGTGTCTTGTCGTTCCATCCAAAAAGGTTCATGTAGTACACGATTTCTTCAAACGTGTCAAACATGGGCGTTGCCGTCATCATGACGAGAACAAGACCCTTTGCCTTTTTTACGAGGACTTCAAGACCGGTACTAATTGTCTTTCCCTTTTGACCCACTGCACCTACGCCTCTGCGCACATTGTGTGCCTCGTCAATGAGAAGCAACCGATTATCAAAGGTTCTGCTGATCCATTCGTCATTGTCTGCGTTTTTATTGAGGAGTTCACCGAATGTAATGTACCCACTAAAATCATAAAATTCGTCAATCAACTTGTCTGCCATTTTTCCAAGACGGTCACGCACTACCGGGTCTTTCCAATGAGACGGTTCCGATTCTGCACGCAGCAAGGTATCGAGGTACCTGCGGCCGGTACACTGCGACGACGTAAAGAGTCCGCTCTTTTCGTCTATCTTTACACGACTCATGTCAAAAATCTCCGTGTAAAAATTCGCCTGGACTGCGGGGTTGGAGACAACCAATACTTTCTTGTCTTGGTACTCGGGACGCAGAATGTACTCTTCTGCAATTTGAATTGCGGAACACGATTTGCCAACACCGGTCCCGTGGACCATCAATAAACTCCGACACGGAGAATCGGGAGAAAAGACTCTCCGTAAGAACTTTTGGTGACTTTGCAGGGAAAAAGATCCAGATACAGAACAGAGGTCCGTTCGCATTGATTTGAGTGCATCTTCCGATGCTGCCGGCAACACCGGGTTGCTGAGTTCAGCAAGTTCTGGGTGCGTCAGGTTCACCGCTGCCATTGTTTACAGACGAGGAGTAAAAAGAAAGAAATGTCATCGCTCGCCGATCTGTATGAAGCGTTTGATGCTGACCCCAGTCCATTGGATGCGTGCGTTCTTGGATTTGGTATAGGTGCGTGTCTTGCACTCTTTTTTATGATTGCACCGTTCTTGAAGGGCGGACCTGAAGTTTAATTCGTAGAGAGAAGTAATGGCAGGATTGGACGATTCCTTAAATTTGAGTCCATCACCGCCCGGTCAAGGTCAGGGGCCTGCAGCAGCAGCGTATTTAGCAGGACCAGCAGCAGCAGGTGCAGGACCAGGTGCGGGTCCGCTACCAGCAGCGGGTGCGGCAGGGGGGTCTCCGGAACATCCATTTCCGCGTGCCGAGTATCCGGGTGCACCTGGACCTGCAGCACGAATGGATCGTCAGGATCGCGCCCGTTACCGTAGGGACGCGTTGGGAAACGCAATGGTCGATCCACACAGCATCGAGCGTCTTGCCAAGGCACGTGATCCGGGTGCCGACCTCCTCTTAAGGGAAAAAGGTAAAGTGAAGGAGTCTCCGTTTTTACAAGGCAGTATGCCAGATAAAGTGAAAGAGTTGATCAGAAGTATAGAGTTTTCCCGTGAATCCTACCAACCCGCCGCTCCTAGGATAAATATGCGCACACTCTTGGACATCCTTACACGTAAAGCTGGAATACCTGCATATCTTGCACCCACATCCCCTTTACCTGCTGTAGGATCCCCGAGGGATGCGGGAACGTGGCCGTCGGACTATAAGTTGTACTTGGAGGGTTCGGGCACCGCAATTCCACAACTCCTTATATATAGACGAGTCCATCGCGCTGGAACCACATATGATGCTTTGCTCATTGCAGTTATTAGCGTGGGTCCAGGTGACGAACTTTACATGGCAACCCCCGACAACCGTGACAGTTTTTATGTAGTTCCTGTGGATATGTTGGATCCAATGTATGGCGGTCGGCGACGCAGGCGTACCCGCAGACTCACCAAGGCATCAAGATATCCTCGATCCGGCACTCGGAGTCGGGCGCACCGCCGAGTTCGCGGTTGACCTCTGCCAAGACTCCACCCTCATCTTCAAGTGAATCCGGTCCCTCTGGCAGATTCGTCTCGTCCACCAAGATATCTACAAATCCAGTTCCGCATGGCGGTTTCTGTCCAAACATGATGTTTGCAGAGACACCCCTCATCGGATCAAACTCGGCGCCAAGTGCCGCATTGAACATGATACGCGACGTTTCTTCGAAACTTGACTTGGCAAGGACACCGGTCTCGTTCTTGTTCATTCCAAAGCGATTGACGGGTACGATGCGCCCACTCACCGTCATGCTGTCGACAAGTACACTCAGGTGATGGTAGTTCACCTTTTCTGTGGCAAAGACCTCGTTGATTTCTTCGTAGAGTGCAAGTCTCGCTGCCTCAATGCCAAAGACCTTGTTGATTTCGTGAATGTCGTTGGACAGAACACGTGTACCGTCGATACCCGGAAACACCATGAGATCGTGCAGATTTGTGCCCTCGAGATCAAGAACATACTGCTCCTTGCACACATACCCTGCAATGACCGAGTCGTAGGTGAGTTCGCTCTTGACGGTACGAATGTGGACGCGTCCAATATTGTCGATTCCAGTCAAGACTGTATCGAGAATCTTCTCTTCCAGAAACCGGAGTTGCGTAGGGTTCTTGAGGGTGGTTCTGTCAAACGATAGACGCAGAACCAGTTTTCCACCTGCAGTTCCCGAGATACACTTGACCATTTTGAGTCCACTGTTTGCGTGAAGTTTTGCAGCAATCTCTGTAATGTCCATAATTGTCCGACTCACCATCTCTGCCTCGTTCAACTCGATGCGCACGATCCACGGAGAGGTGCACTCGTCTCCCTCACGAAACCGCTCGTACGTCTCGAGCAGTTCACGATCCTCATCTATACTTGTCGAGGCAGACAGCGGGTACGGATCATAGTAGATCCGGAATGAGCGCGTAATGTCCCGCACAGTTGTACGCTGAACCTTCTTCTTTAACTCAATTGCGTCGTTCTGCGAGGCAGTGCCTGAAAGGTATGCAGTGTTTCCGGGACGCTTGGGATTCTGAGATGCAGACAACAACTCTTCGATGCGCGGCACACCGGAGGTCGCATTCGCCTTGACCGTGCCGGCACTGTGAAACGTATTGAGCGTAAGCTGCGTCGTGGGTTCGCCGATGGACTGTGCCGCCAGCGGTCCGACCATCTCGCCCGCATGGCAGAGTGCCTTGACATATCGAAACTCAATGTCTCGCATGAGTTCATCAAACAACTCCTCGGTGAAGCGGTGGATGAGAATTGACATTTTCGGTGCAAGGTTGAACCGGAGAAGCGCATGGAAGACAAGGTTCTTCGGATGACGAGTCACGAATCCGTTGATGCCCTCAACCACGTGCTGCGGTGTCAGGTCTGTCTTGGTGGCATAGGCATTGGCATAGGACTCGATGAGACGACGAATGTTTACAGGTGCTTGCAGCGTGTCCATCTTGCGGTACCGAAACACATTCTGCACGAGGAGGTCGCGATCGTGCAAGATCTCATCCACCATGTCCGGACACTCGGTCACTGCCTCCTTCAAGAATGGGTTCACATCTGTCGGACTGAGCGCGAATGTGCGATACACTGCCTCCATCGTCATTAACCCGAGATCGCACGATTGCGACTCGATGCACACTGTGTCCACACCGTCTTCGCCATACGTGAATTGGATAATGGAATCCGTGACGTTGCGAACACTTCCACTGTAATCGACGTGCTGATCCTCCATAATCTTCATGAGACGACGCTGAATATATCCCGTGTCGGATGTCTTGACGGCAGTGTCGATCAGTCCCTCACGTCCTGCCTGGGCGTGGTAGAAGAACTCTGCAGGTTGGAGTCCAGAGACAAAGGAGTTCTGTACGAATCCACGAGACTCAATGCCGTCGTCATAACATGCAAAGTGAGGCAGTGTACGATCTTGAAGAGTATATTGGACACGACGACCCTCAATCAACTGCTGTCCGAGAAGCGCCACCATCTGCGTAATGTTCTGCTCACTGCCCTTGGACCCTGACTTGACCATCTGGACGATGCGATTCTCCGACGAAAGCGACTTCAAGACTTGCTCGTTAATCTGCGCAGCAACCTCCTTTAACGCACTGGAGATCTTGTCCTCGAGATCGTCGCCGTCTGACATGCTCGAGATATTCTCAAAGTTTCCAGAGTGAACATCCGACAAGAGATCGGCAACCTTCTTTCGTGCAGCGTCAATCTTGGTGTTTACAAATGCATTCGTCTCTGCATTGGCAATGAGGTCCGATGCGCCCACTGAGAATCCCTTGTACAAATTGAACTGAGTGACGATGGATTGAATATCATTGATGAGTTGTCCGGTGCGCTCCGGACCAAAGGCATTGTAGACAACGTGAATAAGACCCTTGCTCGCAGATCCAAGAGACGCCTTGTTGATGATTCCGTTTGTCAGGGATCCATTCTCAAGCGTGATGCCACCCTTGAAGTTCATGAGAGGAAATGCATACGAGATCACTTCGGCGCCTGTCCATGCGCGATTCTTACGCAGTGCCGGGCGCTTGATTTTCGAGAGCATGTTCAGTGCCAGAAGTTCGGGGATCTCGACAGATGGATGAGACATGCGGTAGATGCCGGTCATGGTGTCCTGAAACAATTGAATAATGGGCGAATTCGTGCGGGGACTGATAATGTTGCGCAACACAGATGCCAGGTAGCGCAATTCCGTTGCCGCAGCAATTGACTGGGGAACGTGCATGTTCATCTCGTCTCCGTCAAAATCTGCATTGTACGGGCGAGTTGCAGATACGTTCAGTCGAAAGGTCGAGTAAGGCAGAACAATGACACGGTGTGCCATCATGGACGCCTTGTGCAGGGACGGTTGACGATTGAAAAGCACAATGTCTCCATCGATCAAGTGTCTGTGGACAATGTCGCCCTCACGAAGATTAATCGTGTCCGATGCCACATACCGAAGACTGACTGTACGGTTGTCCTCCTTGAGATACACTGTCTTTGCTCCTGGGTGCTTGTCGGGTCCATTTGCAACTGCAGCAATGAGGCGATCGCGATTGTAGATGGAGACGATTTCAGGGAATGTAAGGTTGATGGCAATTTCTTGCGGGACACCGAGTTCATCCAAATCAATGTTTGCATCCGGTGTGATGACGGATCGAGCACTGTAATCTACACGCTTTCCCATCAAGTTTCCGCGCACACGACCGGTCTTGGCACCGAAGCGAGACTTGAGTGTACGCAAAGGACGACCGGACCGCTGGGCAGCAGGTGCCATTCCCTTGATGTCATTGTCCACGTAGGTCGCCACATCGTACTGGAGAACGGCAGTGCACTTGTCAATCATTTCGATCGAATCACCCTTGTCAATGCGATCGCGGAGTCGTTGGTTGTTGCGAAGAATGTCAATCAACTTGTGCGTCAAGTCATCTTCCATTCGCTGATTGTCGTCCATCACAACAGACGGGCGAACAGTCAGCGGTGGAACGGCAAGGACAGTGCAGATCATCCACTCCGGACGAGCGTACTTGGGATTGAATCCAAGGCGGGAACAGTCCTGGTCGGTGATTCGGCGAAATGCACGAAGAACCAACTCAATCTGCAGGGGAAGAGGTGCCTCGGGCGGAACACCTTGACGGTCCCACGCCTGTCCCTCAAGTGTCGCGGCACGACCGACCACCTTGGCAATCTTCTTGAAGGTGGGACTCTTGCAGTGCTCGCATGCCTGGGGTCTCTTGGGTCCTGCAGGCATGAGGTCCCGCACATCCTTGAAGCGCGCCATTCCAGTTGACGTGACAGACTCAAGCGCAGCATCGGGCACAAGGAGTTTCGAGCATGTCAAGCAAATTACATTTGCCAACTTTTCTGCTGCATCAAAGAACTGATACAGATACACGGGACGTGCCAAGCGAATGTGTCCAAAATGCCCAGGACAGTGCTGATTCGATTGCTTGCACGTGGGGCAGATTTTACCATTCTCAATCACACCAAACCGACTGTCAAAGACACCGTTTGCAACTGCTTGACTCGACTGGTATGTCTTGTCTGTGGTCACCTCGACGACACTGTTCTTCAGAATATCGTCCGGGTTCGCAATTCCAAACTGAACGCCGACAAGAGTATCACCCATTTTACCTTCTGTTATCCTTAAGTGTAGATGATTCGTTTTTATCGGCGGCGCGCAAGAGTGAATGTCGTGGTCCACACTGCGTCATTCTCGAGAGTACGAAGAACACTGTCAGGGTCGTACTGCTTCTTCAGTTCGCTTACAAAGTACTCGTACTCTTCACCACGTCGTTGTTTGAAAAGAACAGGTTGGCGGACACGGGTGTAGCGTACAAAGGACAAGATTGCACGTGCAAGGGATTCGGTTGCATAGGAAGTACATCCGTACACCTTTTCACTGTCTTTTAAATCTTGAACTGCCTTGCCCCACTCCTGCTGAACTTTTAATGCTTGCTCCATTACTAGTTGAAAGACACTTTACACGCCAGTAAAATACGGCATTGTTACGAGGGTGAGTACGGAGGACCCACTGCCAATAGTGAGTGGTGTCCGCAGTATAACATTTGCAGAAAATGTACCTAGAGTGATTGAAAATGCGACGATGGAATTTGCTCGGGGAGGCGATGTGACATTGCTAATAGACTGAATCCAGTAATTGCCACCAACCGTTCCGGAAAAAGAAACGCTCCCCTGGTAATATTTAGACAATCCCATCTGCGAAAAACTCGGTATCGTAACAGAAATTCTATATGTGTTTCCAGAATACACATTGTACATTGGGACCCCGTTTGCGCCGGTTACACCTGTGGATCCAGTCGGTCCTGTTACGTCTGTAGATCCTGTCGGACCCGTGGGTCCAGTTCCATCTAGTCTACCGAACGGACCCGTCGGTCCAGTCGGACCTGTAGGTCCTGTGGGTCCAGTGGGTCCAAGTGGTCCACGATGACCAACCGGTCCCGTGCGCCCAGTGTTTCCAGTTCCTCCAGTCGGTCCGGTTGTTCCTGTAGGTCCGGTGAATCCAGGTATACCTTTTACAGTTCCAGCAATCCCTGGAAGTCCCGGAAACCCAGCGGCCCCACGTGCTCCCGTAGGTCCAGTTGCACCTGTCGGTCCGGTCGATCCTGTGGGTCCCGTTGCACCGGTTGTACCCGTAGGTCCGGTTCTACCCGTAAATCCAGTGTACGGTCCAGTGTGTCCAGTCGGACCCGTGGGTCCAGTGGATCCTGTAGGTCCAGTGACTCCAGTTGGACCTGTGACTCCAAGTGGTCCAGTTGTGCCGATAGACCCCGTAGGACCTGTGGGTCCAGTTAACGATGACGTTGCACCGATTGCACCTGCAGTTCCCGTTGTTCCCGTAGGTCCAGTTGTACCCGTGTAATAAGACGATCCATCCGGTCCGACAGATCCAATCTTTCCGATTGGACCGAGTGTTCCCGTGTATCCAGTACTGCCCGTTGGACCTGTTACAACCCATACATTCGGTGGAATGGGGCGAGGAGATTGACTCGTTCCGCTATAGGAGAACGGATCCATTACTCTTTAGGACGGATAGTAATAGTTTACCGTTAACGTGTAGGGCAGCTCGGGTTGCTGTGCCAGGGTAACATTTGCATACCACGATGCTGTGGGTATTGACCGTGTAAAGGAGAAGGAATACAACGAAACATTGTTTACCATGTTTGACAAATTCGCGAGACTTGCCGCATCGGGCACGATACCCGACATCCACATCACGGGTGCAACTATACCGGTATCTGCAGAAACCGTATAGATAGAAGAGGATCCAATCGGAAATACGAGATCAACGGATCCTAGAGTCACTACGGGTCCAGTGGGTCCAGTCGGACCCGTGGGTCCAGTCGTGCCAGTGGGTCCCGTAGGTCCAGTTGGTCCGGTAGGTCCCGTCGGTCCTGTTCCAAATGGACCGGTCGTACCTGTTACGCCTGTTGGACCTGTCCCGCCCGTTCGTCCAGTAAATCCGGTAGGACCTGTTGTACCCGTTCGTCCAGTCGGACCGACTACGCCATTGGGTCCAGTATATCCAGTCGGTCCAGTTGGACCAAGATCGCCCATGACACCTGGAGGACCTTGTTGCCCACGATTTCCAGTCGCTCCCGTAGGTCCTGTCGGTCCAGTTAGTTGACTGGCATCTCCCGTTGGTCCTGTTGCGCCTGTCGGTCCAGTCGGTCCAGTCGATCCGGTAGGTCCTGTACTCCCAGTGGGTCCGGTGGGTCCAGTTTGTCCCGTCGGTCCTGTATTCGTAACCGATCCTGGCGGACCTGTGGCACCCGTGCATGTACGTCCAGTTACGCCTGTGGGTCCCGTCGATCCTGTAGGTCCAGTTCCAACAGGTCCCGTTGCACCTGTAGGTCCCGTGGGTCCAGTTGGACCTGTGGGTCCGGGGTTGAGAACAGATCCATCACGACCTGTAGGTCCGGTGGGTCCAGTTGATCCAGTGTTTCCTGTAGGTCCTGTCGTTCCTGGAAGACCGCGTGGTCCTTCGAGAATGCTAGGTGCACAGGATACGAGTCCCACGCCGGGCACATATTTTGAAAGAGACATCTTGTTCTTCTATACGGATTAATTGGCATACGAAACAATCACAATACCCGTACCACCGGGAAATCCTACATCATCCGAGGTGTCAAATGTGCCGGCACCGCCACCGCCACCACCTGTGTTTGGAGCTCCCGGTGTTCCAAGAAATAAACTATCAGCATTACCCGTACCCGTGCCGCCTCCTCCGATGCCACCTGCACCTCCGGTATACGGTGGTCCATTGTAATCTGCGTCTGACTGTGCTCCGCCGCCACCACCGCCGTAGTAACTTCCATAATACAGAGTTCCTGGACCTCCGTTCTTCCCCGCCGTTACAGCGGCAGTCTGACTAACGCCCGCCCCACTCGTGCCACCACCACCTGCTCCTCCTACACCCAGTTCATCCCATCCCATACCTCCATTGGTTGCCAGGTTTGAAGTTGCAGTCAGCGGTGAAGAGACCGTACCGACCACGCCTGTACCGCCGACGATGTAGGCACTTCCTCCCGCGGAATTGCCATCATTTGTGCCGCCGCCACCGCACCCGCCATTTTGCCCGCCGCCGCCGCTGACGCTTCCGCTATTGTGTGTTCCACCACCTCCACCACCGAGTGCAGTCAGGATTAAACCCAATGTGCTTGAAGTAAATGTGCTTGAACCTCCGTTTCCGCCCGTGGTACTGGGACTCTCATTGGCATTGTTGTTAACTCCACCCACACCACCATTTCCTACGACGATTGAATAGGTCGCTGCAGTCAGCGTACCTGTCGCCACAATCATATTGCCCGCACCACCACCGCCGCCCGAGATAACTCCACCACCACCACCTCCGCCAATTGCCATGATTTCAACACTCTTCGTTCCGCCCGCAATCGTGAATGTTCCATTGCCCGTGAATGTATAAAATGTACGACCACTTGCAATTGTGGGCGAGACCGATGCAGTTATGACGACCGATGGTGCAGCACTCTTCCCTGAAAACATGCTGTAACTGATTGGACCGGATGACGGCGCAGATCCTGAACTGAATGTGGTTCCGTAGTATAGTGACAGCGAAAATCCCTTTGCAAAGACTGTATTCAAATTCGTCATGCTAATGTTTGTTGTTGGGACTGCCATTTACTTGTCCTCCAATCTTTTTTCAAGATCAGAACAGCGCTTGTCCAATACCTTAATACCTTCAATCAAGAGACCGACCAAATTTCCATACGCAATGCTCTTTGTTTGATCGCGATCCGTTCCGGTTTGCACAACTTCAGGTACGAACTCTTCGACTTCTTGAGCAATCAATCCGACTCTGCGACCCGACGTATCAACTCTGTCGTAGTAGACGCCGCGCAACATCGAAATCTTTCCGAGCGCACTGTCAATCGTCTCAATGTTCGTCTTTAACCGCATATCCGAAAATGCAGTGATATCGCCACCGGCAGTGATCGACCCGCCTGCGGTCATCGACCCGCCTGCAGCGATCGACCCGCCTGCATAGATGTTTCCAGTCATAGTTAACCCACCATTTCCTATCACAGTATATGATGTAGTGTAGACAGTTCCGCCGCCCACAGTTGCAGCAAGTTTGGTTCCATCTGCAGACGATGTAATATCAGTCCAAAGGCGAGTTTGTGTGTCGGTCTGCTGTATCCATGTTACCCCAGAATCTTGACTTATATAGATGTACCCGCTGTTAACAACTGCGGCAAGTTTCGTTCCATCTGTAGACGATGTAATATTACTCCAATTGCGATTGGAGTCAGTCGCGCGCGGATCCCATGTACTCCCGGAATTTGAACTTGTATAGATGAATCCGGTAGCAACAACTGCAGCAAGTTTGGTTCCATCTGCAGACGATGCAATACCACGCCACGCACGAGAACCTGCGGCGATGCGCTCTGACCAAGTGTCTCCGAAATTTGAACTTGTATAGATGTATCCGCCGTTCACAGTTGCAGCAAGGTTCGACCCATTTGAAGACGATGCAATACTATTCCAATCGCGAATACCCGAGGTGATGCGCTCTGTAAAGTTAACTCCGGAATTTGAACTTGTATAGATGTACCCGTTAAGAGCGGTTACGGCAAGCTTCGTCCCATCTGCAGACGATGTAATATCAATCCAATTCTTTACATATTGGGTGTTCGATGTCCAAGCATTATTTACGGAATTCGAATTCATATAGATGTATCCGCCGTTCACAGTTACAGCAACTTTCAACCCATCTGCAGACGATGCAATACTAGACCAACCAGTCACTCCAGTGACGGCTCGCCCTGAGAAACTGAAAGTATTTCCGGAAGGCGTGCCTATATAGATATTGCTTAGGCCGAGCGCAATTGCAGCAAGTCTCGTTCCATCTGCAGATGATGCAATCCCACACCAATTGCGGTTGCTGCCGCCGAACGCTGTCCAGACTGTCGGAAGAGAGAACCCGTTAACGTTTGCGGATGGGGTGTATATACAGGACCCATCAAACTGCAGTGCAGACTGTCCAATCGCAGCGTTCGATCCATTTGCAGTCAGTACACTCGTCGTGGTGGTCGATCCCGAAATTGTCGTGAATCCAGGTCCAGCGGCACCTGCGGCACCCGCGGCACCCGCGGCACCTGCGGCACCTGCGGCACCGGCAGGTCCAGTCGGTCCAGTCGTACCCGTTGCACCCGCGCCTGTCGGTCCCGTAGGTCCAGTTGTACCTGTTGCACCTGCGCCTGTCGGTCCAGTTACACCTGTAGGTCCAGTCGGTCCGGTCGTACCCGTTGCACCCGCGCCTGTCGGTCCGGTCGGTCCAGTTCTACCTGTAGGTCCGGTGGAACCTGCAGAACTTACACCCCACACAACGTTCGTAAGCGTCTGGCCGTTCGAATTGAATACACCTACGGCATACAACGGCGTGAGACTTGCAGACACAGATGCAATGAGCGCTCCATTCTTGTAATAGTAAACCACGGACCCGTCATACGTTACTGCATACGTTTGCGTTGAAAGATATCCGCCGGGGATAGAGACGGGTATTCCGGTACCGTTCGTATACGCCACACTACCCGCAAGGAACATCCATCCATACTTGACATACTCTCCTGAGACGGGAACACCAAAATTAAATCCGAATCCGGCAGCTGTGTTGGTCGTCGCAGGACTAGCATAGATGAAGGCAGCAGATGAGGGCATAATCGAGTAAAAAGATGCGGAAAAACCTGAACCCCCTCCAATGAACGTAGTGCCCGACGGTGTTGCGATTTGCTGGGTATTCACTAGAGTAGTCGGTAGCACATACAAGGGTCCCACATTTCCAGTCGGTCCAGTCGGTCCCGTTGTTCCCGTAGGTCCAGTTGGACCCGTTGCACCTGCACCTGTAGGTCCGGTGGGTCCTGTTGCACCCGTTGTTCCTGTAGGTCCAGTCGGTCCCGTCGATCCAGTGGGTCCCACAGACCCAACCCCCCATACAGCGTTCGTAAGCGAATGACCAATCAATCTGAAGACACCGTGGACATACAATGGTGCGAGACTTGCAGATGCGGATGCAATGAGCACCCCGTTCTTGTAATAGCGGACTACAGACCCATCATATGTCACTCCGTATGTATCTGCCGAAGAATATCCTCCAGTATTGGTTGTAACACCACCGATCGTGTAATAGACTTGACTTGATAGAATCATCCATCCGTATTGGACATACTGTCCGGAATAGGGAACAGAATTCCCAAATCCGAATCCACCACCACCCGACGCCCACTGCCCATAAATGTACGCAGAAGATGAAGAGATTGGCGAGTAAAAATATGCACTATACTCGCCTCCATCTCCTCCATTTCCAATGAATGTAGTGCCCGACGGTGTTCCGATTTGCTGAACACTTACGAGAGTAGTCGGTAGTACATACAAGGGTCCCATGGGTCCAGTCGGTCCAGTTGTACCTGTTGCGCCTGTAGGTCCTGTTGGTCCAGTCGGTCCAGTTGTACCTGTCATGCCAACACCTGTCGGTCCAGTCGGTCCAGTTGTTCCGGTTGCACCTGCGCCTGTCGGTCCCGTAGATCCTGTCGGTCCTGTAGGTCCTGTCGGTCCAGTCGGTCCAGTTGTTCCCGTTGCACCTGCGCCTGTCGGTCCCGTAGATCCTGTCGGTCCTGTAGGTCCTGTACCAATTGGTCCAGTCGCACCTGTCGGTCCCGTGGGTCCAGTTGTACCCGTAGATCCTGTCGGTCCTGTAGGTCCTGTACCAATTGGTCCTGTAGCACCCGTGGGTCCAGTTGTACCTGTAGGACCTGTGGGTCCAGTTGCACCTGTGGGTCCCGTAGGTCCCGTCGACCCTGTAGATCCCGTGGGTCCTGTAGGTCCCGTACCAATCGGTCCTGTGACACCTGTAGGTCCAGTTGCACCTGTGGATCCTACGCCCGTAGGCCCAGTTGCACCTGTTGCGCCTGTGGGTCCAGTCGGTCCCGTCGACCCGATGGGTCCCGTTGGTCCCGTAGGTCCCGTACCAATCGGTCCGGTGACACCTGTCGGTCCCGTCAAACCTGTAGGTCCAGTTGGACCCGTGGGTCCAGTTCTACCCGTTGTACCCGTAGGTCCAGTGGGTCCCGTGACGCCTGTAGGTCCTGTACCAATCGGTCCTGTGGCACCTGTAGGTCCAGTGGGTCCCGTCAAACCTATAGGTCCTGTAACACCCGTGGGTCCAGTGCCCAAAGGTCCAGTTGAACCCGTGGGTCCCGTCAAACCTGTCGGTCCTGTAACACCTGTAGGTCCAGTACCAATCGGTCCCGTAGCACCCGTCGGTCCAGTCGGTCCCGTGACGCCTGTCGGTCCTGTTGCGCCTGTCGTGCCCGTAGGTCCTGTGGGTCCTGTCGAACCTGTAGGTCCTGTAGGTCCCGTTGCACCTGTCGGTCCCGTAGTTCCTGTAGGTCCAGTGGGTGCAGTCGGTCCCGTCAAACCTGTCGGTCCTGTTGCGCCTGTCGTGCCCGTAGGTCCTGTAGGTCCGGTCGGTCCTGTGATCCCTGTAGGTCCCGTTGCGCCCGTTGGACCAGTAGATCCAGTGGGTCCAGTGACACCTGTAGGTCCGGTGCCCACAGGACCCGTTGCGCCCGTAGGACCTGTTCTGCCTGTAGGTCCGGTGGGTCCAGTCGGTCCCGTGCCCACAGGTCCAGTTACGCCTGTTGGTCCCGTGGGTCCAGTCGGTCCAGTTCCTCCTGCGCCCGTGGGTCCTGTGGGTCCAGTGGGTCCTGTACGACCTGTCGTACCCGTCGGTCCGGTGGGTCCAGTCGGTCCCGTACCAATCGGTCCGGTGACGCCTGTAGGACCTGTTCCGCCCGTAGGTCCAGTTATACCCGTAAATCCTCTATCTCCAATTCCTCCCACAGGTCCGATCGGTCCAGTATTTCCAGTCGGTCCTGCCGGACCAATTTCACCTGCGGGACCAACGGGTCCAATATTTCCGCGAAGTCCTACAGTAGACATTACTTATTCTTTGTAAAAGAAACACACCACTTGGACGGCACAACTTCGGCAACAAGTTCGAGCACCTTCGGCGCAGCATCCTCAATTTTCTTCAGCAGAACCTTTCCAGATGTAACCTGCATCGCCGCATCTACAATATGGGGCACCAGCGTAGACACCAGCGTCTTTGCCTGCACCTTCTCATCGTCTCCGAGCGTAGACGTATCCACAAGGTGGGACAGCACACCCTGCAGCAGGGTTACACGGTCCTTCTCGGTCATTCCCGGAAGAGTCTGGAAGTGCGCATAGACTGCAAGAATGGTCGGTACCGGGTTTTTCGGGTCGAAACTCGAAAACAGACTCGAAGTATCCACAATCACGTCGGGTACAGTGACGATCTCAGTTGTCATTTTATTATTGGTTGTGAAATGAATACCAATAGATTTTCGCGTCGTTTTATAAATGAGCGGCGTATCACCCTCTGCTGCAAGCGGTGTAGGAAGTGCTGCAGGGTCGACGGGGAACCCTGCTGCCGGACCCACAGGTGCAGCGGCGCCCCGTGTGGCAGGTGCAACCGGTGCTAAGGAGGCAACCTCGAGCACAGGTGGAACTGGAACAATTGCACTTCCTGCGTACACGGAATTGCTCGGAGAGGTGTCTCCCCTTATGATTCTTATATACATCTTGCTGTTCGTGGTGTGGTTGGTCCTGTTCCACTGGGGTGCTGCCAAACTCAGTTATGACACGTTTGGAAATGTTGGATGGGCAGCACTCGATTTCGTCTTCCCGTACTTGTACTTCCCCTACTATGCACTGTTTGTATCGACACCGAAACCTGCACCGGGCATGTTAGGATTTATGGGCGCCGGTCGCAGGCGGCGTTGAAACCCGTGCACCAAGCACATTCGTATACATATAAATCAGTTTTTCATCCAGGTCCTTGACGAAGATAAAGATCATATAGATGAAAATCATCCGACCTCCAAACGATTCAATATAATCTTCGAACGACTCGTGGACAGGCAGATAGGGAACTATATTGTCCACAAAGTACGAGGATAAGAACGCAAGGATCGAGAGCAGCGACACTTCTGCGCTAATGTCAAGGAACTGCAATGCAGGATGCTGCTTCTTCCACTCTTCGGTAAAGTCCGGAGACAGGACACTTACAATGTACGACACGATCGTTCCAAGCACAAGATAGATGAGTGAAATGAAGATGATATTCCCAATGACGTTCAGGATATTCTCCCGGAGAATTGCAGTTGCCTTCATTACATTTTCAGACAATACATTATCTTATACTATAGGCATACATGAGCTGGGGTCATCATCTCATGCTGGATGTTGCTCGGTGCACGCCGCATACGATCCGGTGCCGTCAGACAATTGAGACCTTTACCCATCGTCTTGTCAAGGAAATCGACATGGTTGCATACGGGAAACCGCAGATTGTCATGTTTGGAACGGGAAACAAGAAGGGGTATACACTTGTGCAGTTGATCGAGACCTCTAACATTTGCGCCCACTTTTGTGAGGAGACAAATGACATGTATCTCGATGTCTTTTCGTGCAAGGAGTTCAATCCAGATGTAGTGCGCATGGTTGTGGAGGAGTCGTTCCGTCCGGGTGCAATGAAGCAGATGTTTGTGACGCGTCAGACACCGCAGGAGCGTCTTCAGTGACGACGCCGTGTCTTTCCGCCACGTAATCCACGTTCACGCAACTCTTTGCGTTGTGCCGCGAGTTCTTTGCGCAGTGCTTTGCGGGTAGGATGCGATAAGACCTTAAACAGATGATGGTGCTCGCGCAGGTACTCCTTTTTTGACATGCGGATCGTCTTCATTGTACTTCACCCTGTTTTTTTGCACACGAGTTGCACCCTCCAGACGGAGATGGAACTCGCATCGCAGAATAGGCGACTAAAATCAGGACAATTACGGAGAGCAGCAGCACCCAGGTCCACATTTATGTAGTGTCCAGTTTAAACACTCTACACTCCAACGAAGAAATGTGGACCTATACAATTGTCTGCGGAACCCCTGCACATGTTTCAGACACTGTCACCAAGATGCTGAATAGTGGATGGTTGCTCGAGGGTGCTGCCTTTGCGTGGACCACTGAAGTTTGTCAGACAATGAAGCGCTTCGTGCGTGCGTGACGACGGCGACGGGTTTTACGAGCACGACGCTTAGACTTCTTGCTGCGACGTCCGCCCTCCTCGACGCCATGGGGGTCATCTTTATCATCGACCTCGACTGGGTCTCCCCCGTCAACAGGGGTAAATTTCCAGTAGACCTTATTGGGTATCTCTGTTTGTACTCCAAGTCCAACAGTATCTGAATCGAAGAGGAACGTTTTTCCGCCAAGGTACTTTGCAACTGGCGGTTTTTTAATGTCTGCATTGTTCATGATTCGACCAGGATTGAAGATCATGTGAGTGTATTGTCTCTTCGGTTCAACAAGGTACTTCTTTCCAACTTCAAGAGGGGGCATTATCTATGACGACGACGAGTTTTACGGACCCGGCGGGTCCTTGAGGACCGGCGTGTGCGACGACCTTTGCCGAACCTTTCCTTGGCGTCAAGATAGTCAACTGCTCCTGGCATCGCTGTCAGTTCCCCCATGGTTATGTCCTTGGATGAAAGTCTCTGTTTCCTCAAAATGCCCTTTTTTATCTTGTCGGATACATCCTCTAGTATCTTAGTAGTGCGGCCTAAATTACCGGGAATGGGCGCATCTGCCGTAAATAGACCGTATGATTTTCCTAGAGGCACCAAAAGTTCACCCGGATACCAGGCATCGCCAACCTTTAGTTCGTACCGCTCATCCGGCGCAGGTGCCGCCATTATTAAACGCTCCGAATAAACTCCCACTGCAAGTACTGGCAAATCTTTGCCCAGATTGCATCGTGCGAGATCAATCGGTCACGCGATTTGAGCAACGGGAAATACACCTTGTACTCGTCGAGTTCAAGCAATTCAAAGAACTTGTACAAGATGTACGAGTACGACAGAAAGTTTGTGCGGTCGTTGGGGCAGTACAATAAAAAGGGCGACTGAATCTCCTGGAACATTGCCCGTATCTTTTCTTCAATCTCTGACGTGATGGTCGGTGGAGGATTTCCGTTCAACCGACTCAAGATATGCGCAGAGTGCTCATAGTACTTGGACCGTCCCAACTTTTTCAAGATTTCGCGAATCTCCTTTTCCGTCATGTCGGCAACATTGCCAATGCGACGCTTACGGATTTCGAGAATCACTTCATTCATGACCTCCTCCGGAATCATTGTCGATTCCTTTGCCTGGAACTGGTTAAGGATCTCGTTTAAGTGATTGATCTTCTTGTATGCATAATTGTTCCGTTCCTTGGGCGGATCACGAAACGACGGAAAGTCAGAGACCACGAGGGCATACTCTTCCGACCCGCACGAGGGACATACGAGAATACCCTCCGAACTCACTTCTTCCCGCGCAACATTGCACTGGTTGCAGTGTTCTGTCATGACCTGCATTGCCTCTGGCGTCCCGTTCAATTTCATGCGAACGACATATTCGTCAAAAATCCGTTTGCGAGATACACCTCCATCGGTCGGGGCAGTTGGAAAGAACTTGAGAAACGTATTTGCCTCTTTCGGATTCGGAGGCGGTGCCATGGACTCTCCACCCCGCTGGTAATATTCGGTCAAAATGTCCATGTTCTTGATGTAGTAATCCGTAAGGGGATTCTCATACGAAAGATCCCCCGCAATTTCATGAATACGCTTTTCGAGCGCAGAGCATGTCACAATATCTTCAAGCACATTTGATCCATGAATAGACTCAACCTGCGCACGCAGGCGTGTCAATTCGTTGGTTAATTCCTCCCTCTGACTGTTTGATTCAACAAGTCCTCGAACGACCTCTTGATGAACCGAGTCAAGTGTTCCCATGGATGGAACTCCCGTTTCCCGGGGTTTTCTCACCTTGAACACATCCATTTTCATTCTTTATCGAGTTTCTTTTAAGTAGGTGTTCGTATGCAACCGGATCGTTCCAAAGTGACGCATCCAAGACTCCATGCACAGTCGGACGATGTGTGTACGGATCAAATCGAGTGACAATGCAGCGACTTACAATTGCTGCCTGGAGAGAAGGTTCTTCAATGTGAAACCAAACCCTGCACTTGAAGGATCTGCTCTCAAGAGACCTTCGCAGAACCTGCTGACATGCGGGACTCAAAAAATGGGCATGCCAGATCATGAGTACACGAATCCGAATTCGTATGTTTGACGTTGTATGCGACATCCAAGTCGTCAACCACGGTCCAAAGTCTTCCACTGAATTCAAGTCCGCTGCATCGACACTTTCAAAATCGCAGTGGTGGGTATGCTCTCGAACAATCTGCTTCCAATGTTCGTCCGTTCGTCGATCGTTCAAGGGTTCATACAGAATCCGATGAGGAGGGAAAAAAGACATTGTTTACTTACTGCGCGGTTTCTGTAGGTGTTACAATCCGCTTCACGGGAATGTCCGACGAAACGACATAAATCGAATTCTCCGTCGTGATAATGAACACCTTTTCCTCCTTGAGACGAATCATGGACGCAATCGTAGACGTGTACTCCGTGTTCGACTTGATAAGACACTTCTTGTCGCCGTCGACGCCAATGCAGCATGTCTTGGCAAGACTATCGTTGAAGTAGTCCAAATAGATCGGACGATCCGATTCAATTGCAATCTTTGCGACTTGTGCCATGACAGTTGCAGACGGAACAACCGACATTTATTGGATAGGTTAGATGTCCTTCTGTATTATTTCAACGCACGACGAACCTTAAAAACGAAATCTGGGACCACCAAAGAAAGTAAAGTAAGTCCAAGATCGATATACTGTATCTGGCATAAAATGTCCGCACTCGCACCCGTACGCAAGATCCCGCAGTGGAAGCTCGACATGCTCGCAGACGCGGAGGTTGCAGCACAACTCGTCATCAAGAAGGCAGATGCAGACAAGGTTGCTGCGGAGAAGGCAGCGCGCGATGCGGAGATCGCGACAAAGTGTGCAGCGTGGCACGTGTGGAAGAGCGCAAACGAGTGGGTGATGCAGATGGTCGAGATCGCACCCGGCATCAAGGGAAACGAGCGAGAGTGGGAAGTTCCTCCGCAGGTTGGACTTCGCAAGGTCAAGAACAATGAGAAGTGTCCGTACTGCGGAAAGTAAAAAAAAGCGCCGTGCACGCAAAAAAAAGCACACGCTTTTTTTCATGTGGAAAACATAAAATGGATCTTAACGTCATTGTTCCGATGATCTTGTTTTTCGTCTTGTCCCCGGGCGTGCTCGTGTCGTTGCCCCCGGGTTCGTCGACTGTAGTCCAGGCGTTGACACACGCGGTTGTGTTCGGCGCGGTGTACTATGGATTGCGCACGATGTTTCCGCAGTTCTACTGAAATATAAAAAGTTTTTTTGTTCGGTACCCTCGTTCCACACTCCACACTCCACTCTAGAACGCGTCGATCCACGCAGTGCGCTCCTCCGCGGGCGTGCCAAGTTCGTCGAAGATTGCATTTGCGCGAAGAACCTTCTCCTCGGTCTCGATCTCGAGTCCCGCGAGTGTGGCCATGCGCTGCTGCAACAATTCTCCCGCCGAGACGGGCGGAAGAAATTCCGGGTCAAACCCGACGAGAACATTGACGAGGCGCGTGATGTGTCCGTCGCAGCACATGCCTACGGACTCTGTCCACTCCTCCCAGAGGCGCTTCTTGAGCTCGGTCTTGTGCTCAGACGCCTGGATGCGCACCCACAGTGCGTCCAAGATCCTCTTGTAGAGGAAGTCGTCGGGCACGTGGCACAGACTCGTGCCGTACCACTTGACAACGTCGTGCAGAACGTTCATGTCTGCCCTGCTCATGTTCGCGATTGACGTGCGCGTGAACGTGTCGACGATGACAGTGTAGATGTTCGCGGGGTCCGCGACGGGAATTGCGAGCAGGAGGCGCAGTCCCTTGTTGGTCGTCTCACTCGTCTCGCGCGTGTGGACGTTCTGCCTGTCCATGGCAAATGCCGCCAGACCAACAGGGCGCGGCGCGCGCGGCAGGTCGCCGTAGTCAAGCACGAAGATATTGCCATCCTCGTTCATCCGCGCGCGGCGCCCCATCTGCTCCGCAACTCGGTTGTAGAGTTCCCGGATGCGGAACTGCGTGGCGAGGCGGAGAACAAAGGTTCGCCGCTGGTTCGAGTTGATCTCTCCGAAATTCGGCCACGCGACGAAATTTGTCTCGATCTCCTCGATGACGGTCTGCCAGGGTCCGACGACCAGGAGCGTGGTTGCGCGCCGGTGGTCCGTCTCGATGAGAAAGAGTCGGTGCTGCTCGGTGTGCTTCCAGCACATGGTGCGCCCGGGGCGGTTGATGGTCATGCACTCTCGCCCCCGAGGGTGCAACGTCTTCCAGCAGCAGCGCATCTCCGCGGGAAGGTCGGGGCGTGGGCGGCGCGCCTCACACCATCCGCAGTGCTGCAGGTTCTGCCGCAGGCGCGTCGCCGGGAGTCGGCGCGCGCAAGTGAGGCAGGTGGGCGGGGGCGCGGGCGCGGGGGCGGGCGCGGGGGCGGGTCCAGGAACGGGGTCGGGCGCAGGTGCGGCCGCGGGCCACACGGGAAGAACCCAAGGTTGACCCCCGGGAACCTCCCCGCGGAGGCGCTGGTTGTTGTGCACGCCGCACAATTGGTTGTTGAAGTAGGACGCGGTGAAGGTGCAGCGCGTGTGGTCGTGCTTGCGGGCGTGGCAGATGGGAAGAGGCATGTTGACTTGTGTAGAGAAGAGAAGATGAAGTATGACGGGGCCGGACGATGAATCGACTTTGTCCTTAAAAACTTCGTTTTTCACCGGAAAAAATGAAACGTCAAGTTGAACTTCAAGTTGAACTTCAACTGCAATAACAGACACGCGGGGCATATCCGTCACTGGACTCGGAGTCAGACCCGGACTCAGACTCCGAGTCCGGGGGAATTGAGATGCGAAGTGTTGCGCGCTTGACGACACGTTCAACTTCGTCAAAGGGTCCAATGCGATGAACTGCAGACAATTGTTCGACGAGTCTAGGAACAAAGGTATCCATCTCCTTTTGCGGAACAATCTGTGTAAAGACGTCCAGGAGTTTCTTGACGGAAAGTGTAGTGACCTCACCTGTCCACGAGACGGGAACCAGGGTATGAAGTCTTGTGTAGACGAAGGATGTGAGGGAGTACGGGAAGATTGAGATGATGGTGGAGTATGCGCGCGACATGGAGAGTTCAGTCTCAAGAATGGACGCCATCTTGATTTCTGTATGTCTTTTTTTTAGACCTGTAATTTCATTTTTTGAATTTGATATTGCCTCCTTCGATACAAGGAGTTTCGTTCTTGAAACTGTCTGCGAAATTGTGGATCCACGATATCCACGATAATCGGATGAAGTGTACGAACAGACTTTTCGACTCGCAGGATACGGCCCACAATCTGATCAATATCTGGACGTGGAGTTGCCATGACCAGAGTGTTCAATGTCGGACAATCAAACCCTTCCTTGCACATGGAATAGGTTGCAATCAAGATTGCCTTTGTCTTTAGGTAGACTGCGCGTATATCCGCCTTGACACCTTGACCTAAGATACACGCACGCTCTCGAATCTCATCCGACAATCCCGCGTACACATCCTTTGCATGCTGAACTCGATCTGTCAGCACAAGAATCTGTCGTCCTTCATCCAAGACATCTTCTATAATGTGCGTGATCCATCGCGTTCGATCCGCGCATTCGGCAAGTTTGTTGACCATTAAGGGTACGCAGGTCATTCCGCTCGACGAGTACACAATTTCATTGAATTTTGGATCTGTATTTTCATACTCATAGACTTCAACAGACACTTGTCGATCAACGGAATCACCTGTATCGGACTTGAAGAGCATGGGTCCTAGCAACCAATTGATCACAAACATGAGTTTGTCCTTGCGCTCGGGTGTTGCCGACAGTCCAAGCATGTACTTGGACGTGACCTTTGGAAGTGCCTGGACAAAGACCTCCGATGCAATGTGATGGCACTCGTCTACAATGACGAATCCGATGGGTTCAAAGACCTTGACATCTAACTCTTTCATGGACACGGTCTGCAACATTGCAATAACAAAGTCCCTGTCGATCACGTCGACCTTGTCTGCTTGGACTCGTCCAATTCGCGCATTTGGAAGGAAGGAACGGATTCGCTCTTCCCATTGATCGCGCAGAAAGGTATTGTGAACAATCACGAGAGTAGGCAGACGCAATTGCGATGCAATGTACAGAGCACACACAGTTTTCCCGCCTCCCGTCTGCAGAGAGAGAATCCCGTCGTGCGGTTCGGGCAATAACATTGTATTCACAACCTCCACTTGGTTGGGTCGCAGTGACCCGGTAAATGTCCACCGACTTGCATCTGTCTGCGGGACATTGCGAAGTGACTCCGGCGTCCCCCAGGTTTCAAGTCCAAACTGTTTTGGAACATAGAGGTACTCGTCATCTTCGTGAAAGACGGGGTACTTTGGAACATACTGCGGTTTCATGAAGGACGGATTTACATACGGACGAACGGTCAGTTGCTTCTTGAGTCCAAGAACATCGTTGCCCTTTTTGGGCACACGGTATCCATGTACGGTGAGCATTTGTAGAAAGGGTCTGTTGTATACATGTATTTCGTTTTACTCGGGGCAAAACTTGAGAGTCGAGTTCACCAGATCAAGGATCGAATTGTGAATCGCATAGTTCTTCAGGTCCGTCCCGTCGTACAGAATGGACGGAAATGCGGCAGTCGTCACCTGAATGTGATCGTAGGGATCCTGGTCGATCATCATGGACGTAAGGAGCGTCCGGATGTACGAATCAATGCCACTCGAGGTCATGTGGAACGTGTGCGTCTCCTTCTGCGTAGGCGTAAAGACAATCTTGAACGTGTCCGTATCACGACCATACCAGTTGACCGTATTGTAGATCTTGATCTCCTCATCGTGCTTGTCCTCACGCATAAAGATGATACGAACGATACTGGTCATTTCTATTCATTTTGGGTCTTCTGTTTAAGTTATATCGAATCGTCCTCGTCTGGGGGTTCGTACTGGTCATCGCGTTGACGGTTTCCTACCGCAGCATTGGTTCCATAATTTCCATCGTCGGGAAAGTCTTCTTCTTCACCGTCACCCGTTTGCGGTATCCCTACACCCACATCCGGTTCCGTCTCGTCGACTTCTGTGACGTCCGGACGCAACTCATCTTCTAATTGCTGTGCAAATCGATCACGGTCTACATTTGTAATGAGATACGGCGCGAGACCCAAATCGATAAGTTCCTTTGTGATTTGACGATCTTGATCTGTCTGGTTTCGCAAAATGTCTGTAAAGGTATGGCGCTCCTTTGCTCGCAGTTTATTTGAATCCTTCTTTGCCTCCTCGACCTTTTTCGTAATGGAAAAGAGTGTGCTGTCCGACTGAATCAACTCATCGTATTTCCGCAGGAGCGCTTCACTCTTTTCGATTTCAATATACAGTCGTCGTAAAAGTCCATCCATCACATTGCCTAAGATTGCTTCGCTATACGCATTCGTATCGATGAGCGGAACCAAATCAAGTCTGCGGATTGCAGTTGCCAGACGCTGCAAAAGAGTGAAATTGGTTTTCCACGACGACGTAATGATCAGTTTCTTGGACGGTTTCAAGGCAAGAAGTGCACGAATCTCTGCATCGGTTATGCGTACAATCGGTTGAAGACTAAACCGTACATGCGCAGTTTGAAGCGTACTCGGTGAGAGTATAAGTTTCCGTAACGGAAATTGAGTGTGTCGGAGTGCAGGTTCTAACACCGAGATCCAGGAAATACGCGTAGACGGACACTGCGGAAACCGAATCGGATCTCCAGGCGGCGGAGGCAAAATCATGGTCAATAACCGGATAGGTTGAGGCATTGGTGGAACTTTTTCTGCTTCAAGACGAGCAGCAGTTAACTGATCTTTGAATTTCACGACAAACCGTTTTGTAAGTGCATTCAAATTTGTCTTGAGTTCTTTGGAACTATTCAAGATTGCCCGCATGACTTGGAGAGACGGACCTTGGAGTGCAGTGGGATATGCTTGAAACGTCTTTCGGAACACTGTAAACATGGACTCTGCAATTGGAAACTGTGTCACATCGTCCGTGTCTCGCGGATACCCGGACAGGATGAGCGGTCGAGGTCCAAACGATCTCCGAGGAACAAGTTGAGGGATGTGCGACTGCAGCAGAACAATGGCGCCCACAAGTCCAACGAGTCCGCGCGTAGACAGAATTTGATCTGTTGCACCCTTTGCGCCTAACGTTTTCGACAAGTCTCGACTAAATTGAAGAATAGGAACCAACTGAGAGTCTTCGGGCAAAACCTGCAGAAGAGATAAAATCAGAAACAGCGTAGAGTCTGCAGGGTCTTTCATGTCAAAAAGCGGCGACAGTGCACGCAAGCGCGTGACAAAGGTTTCCAGTTTGTGTCCAGAAAAGGCAGTCGTTTCCAATGCATCGGCGTGGACAATTGCCCGCCCTGCATCGGTATATCCAGTTTGGTCTACCAACAGAGTCCGATCAATAACCTCTCCGCAAACCTTGCACGTCCGACTACCTTCGATCGTAGTTGTCCACGTCCTGTAAAACAGATCTGCATCCTTTTCAAGATCTCCCTTCAAGACTGCGAGCGTATGGTCGCAGAGTACAAATGCTCCATCTGAATCTGTCCACACCTGCTTGGAGTGCAACGCTTTCGTCAGTCCAAGAAGTTTTTCAAGGGATCCCTTTTTATCTGTATTGAGACGCGAAGGGTCCTTGAGAATTGCCACTGCCTTGATACGGGTTTGCGAGTCGGGGCGAACAGGTATCTTTGATCCAGCAAAGGACTTGACATTCAACGAAGGACGTTTGTACTGTAGGAGTGCCTGCTTGTACCGAGTCAGCATCTCGTTCTGCGTCGTGTCTTTCCATTGAATACGGTCCTTATGTCCCACCTGCTTGCGTTCCTGATTCACAATGTCAAGGGGAATGCACTTGTATTCATTCCCAATCCACTTGCCATTTCGAGTCACATCAAATTGACGAGTCGTGCCTTGCAAAAGAAACTCTTGAAACGAAAGTCCACCCAATCCACACTGGTCGAGCGGGACCTGGGGAAGAGATTGGATCGGTTCAACAACGCGGTCAAGATGCATGACACCTGCATTCGCTGCATTCGATTTTAGCATGGTGATTACGAGACCGCCTCCATCGACTTGATTCATTAACCAGAATCGTGCAGCAAGACCTGGTGCATACTCCGTTCCATATTCCGTTAACAGTTTCTGGTCCGGCGCGTAGTCATTCTTCTTTAATGCACTGATGGGTTCGCGTGGAGGAGGACCGTCTACACGCTCTACACTCGGAAACCTGCTAGACCACGAAGACCAGGGAATGTCTTTTAAGTGCACATCGTAGAGTCTAAGAAATTTCATGCCTTCGCCATACGGATCCGATGTGACCGGTACACCATGCTCTAAAACCGTTTTAACGTCCGGAACAATCTCGCTCAGTGGTTCCGTACTGTTATAAAAACGCGCAGTCTTGTCAGCAAAAAAAGGGTGGTCTGGAATCGGGTTTGGAATCGGATCGATTCGTTCGGTCAAGTAATATCCAATGGACCGCACAGTGTCTGATGTCCCTTCAATGATTCGAGTGGACAGAACAGTTGTTCCATTTTCGTGTTGACGCCCCTGTGTCAATTCAAGTTCGGGAAGTGCCCGAATCGGATCCTTTCCATGGACATCTACAAACTCTGTGGACCCTGTGAGTGTGTACGGAACCCCCTCTCCTGCGCTATACGGGCGCGGAAATGCCGTTAAAATGCGTTCGAATCCATTGGCATTGTACCGAACGTCCTTGCTGAGAAGGGGTCCTAACGTGGACAATAAATCAGTCGACATGAGATCTGCAGATCCATAGACTGGAAACACCCACGGAAACGACCGATGCAATTCGGGCGGATGAACTACATATCCATCTGGAGTGGGCACTACATAGGCAGTGTAGAGGTCACGGATCCGTTCGACACGCTTTGTGAGTTTTTCAATTTCGAATTTGGTTTCTTTCACTGTATGGATCATCTTTTCAAACGCATCAGCAATCTGCTCGTCTAACGTATAAAAACGGATGGACGAACTTCGTTGAACGGGTTCTTCCATTTCAAACGCATCGCCGATTAATTTGAATTCGGTGTTTGGGTCGAATGTCAAGTACTCACTCATTATACTGATCGAAGAATGCTTTCACAGAGGTCCAGCGCGTCCTTCTTGAATCGATCCACCACGTCCTTTGCGGGCATGTCGGTCACAAACCGAACAACCATCTTAGGAGTGAGTGGATGCCCTGCAGTAAACCGAACATCTGTAACACTTGGGGGTCCAGCGGTATAGATCAAGGAATGCATCATTGCGCCCAGAGTATACGACTCATCCGCAATCTCAAGTACGTATGCACCCGACTCAT